CCGGAGACACAGGCCCAACTGGGGCAACTGGGGCAACTGGACCAGGGCTTACATCTGGAGGATCCACCGGGCAGGTTGCCACAAAATTGAGTAACACCGACTACGATGTAGGATGGTCCGGACCCGTTGTCGGAAGTCCAGACGTGTCCGATTTGCTGGTCCTAACCCAGTCAGCTTACGATGCCCTTGTTACCCCGGACGCGTCGACGCTTTATGTGATAGTAGGAGCTTAATTGTGGGAACCATAGCGGACATAAGTGATTACATAAACAGGGCAACTGGCGGAGCCAGTGGCACACCTGAAGTCCTTCACTTCTCTAAGACTGACCGTATAAATGGGGCTGGCGTTACTGGGGGAGCGGGGCGGTGGATCTCCCTCAACATGATGGATGGATGTCCGTCTGGAACTGGCGGGACAGCCCTCGGTGCCGCCTCTGTGCCAACTAACGTAAGTGATGGAACCTTGAGGCATGCGAACGCCTCAGGGGGGAGAACGAAGTGGTTGACAGGCGTCACGGCTAGCTGCATTACGCCTGGAACGCTTTTGATTTACGATCGCCTGGGTGAGCAAGGGGGACTGAGCGGAGCCCTGGCGACCACACAAACCACCAATCTGCCCACCAGTCCCCTCACTAGGAGCACTTCGGGGCTGGGGGTCCAGATTTTCCTTGAGATCCACACGACCATAGGTGCATCTGGGGCTAACGTAACAGTTGATTACAAGAATGAAGATGGCGTTTCGAAAACATCGCCAGTTGTCGCCCTTGGAGCTGGAACCCAGAGGGAACAGGGTCGCCTGATCCCAGTGGCCTTGAGCGCAGGAGACCTCGGGGTTACCTCTGTTGAAGCAGTGAAGCTTTCCATTTCAACCGGAACAGCCGGTAGTTTTGGTGTCGTTCTAGCTAAACCCCTCCTCTATCTACCCCTACAGGTAGCTGGAGTTGGAGAAAATCGCAATCTCCTGTCCGGGTTTGGACCGATTGAAATCCCAGAGAATGCAGCCATCTCAATGGCCTTTTTTGGCAGTTCCTCCACTATCCCAGCGCCAGTCGGAACCCTGTCATTCGTGGAGGCCTGATGGCTGTCGCTGGATTGACCGAATACAAGCAACTTGTGAGCTTTGATGGGGCCAGCATCTATCAAGACTTGAAGGTCCACACGACTTCGTGCACTGTTAACAAATCAAAGTCTTCCCATGCTCTAGGCAACGGAAAAACTCAGGGCGCTACCCCAATAGGACCTGTGGCGTGTTCGAACACCACAGCGGGGGCGCTCTATGGGTCCCCCAGCGTGGACTCACTTCTTGTGGGGGTAAATCTCAGTACGAACCTCAACGGGGGCCTTGCTCTTCTTGTTGATAGACTAAGCCACCAGGGGCAGCTAAGTGCCGCCACCACCACCCCTCAAACCTTGAACCTCCCCACAGCTGCTTTGACTAGGTATACCTCAGGTGAGGGCGTCCGAGCCGCCTTGGAGATTTATGTCACGCTCGGGACCACTCGGTCGACCTTTACCGTTTCGTACACGAATCAGGATGGGGTTAGCTCCACCTCCCCAGTGATGGCTTATGGTGGATTGGGAGCTACCGGGGATAGGGAAGCTGGACATATGGCTGAAATCCCGTTAGCTGTTGGTGATACGGGCTTCAGGTCAGTCGAATCTGTAACCTTGGCGACCTCCACCGGCACCGCAGGCAACTTTGGGGTCACCCTCTTCAAGCCTCTTCTGGCCCTGCCTCTAGGTAATCAGTCACAACCCAGAATGTTTGATATCTTGAACTCCGACCTTCCAGTTGTGATACCTGCTGAAAGCTGCCTTGAGTGGATCATCTATCCGGGCAGCTCCACGGGATCTCCCTTCTTTGCTTCAACCTTTTACATGCGTGAGGCCTGAAATGCCTTCTGATGAATTTGACATTATGTGGAGTCCCGCTGGGGCGGAGCTTGGAGCCGTGCCCTTGGAGGCACTTGAGGTGTTGAAGCAGATCTTCTTTGGTTCAAGCCAGGTTGCTGCCCTTTTCTTTGGTTCGAACCCCGCCACTAAAGCCTATCTTGGTGATATCCTAGTTTGGACTAGTTGAGGTGACAGCGTGGGCACTGTAGTTATAGTTGACGGCATTCAAGGACCTCCCGGCCCCAAGGGCGACCCAGGCGACCCTGGTGACGGGAAGCTCTCCTATTTCCACACCCAAGCCTCCGTAGCCTCCGTGTGGACCATAACCCACAACATGGATTACAAGCCGAATGTCATGGCCTTCAATTCAGCCAATGAGGTTGTGGTCGGAGAGATTCTGCATAGTTCGGTGAACTCCTTGACTATCACATTCTCATCTGCTTTCAGTGGATATGCTGTTTTGTCCTAGGGCTGAGAGGTAGAATTGACCCATGGCACGCCAATACCTCACAGGCATTGACCTAAACAAGAACGAGATTCTGAATGCCAGAGTTCAGAACCTTGCCTCTGCCCCTAGCAGCCCTGCTACTGGTCAGATCTACTACGATACATCCACTAGCAAGCTCTACTTTTGGGACGGGACATCATGGGTCGCTGCTTCGGGCAGTTCTGGGTTCACCCAGGAGCAAATCGAAGACTTCATAGCAACAATGCTGACGGCCGGTACACAAACCGGCATCACCTTAACGTACAACGACGGAGTTCCTTCCGTTGACTTTGTTGTGGGGGCCTTGCATACCCTCCCAGCCCCCACTGGAAGCCTGAACCTCAACTCTCAGAAGATCACAAACCTCGCCACCCCTACAGCTTCCACCGACGGAGCCACCAAGGGGTATGTGGATTCAGCCATAAATGGCACGTCTTGGAAGAACGCTGCCAGGGTAGCCACGACCGCAGCAGGGACTTTGGCTTCAAGTTTCGAGAATGGGGATTCCGTTGACGGTGTGACCCTAGCTACGGGCGACCGTATCCTCATCAAGAACCAGGGTACAGCCTCCGAGAACGGTCTTTATGTTGTCAACGCTTCCGGGGCACCCACTAGAGCTTCCGATGCTGACACGGCAGCCGAACTACCCAACATGGCTGTTTTCATCGAGGAGGGTACGGTCAATGCTGATACAGCTTGGGTGTTGACCACTAACGCCCCGATTACCGTTGGTTCGACCTCCTTGACTTACGCTCAGTTCGCTGGGGCTGGGTCCTATGTTGCTGGCAACGGCCTTGATCTCACTGGAAACACCTTCAGTGTCAACGTCGACAACTCGACCATCGAGATCAACGCTGATGCCTTGAGAGTCAAGGACGGGGGAATTTCCGATGCCAAGCTCGCCTCGACGTTCACTAAGAAGTACGCAACCAATGTTGGGGACGGCACCTCTACTACCATCACCGTGACTCACGGGCTTGGCTCAAGGGACGTTACCGTGTCCGTTCACGATAACTCTTCTCCCTACGCTGAAGTGTATCCTGAAATTCAGAAGACGAGCACTACCCAGGTGTCCCTTGTCTTCGCTACCGCCCCGGCTAGCAGTAAATACAGGTGTGTCGTGGTTGGCTGATAGAATGTAGCCATGGCGCGTAAAAATCTAGTTGAACTGGATATGGGGAGCCAGAAGGTCTCCAATGTCCTCAACCCTACAGCTGATCAGGATGCCGCCACGAAGAAGTACGTGGACGAGGTGGGGAAACCTATCCAACTCTACAATGGTCGCCCTTACAGGATGATCAACAGCACAACTAGCTCTTATGTCTCCAGGTATGCTAAGCCAGCCGGTGTTCAAGTTGCAATTACTAAGCTGATAGTCAGCAACACCACCATAACCACCAGCTACAATTTCTATTCAGCCATAGTTGAGTCACCTAATACCTTTAGGGCAACCATAGGTAGCGAACTTCTCATACCAGCACGATCTCGACTTGTAGTGGACTGCTTTGTGCCACTGAATGACAATGAGTACATTGCTTGCGGTCAGGTAGAGTCTGCATCCTCAGACCTAACGACCTACATTGATGTCGAGTTTCAGGGGGTTGTGTTCTCATGAGGTCCTTAGTTAGGGGGTACGCGGAGCTTTCCGGACCCTCCAGTTCCGACCTACTTACTGTCCCATCTGGACACACGTACCACGTAAAGTCCCTAGTTCTAGGCAACTCCACGACCTCCACCACGCACCTGAATGCCTCCGTCTATATTACCGACACCTACACGTTCGCAATCCATCAAGGCATAGTGGTCCCACCGAAAGAACTAGTCCTCGTGGAACTGGACCTCACCCTGCAAGCAGGCAACAAATTGAGAGTGTCGAACAACACACAAACGAACTACCTTAGAGCGGTGGTGGGGGCATATGACTTTTCATAGCTTGAAGCCAAAGACAGAGTATCTGCCAGACACGTACTGGCACGAAGTTGGGGGTTCTGGAGAACCAGCCTTTATCGGCTCATGGACCAACTACGGGGGCGGGTTCGATACGGCTGCTTTCAGGATGACGGCCGACGGGTGGGTCTACATGAAAGGACTTGTTAAGAGCGGGAGCGGCACCCTTTTCACGCTCCCAGAGGGGTACAGGCCAGCCCTGGATGTGTACCTTCCTCAGATCAACGCCAACGCTCCAGGGTATGTCAACATCAACCCGAACGGAAACGTCACTATTGGAATCCCTACTGGCTCTAGCTCCTTTTGTTCGATGAACGTAAGGTTTCCTGTTGTTCCTTTGGGGGAATACGAGGGCAGGTATTCAGTTCTGCACGGAATGGGACTCAGGCCAGGCTACACAGAGTTCCCTTTTGGGACCTTCAAGAGAGACAACGGGTTTGTTGAAGTTTTAGGCACAGCGAGCGCCTCCGTCGGTGGTGTCTCGAAGATCTGGGTTCCTCCAGAGTTTATGTGTTCCTCCATGAATGTTGTCACGGACTCTAGTGCTGACGCTAAGAGATTTGACGTGAAGCCCTCTGAGGCCGGGTATAATTACACTACTACATCTCTTTGGTCAATCATTCAGGGAGAGTACGGAACTCTGAGCACCGAGGACCAATGGGTAACAGCCACCCTTGAGAACTCTTGGGCTGGGGGAACCACTAATGCCCTCGACAGGTGGCCACCAGCTCAGTATAGGAAGGACAAGTACGGGATAGTCCACCTTCGTGGACTTGTCTTATCTGGATCTTCAGCTGCCGCAAACATCTTCACTCTCCCGTCCGGATATAGGCCAGCTGCGACTCTTTTGTTCCCAAGGCCAACCACTTCAGGCACTGGGGTTTGCAGGGTTGACGTAACATCAACTGGCGGTGTGGCAGCCACTAATAACGGGTCGACAACTTGGAATTCGTTGGATGGAATAGCCTTCTACCCCGGCTAAGGGACGCGACTCGGTGCTACCATTTAGGCATGGCCCTTATAACATCTGATGACATTGCCCTCCTGCTAGGGGTTACTTATAGCGGAGATGACGAGGACAGGGTCAATCTCTGGATAGATCTGGCTATTGGTGAACTCGAAGCCTGGTTGGGTAGGCCTATCCAGGTAGAATCCTTTACTGAAGTTGTGATAGCTGACGCTGACGGGCGCGTTTTCCTGTCCAACACCCCCGTTGTATCCATTTCTTCCGTTGAGGTGGACGGCACGACCCTCGATCCCGACTCGTATACGGTCACTCCGTGGGGGCTAGAGGGTATGTGGCCCCGCAATCAGTATGGGGTTATCGACTACGGATTGGATGACTATGACGACTTTGACGACCCAGAGATAACTGTCGAGTATACAGCTGGGCTAGATGAACCCAACGGGGTGAATTCTGTCATAGCTTTCGGTGTTATGAGGCTTTGGGGTGAAGCCGAGGCACGAGCAGCCACTCAGGCAAACGAAGTGACAGGCATTAAGGAGATGAGGGTTGAGGATTATTCCCTCAAGTTCTACGATGGCGACACCTTTCAGTCTTCGTCCTATGGGTCTGGAGCGAACCCCTTGACGGTTTTCAGATCAGATAAGGATTTCAACTCGATCAAGAGGTACAAGAAGAGGGTTTCAGCGTGACGGACCTATTCTTCAAGGCTCAGGAGCAGGAAACGTACAGCGAGAGCGATGTTCTTTTAAGGTTTTTGAACAGCGTAGACCCAGGCCAGCTAAGTAGCGATATTCTTGACTCTATGGGGTGGGGCGATGGGGACCCGATTTCTCTGACGATCAAGAGGCTCAAGGAGTTGGCTGAGCTATGGTGACCATGCCGCGGACCCCTGGGATTCTGTTCATTGGATCCAAGATGGTTGATACTTGTGTGGTTAAGCGCGACACGAGGGGCATCCAGGACGATATCTTGGATGAAACTACAGGAATGCTAGTTAGGCCAGCTGATGACTATGACACCACTGTCTATTCCGGCAAGTGCTTGATCTCTTCGGTTAAAACGGGAGACAAGGAACTTAGGGTTGCTGACGCCCAAAAGGACCTGAACTACTATCAATGCATTTTGCCTGTCGATTCAGATACGGGCAAGATTCGAGAAGGTGACGTTTTGACTGTTCTTACATCACCTTACAGCGAGGGTTTAGTTGGCAGAGCCTTCCGTGTGACTAGGATGGATACCACCACGCATTCCGTGTATCGAAACCTACTCTTGGAGTTTGTGAGCGACTCCATAGGAACCCACAATCCGGCAGTCTGATGAAAATCACAGTCACAAACGATGCTCACTTGATGGCAGCGGAGTTCAACAGGCTTCAGGTTGAAGTACCGTCGCGGGTTGCTGTAGTCACTTACAGGGGGGCCGTCCTACTCAAATCAATGATCCAAGCTAACGCTCCGGTCAGAACCGGGCGCTATAAGGCCAGCATTCGCATCGAGAAGGACTGGGTGGGGAGCTTCTACTTCCAAGCGGAAATAGGCAGTGATCTAGACTATGGGAGGATGCTTGAATTCGGTGGCGTGCAGACGCTTCCGAACGGAAAGAAGGTGAGGCGATCCCCTCGACCCCACTTCCGCCCAGCCATCAACGAGTTTGAACCAGCCTTCGTGGCCAGCCTCAGGAACGTACTAACTTGACAGAATCAGTAGTGCAACGGAGACTCTTCCTGAAGGGACTTAAATCCCTTCTGGAAGTAGAGCTAGGGATACCAGTTGGGATCAGTCGCGCTCCAAGGGACGGGAATGGGGAATTTTTCGATCCTCCATACGCTTGCCTGCACCCTGTTTCTACGTTCAATTTCGAAGGCCCCCCACTTTGCAACCCTGAATCCAGCGCCACCTTTGAAATCCAGGTCGACTACCATGGACTAAGGGACGATCAGGCCGAGTTTCTTGGCGACAAAGGATTCAAGGTTCTAGTAGGTAAGGATGCCCACGGGACACTCTTGAATAAAGTCGAGTTCGAGGGCGGGGTCGTAGTCAACCAGTTTGCCATAGGTGGTACTGGAGGACTAGACAACGTGGGCCAAATCTGGACCAGGAGCGACTCCTTCGGGTTTGCTGTCACGTCAACGTAAGCCCCTGGGTGGGGTTTGGACCTTGGCTGAGATGTAAACTCTAGGAAGAAGTTCTTTCACGATCACAGGAGACCATACAACATGGCAAGGTACTTCCGAAGGGGAACCACCAAGATCTACTTCGTTTCCTCCATCAGCTCCGCTGCTTCACCGACTGTCGCTGAGCTTTCGGGTGCAACAGAGCTGACGTGCAGCATTGCGGAGATCAGTGGATTCGCCTTCCAGAACAACCCTATCGACGTTCCAGACATGTGTGCTGAGTTCGTCAAGAAGATTCCGGGCGAAGACACAGCAGACGACTCGGAGATGACGTTCTACGAGGACAACACCTCCAACCCGCTGCTCACCACCCTAGCTAAGGGAGCAGAAGGCTTCGTGGTCTTCTTCCCATACGGGATCGGTGGAGTCGCCCCCGTGGCCGGCGACGACTGCGAGGTGTGGCCAGTTTCTGTCGCTAAGACCACCAGAGAGTGGAGCGCTGGTAACGACCCGGCTCGTTTCATGACGACCTTCACGATCACTAACGTTCCTGGTTTGGCTGCTGAAGTCAAGCCTTGAGCTTAGCCCGCTCCTCCGCCCCGAGGCTTCCTTAGGTTGGGAGTCTTCGGGGCGGAGCCGCGTTTACAGGGATTTGCGATAGCGTAGCTTGCCAGCATCATAGATGCGATGCAGCCCGTTAAGGTTAGCCAGTTCCCTCTCGGTGAGGCCCTCTTCAAACAGGAGATCGGGGTCTTCCTTGAATCTCTTGAGACGGTAGTTAAACTTGTGAACCCTCTGATCCCCGACGACATACTTGTAGTCTGGGTCCAGAGTAGCTTCTAGTTCGAATCCGTTAGCCTCGTAGAGGCCCCCATCTGATACACACAGGTCAGCAAAGGACGTTATGGAAGTAGCCTCTAGCTCTCGTTCTGCTGCCCTTAGAAGCTTACTGAACCCTCCGGGGATGGTCACGCTGGTGGCGTAGCGTGTCAGCAAGAAGTCTCCGGGCTTTGATGGGTTGCGAGCGAAGAGCATCACTGCAACGAGGGAGTCTCGGTGCTTCAGCCCCCAGGCGCGTCCAATAGACGGGGGGGCTCCCTGGATGTGGTTCTGTCGTAGAAACTCTGTGGCTTCCATTGGCTGTACCCCTACCACGGAGCACTTTCGTGCCCCCACGGAAGCTTTGGACAGCCCTAGCTTGTGGACCAACATAGACTCAACTTGGGGGCGTCGGTGGAGCCACTCGTCTTCCCAGATCTGAATGAGCCTCAAGTCGGCCTCCGTGCAGGCCTTCAACTTCTCAGCATGGTAGGTCTTCCCTACGAACCTCTCTGAATGCCAGTAGATTCCGTTGAACTCGATAGCGATGCCTTTAGATGGGACCAGGATGTCTAGTTCCATGGGTCCAATAGCTGTCCTGTCGTTTACTACTGTTTCAACAAGAGAGGAAACGTATTCTGCCAGCTCCTGTTCGCGAACGGAACTCCCCCCACCGATCGGGGTGGTGATAGCGGCCTCTAGATTCCAACCGTATTCATGGACCCTGGAAGCCAAAGTAGTGAGAGAGACGACACATCTGGAGTCCTCTGCCCAGCCCGCCAGGGTTCTTTTTTCCCCAAAAGCCTCAAAGGACCCCCTTCGTCGCCCTAGCTCCTTCGTGAGCGCCTCCTCGAAAGGTAGACCATTGTAGATTCGAAGGGACAGGGTTTTCAGGCTTGGGATGCAGCGCGGGTCAGCAGACCACTCCCTGAGGGTCTTTGTCTCTCCGAATGCTTCGAACCGTGCTTCGACTTCCAGTGGGGCTGTTATGGCCCTCTCGAAGTCCCAGTGCCTGCCGAGCCTGTCTCTAACGACGGACTCCTTGACTATGGACCGAGGGTCCTTGATCCACTCTTTCAACGTCTTAGTTTCTCCGAAGGCCTCAAATTCAAGGAGTTGTTTTTTAGCCTCCGTAAGAGCCTCCTCAGCATCCCATCCACGGGACAGCCTCCCCCTAAGCGTGTCGGCATCCACGTTGCTCCGTTGATCCTTCGCCCACTCAGCTACAGTTTTGAATTCTCCAAAGATTGAAACGGTTTCAGCGGTGGGGATAGTGAGTGCCTCCTGGAATTCCCAGCCCTTCCTTAATCGAGAATAGAGGACGTCCCTAGAAACCGCACACCTGCTGTCCTTGATCCATTCGGAAAGAGGTTTGACCTCCCCTAAAGCCTCGAAGGTTTTTGCCTGTCTGGGTCGAGTCGTGAGTGCCTCTTCCGAATCCCAACCTTCTTGAAGGCGTCGATACAGCACGGCTTCACTTACAGCACAACGTGAGTCCCGAGCCCATTCGTAGGCCGTTCGTTCTTCCCCGAAGGCTGTCAGGAGAATAGGATTAGAGCCCTGAAGGGACTCCTCTACGGTTTTCCCGGAGCGAACCCTCCGTCTTAGGGTCTCAAGATGCACCTGGCATCGTGGATCTGAGGCCCATTCCTTGAGCGTCTTCCGCTCCCCAAAGGCTTCAAATGTCGAAGGGGTAGGCATAGCAGCCTTCAGTCTAGCTGACCCAGCTTCGCTCCTCGGGGGGTAGTGCTATACTCCTACCTAAGACAAACTCAACAAAAGGACAAGTGGAATGGCAAAGAAGAGCTTTGCTGATATCAAGAAGCGCAAGAAGCCTGTCGTCAAGAAGGTTGAGATAGCCCTGGATGGCGACAGGGCTGACGAGTTCAATGAAGCTCGCTCATCCTTGGAGCGGGTAACGGAAGCCCTGAAGGACTCCCCCGGCAGCAGGGCTCTGAAGGCTGAGAAGCTTGAACTTGAAGCCCAGGTAGAGAAGCTTAGGGCAGAGATCGAGGACGATGTAGTGGTCTTCGCTTTCAGGTCCGTTGGAAGGTTGAAGTATGAGGAGCTTCTTGAGGAATGCAAGCCTACCCAGAAGCAGAAGGACGATGCCCTGACTCAGGGTCTAGCTGAGCCAGCGTGGAACGACGACACCTTCCCTCCCGCCCTGATGGCAGCTTCCATTGTCGAGCCTGAGGACATGACCGCTGAGGACATCTATGACATTTGGGATTCCGAGGACTGGAACCAAGCTGAGCTTGCCTCCCTTTTCCTGGCAGCCATTCAAGCGAACGCTGAGCGTAAGGTCCTCGACCTGGGAAAAGGATTTGGGTAGATGATCAACTTCGGGAGGAGCTAGCTTTTTGCACTCCGCTCGGAATACCTCACAGTGAGTTCCTTTCTTGGGATCCAGACGACCAGGATAAGGCCCTGGCCTACACCAGAGCCAAGGCTGAAGTTTGCGAAATGTGCGGGTCCAGAGAAGTCGACTGGATAGACCCCGAAACGGGGAGGCTGATGGACCATCCACCATACACGCCAGTTGGCATCAAGTGCCACGGATGTGCTGAAATCGAGTCCTATCGCACTTCCACCTTCGGAGAAGACGGCATTCCCCCCGGAGTTCGGGTCATCTTGTTCCCTGATAGCTTGGTTGACCAGGATGGTAAAATCCTCAAGAGGTAACTTGAACTCAACCAACGGGAAGCCCTATGGCCGTTAGAAATATCTCGGTCGTCATCTCGGCTAATACGAGCCAGTATATCGCTGGGTTGAAGCGCGCTCAATCTGCTACCAAGCAGTTCAACCAGACGGTCCAATCCACGGCTCCAGGGGCACGCCAGGCAGCTCAAGCTCAGGATCAGTACGCTGGGTCTATTCGCAACGTAGAACGAGGCATGAGTGCTGCTTTGAACGCCAAGCAGCGATACACGGGAGCCCTGAGGATTGGGGAGAGAGCCACGGCAGCCATGTCTGGCCAGACTTCCCTCTTAGGCAAGGGCATGGCTACCATCAAAGCTGTTTCGATGGAAGCAGTGGGGGCCTTGATTGGATTCTCAGCTATTCACGCTGTGATCACTTCGGTTACCAAGGCCTTCAAGTTCGCCACAGATGCTGTCGTCGGATTCGACAAGGCGATGGTTGAGTCCCTCGCTATCATACCTAAGGTTTCAGCTGCCACAGAAAAAGCTTTGGCGGATCAGGCGAGACTCATCTCAAGTCAGACAAAGTTCAGCCCCGCTGAAGTGGCAGAGGGTTACTACTTCCTCTTGTCCGCAGGTCTCGACACCTCGGAGAGCATCAAGAGTATCGGTACAGCAGCCGAGTTCGCCCAGGCTGGCGTTATGGACCTAGAGGAAGCTACTGAGATTCTTCTTGATACCCAGACAGCTCTAGGGTTGAGGTTCAGGGATGACCCTGAGAAGTTTGCCCGTGAAATGAAGCACGTTGCTGACGTCATCACTAAGGCTGCTATTGACTCTAACGCCACGGTGGAACAGGTTTCCGAGTCCTTCACTAACAGGTTCGCTACGATGCTCAGCCTTTCAAAGCGTTCCGTTGAAGAAGGAGCGGCCATCATCGAGATGTATGCCGCCATCGGCATCAAGGGCAAGGTAGCTGGACAGCAGGCCTACATTGCCCTCAGGGATCTCCAGAGGGTAGCTACAGAAAATGCTGTAGCCATGAGAAAGTACGGGATTGAAGTTTATGACGCCCAGGGCAACGTCCGCAACCTCGTTGACATCCAGGAGCAGCTCAACAAGGCTTTCAAGGGAATGTCTGGAAGGCAGCAGCGTGAGGCCTTGAAGGAGATCGGGCTCCCGGACAGGTCCGTAGCGGCCCTTTTGCCCTGGATCGCCAGCTCCTCCAAGGACGTGAGAGCCTTCTATGATGGAGCGAAGAAGTCCTACGGGATGACTGAGAAGGTGGCGCAGAAGCAGATGGAGTCCATCGCCAACGCCATGAGTAAGGCTCAGAATGTTGTTTCAGGTTTCTTCACGACCTTTACCAAAATGGGGAAGTCCATTGCCGCTACCCTTATTGACACTATCGGCCCAGCCTTCTCATCCACAGTGAAGAACATCCAGGAATTCGTGAAAGAGTTTGCTATCCCGGCCTTGAAGCCCTTCGTTGGCTTTCTTGGTGGAGCCTTCTTGGTCACCCTTAAGGCCGTGGGCGCAGCCTTCGGTGCTATCACCTTCGCCTTGAAGGCCCTAGGCCCGTTGGCTGGACCCCTTATCGCTCTCATCACCGCCATGAAGCTTGGCAACATGGCCGTCAACGGCTTCGCCAAGGGATTTGGACTGGTGTCTAATGAAGTCACCCACCTCAAGGCTGGTCTATCAGGACTAGGGAGCCAGAGAATCTCCCGGTCCATGCTAGAAGGTGCTGGCGGAATCATTGGGGACTTTGACCCCAAGAAGCTTGGTATCGGAGCGCAGACGGTAGCTGGTTACAAGAATGCCAGGGCGGCAGGACTGGGATTCACGAAGAGTACCGTTGCCGGTATGAAGGCTGCTGGAACATCCACTAGGCAATTCGTTTCCACCTTCAGTGGAGGCATGGGAGGCATGGCCTCTAGTGCCATGATGGCTATTACCGCCATTGCGGGGGTCGTCACGGCCTACAAGCAGTTCCAGAGCGAGGCCAAGTCCATGGGTCAACAGTGGGCTGAGCTTATTGATGAAAAGGTGGACAAGAGCACCATCAAGGGCCGCGAGGATGCCATCAAGGGATACCAGGATGCCATCAAGGCCGTCGAGGCCACACGAAAGTCTGCTACGAGTGCAAAGAACAAGAGCTTTTGGGAGAAGGCAAATCCTTTCTTTGACGTCTTCACAAATGACGCTGCCACTCAACAGAAGAAGGCTCTGGAGGAGTCGCAGGCAGCAGAGCGCAAGGCCATCAAGAACGCTCAAGAAAACTACAAGATTCTGGCCAAGGAAACGGGCCTTGGGGTTGCTGAGGTTCAGAAAATGGCGGAGTCCAAGGGCATGGACTTCTTCGAGAGCGTGAACAACCAGAAGTCCAAGGACGCCCGCAAGGACTTCAAGACAGACATGAAGGAAGTCGGAGAGGCTGCCCTTGGTGCTGGTTTCAGCATGGAAGAGGCAGCGGGCATGACCGAGGACGCCTCTAATGAGATGGTCGAATCCGCCAACAAGATCAACGATGCGTTCAAGGGGGCGCTCCAGGAGATCGTAGATCCAACTAAGATCGTGTCCAGCATCAATGCCGTCTTCGAAGCTGCGGCTTCAGGGTATGGCGCTAGCTTCTCCAGCGCCTTCGGTAAAGTTCAAGAGGAAGCTAAGGAAGCTGCGTCCAAGACTGCCGAGGCTGAAGTCAAGAGTTACAACGATAACCTTGAGAAGCGCATCAGCTCCTTGAAAGACACGAGAGACAAGATCAAGAAGGGTGCCTCTGATGCTACGATCGACGGCCTGGATGCCCAGATTGACTCTCTTGAGAAGGCAAAGAAGGCCAAGGAAGACTTCCTATCAGATGACAATGTAACTGCTTCCACGGGGGCTTTCCTCAAGCGTTTGACAGCTGAAGCAGACAATGCCAAGAAGTTCACTGATGGACTTTTGACCATACGTGAGCGGCTTGCCAAGAATGGTGTTGGGTCGGCTCTTTCTGACGAAATTATCACCCAGCTCGCCTCCTTGGGGGCTGAGGGACTCCCAATTATCGAGTCCTTTGTTTCAGCCAGCGAATCCCAGTTCCATAAGATGAGCGAGGCGCTTACGGAAAGCGTCAAGAAGATGAACCCTAACCTGTCGCCAACGTGGCAGGAGGTAAAGACACGCATTGCTGAAGCTAAGACTCAGGTTTCGGAGATCGGGGTCGCCCTCGTTGGACTGTCTGGAAATGCAGGAGTAGCGAACGCTGGTATCACGACCGACCAATTGAAGAAGTTTGCATCTCTTGGGCCAGAGTTTCAATCCATGCTCGTGACAATGTTCAGGGAGCTGAATGCTGGCGAGGTTGGTGGTCAGGAGATCGCAGACGGAATCAAGTCCATTTTGGACGCCAAGGACTTTGGTCAGGGCAAGATTCCAGAAGCTATCAATGAGGCCATGGTCCTGGCTCATGGCAATGCAGTTGGGGGTACGGCTGGCATTATGGAGGCTATCACTAGCGGAATCGCTGCCAAGGTCCCAGAAGTTAAGGCCCTTTTGGATTCTTTGGGTCTGGGTGACGTTGCTAACATTCTCGGGATAGCCACAGCCCCCCAGGGTGGCGCTGGCGGGGGAGGAGTGCCAGCCAAACCTCGAACTTCCAACCCGCGTTCAGGGTCGAAGTCTAGTACTCCTGGAGGAATGCAGCGATCCAATAAGTACAATAATGTACAGGGGTACACTGGGTTCGTAAAGAACGGGAAACCTGTTCTTCGGATTCCTGGCGTTTTCCAGTATGCCTACCACCCGCGTGGGCTCACTCTCGGGACCGAGTGGTACGACACTGAGCGCAGAATGTGGAGGGCTGCTGGCCTTTACGCTAACGGTGGCATAGAGCAGCACTCGGCTCAGATTAACAAGGGTGGAATCAGAGTTTGGAGCGAGCCAGAGACTGGAGGGGAAGCCTACATCCCACTGGCCTCCTCTAAGAGATCACGCTCGACTTCGATCCTCGCTGAGGTGGCTAACCAGTTTGGTTACTCTTTGACAAAGTTTGCCAATGGTGGCCTCTACGGGACCGCTGGGGCTAGCATGGTCGGGGGCGGGGCTTTCGGGACCTCCCACGCTCAGGCAGCCCAGACTGTGGTTGTTCCTGTCTCCACAACGAATCAGACTAACTTCAACGGACCGATCCAGGGTGTAAACATGGAGGACGCTTTGAGGTTCGCTGAGCGCAAGAAGCGTCAAAGGAGGCTGACGAGATGAGTGACTTCCAGTCAGAGGGCACCATCACGAGGTCTTGGCTTTCCTTGGCCGACTTGGCCGTAGCCCCTTCTTCAGGTTATTACATTCAGAGGGATGGCTTTGGGCCAGGTGAGGTGTCCTTCAGGAAGACCAGCGCCACCTCCCCATACGTTTCTGGGCAGACCTTGACGCACGCTGTGAAGGATCAGCAAACCCTAACCTTCAAGGTGAGGGTTGTCGGATCTTCTCAGGGGCAGTTGCTATCAAGAATGGAAGAGTTGGCAGCAGCAATGGAACAGTTCAGCTTCACTATGAAGTTCTGGATCAACGGGGTGTTGTACCAGTACGAGTGCGATGCCTCAGATTATGCTGTTGGTGACGGTGGACAGGTCGAGGACTTGTGGTTGAGGTCGAACACTCAGTTGATGAGCTTCAACGTCCCCCACAAGCCCGTCGCCTCTGGATTTGTCTAAGCGAGTTCCAGAATCCTGGAAGCGGCCTCGATCTTCTTCTTGTCCACCCAGCTACCGGGGGTCATGGTTGCCTTCCACAGGTCTTCCTGCGAGGAGTCCCGTTCGTGGTCTAGGTATTCGACAATGGAGTTGTACATGCTCCACCCGTTCGAACCGTAGTTCTTGGAGTTCCTCTCGTTGGCGAAGATTCCACGCACCTGGGTCCTGACTGCCTTGACGTTGCTCTTTTGGCGATCTGTCGCACCGTGAGGCTCAGGGAAGACCTGGGTGAGCAGTTTCTGGAACTTGTCTTCCGTGTAGGAGACCCTGAGAAGCTCCTCAGCCTTCTTGGAGAAGGCCGAGGCCCACTGTGTGGATACCCCCAGGACGGCCTGAGCGCCCTCTAGCCGCTTCTCCACGGAAGCCGTGTGCTTGGCCCTGAAGACATTCTTCGCTCCGCTTAGAGCCAAGGAGAGGGTGTTGCGGCAGACCACACGGATGGCGGAGAACAAGTAGGTCATGGCAACTGACCCATCGTGACTCCAGTAGATGACCAGCCCTCGGTCGATCTCATCGTTGATCCCGGTGGGGTCGATGACGAGACCATCAAGAGCGAGGTAGGAGAAGAGCTGAGCCCCACCGCTGAGAACCCCAATCGTGTCGACCTGAGCATCCCCGTTGGATGCCCCGACGATCGAGTAGGCAACCTCTAGAGCTGCCTCGTTCTGGACTACCTGATAGCCCTCTCCGACTACACCGAGGGAAGCCTTTGTTCCGTCCGTGTAGGTGGCCACCGTGGCGACCCGCTGAGGAACATACACGAGCCCAGAGGGTTCCCTGGCCAAGAGGGGCAGCTTCTCGACAGTGAAGTCAGCCCTGGAGGCCTGGAGGGCCTGAGGGATGGTCATGTTGCCATCCACCGGGACTCCCAGCCGGTGCCAGGGATCCCCGACGCGCTGGTTGTATGCGAAGCTAGCCTTACCGTTTTGGATTTGCAGGTCATGTGACATGACGTACACTGTATCAGACGAATCTTCAGGTGTCAACGCGTAGGGCGGAGTGCTAAGATGCAGGAAATGAGATTCCTAAAGAGGTCAGGTTCAAGTCCGATGGTTGATGACACGCCAAGCGACCCAATCCTTCCCTGTGGGGTGGACAAGGTAGAACTGCGGGATGGAAGGGTCTTCCTCTTGGATGTTCCGCGAATGAAGCATGTCATCGAGGGTAACGTCATAACTGGGTGGATTGTCGACCCCTCCAGTGGCTTCACTACCAAGGATGAAGCTGTCCTAGACGCTAGGGAAGTAGTCAGGCACGTTGCTATGGGCTGGCGCAACTCCGACTCCTCCCTTCATGAAGTTCTGAACCTGACCCCCTACGCACTCTCTTGAAGAGCAAATTCATCCTGGTGCTAGGGGACGACGAGACCGAGGTTTTCGACGTGGAGAGAGACTTGATGAAGGAGAGGGAGATAGGCCTCAATTTCGAGCAGTCTCCGTCCGTGGGGGTCCTGTACGAGACATACGATGATTATGCTAGGGAGGCCGCAACCGAACTGAGAGACAGAGGCCTGAAGGTGGGGGTGTATGGTTCCCGCGGCAAGGCTATGAAGTTTTTCTGGAAGGCTCTCGGCTTCTCTGAAGATGGTTCAGTAAACCTGAATGGACTTGAATCCGTTCAGTTTCCGCTTGAGGGGAGGTGAATCGCATGGATCTTTCATGGGTAGAACTAGTTGTTGCTGTCGTCCTTCCCGTCCTGGTTGGCTTGGTCACCAAGGAAGTCACCTCCTCTGGAGTCAAGGCAGTCCTTTTGGCGGCTCTTTCAGCCCTGGCAGGACTAGGGACAGCCTACGTCAACTCCAATGGAGTGCTCTCAACAGAGGCGCTACAAGGAGCCGTTGAGTATTTTGTCATCGCTGTGGCGACGTACTACGGTATCTGGAAGCCTACTGGAGTGGCTGCCAAGGCACAGCAGACACTTGTGAAGTGACGCCTTTCATTCACTTTTCACAAGGACCAGGGAGGGCGGGGGTCAAACCTCGCCCTTTCTGGGGTTTTGTATAATCCAGTCATGAAAACTCCTGATCTATCCTACATCCAGGAGGATCTTCGCCCCCTGGCTTACCCCATCGAGAAGCTTTCTCTACTTCCAGGCAACCCCCGCAAGGGCAATGTGGATGCCGTGGTGGCGTCCGTAAAGCAGTTCGGTCAACGCAAGCCTGTTGTGGCCGTCCGCGAAGAGGACGAAGAAACCGGCATTGTCATCGCTGGCAATACGACTCTCCAGGCCATGAGAAAGCTGGGGTTCACGCACATTGCTGTCACTTGGTCCAAGGATGACGAGAAGACAGCGGCAGCCTTCGCTGTAGCGGACAACCACACTCACGACATGGGTGAGTATGATGATAAAGCTCTAGCTGAGATGGTGGCAGTCTTCGAAGACGACCTGGAGCTTGTAGATGCAACAGGCTATGATCTCGTAGACATCCAAGAGATCATCGACGGGATTCAGCTTGAGGAAGCTGAGTTGGACCTATCAGATCTCTCCTCCAAAGAGGAGGCAGAGGTCGAAGTTGAGGAAGACTCGGCCGAAGAGCCTCAAGAGCGGAAGCAGTTTCCGGTTATTCAGTACCCGCTGGTCTTCGAGAACGAAGATCAGCAGGCTCGCTGGTTCGGCTTTCTACGTTGGCTCAAGAAGCAGTTCCCCGACGAAGACACTATTTCAGGGAGACTAGATGCTTTCCTCAGAGAAGTTGACGGGTTCGATTATTGAGTGCATGCGCCTGTATGATCGCTACAGGTTTGCAATTCTTGAGACTCCGGTATTGACTGAAGCTGAATGTCAGCTCGTCATCGACAGGATCAAGGACCTGAGAGTGAACCGTCCTGATTGTGAAATCAAGAGGAATACTCTTGGGTCTCAAGGCGAGTACGCTAACTATGGGCTGTATGACGGGTTTGTTTCTTGTGAGATAGTCCCAGAGCTGATCAACCAGTACCGTGAGCTTGCCAGGGTGACATCGGCCATCTCGGGAAGAGACCTTGTCCCCTCTCCCCACCAGATTTCTGGAGTGAACGTCAGAGTTTACGAAGAGGGCGGACGTGAGGGCCTCCACTACGACACAAACCCCATGAGCATGCTGGTGTTTGTCTCGAATGGCAGCCCTCTTCAAATCGAAATCAACGGGACTTACGTTGATGTCGATCCGATACCTGGACACTTGGCGGTCTTTGAGGGCCATAAGATGCTACACAGGGTGCCCGATGGGGCTCCGGGGGATTTCAGGGTGTCTGTCCCTATGAACGTTTACGAGCGAGGGGACACGTTCCGCCCGCACTGGATCGACAAGGGGCTCTACGAAAACACGGACTACAGCGGTGCCTAGAGCGAAGAAGTACCTAGACATAGATGTTGTCGAGGCAGCCAAGGAGAGAGTGGCACACATCTACGATGTGTTCGACCATTGTGCTGTCATGTTCTCCGGGGGCAAGGACTCTCTTGCTCTGCTCTTGATGGTCAAGGAGTTTCACGAGAAGAATGACCTTGGGCCAGTCAAGGTGGCCTTCCGCCACGAGGAAGTCATCAATCCTTCCGTCCTTGAGTTCGTGAACAAGTTCAGGACCGAGGAAGACTGGTGTGACCTTCACTGGTTTTGTCTTCCCATGGCTAACTCCAAGTTCGTCCTGGGGGAAAAGCAACGGTACACGGAATGGGACCCAGACCGGGAATGGGTGGGGGAAATGCCAGAGTGGGCGATCACCGGAGAGATGGTGGGCCTTGATGTTGCCTCTGACCAGAACTCTGTTGATGACTTGATCGCCAACTACCTGTTCCCAGCGGGCAAGGTCGCCTTCATGACAGGGGTGAGAGCCTCCGAAAGTCTTGTCAGGTTTCGCTCCGTCACTCAAAAGTTGAACGAGAACTACATCTCTTCGATTGAGCACAACACTCGCTCCAGGGTGAAGCTTTGCAAGCCCCTGTATGACTGGGAGCAGAATGATGTACTCAAGTACATATACGACTGCGGGGAAGACTGGTGCCCGGTCTACGAAGCACAGGACATAGCGGGAATAGGACTTAGAGTCTCCACAGCCCTGCATGTTGTGGCAGCCAAGAAGTTCAAGGCCTTAGCAAGCATTGAGCCAGAGTTCTATCAGTCCATCGTAGAGGTCTTCCCTGACATGCTCGACCAGTCCCGATACTGGGATGACTTCGATCAGGACGCCATCATCAGGGATTACAAGGGCAAGGGGTTCAACGGGGTCATGAGGTACATCAAGGAGAATGTACCGGAAGCTAACCAACAGCTAGCCTTTGAGAGCGTCAAGCTGTGGAAGATGAGGCACCAGAAGGATCCAGAGAACTATCCAATCGACCTACTGTTGAGAAATATTGCTTTCGGCACCATAAAACAGAGGATGGCGGGCGTGTACGTTGACAGCAAGGCTCACAAAGGAACCAAGAATGCTACAGAATGATCCGATTTTCCACGTCCAGTCCGTGGATGCCTTCAAGCTTCGTTCGAACCACTGGAACCCTAACGTGGTTTTCAACAAGGAACTTGATCTCCTGGCGGAGTCGATACTGTCCACCGGATGGGTCCACCCCATCATCGGAAACAAGGACATGCTGATCATTGATGGATTTCACCGAACTCACCTGGCCAAGACCCATCCAGGGCTCCTGGATCGCTATGAGGGTGAGGTTCCCTTTGTGGCCTTGGACCTCCCCGACAGGGAGGCCATGATGATGACCGTTAGGATCAATCGAGCCAAGGGCACCCATGCCGCTTTGAGGATGAGTGACCTTGTGCAAGAGTTGATTGACGTTCATGACGCCACTCCAGATGAACTGATCCAGAAGATGGGGATGACGCCAGGTGAAGTTCAACTGCTGTATGATCGCTCCCTACTGAAGAGTAGGGACCTCCAGAACTGGAATTATTCCAAGGCCTGGAAGCCCATTGAGACCAGGAATCTCTCAAAGGAGGAGCGACTTGAGTTTGAGCGTAGCCAAGAGGACAACAGTTAACCTGGACCACTTCTACCAGTGGAGCCACCACCTCTACAAGGATGCACCCCTGGAGGACTACCTTTCGGACTTCTCTACCCAAAGCGCTGACGATTGCGTCAACTCCAACGCTGAGTTCTTCAATGACAAGCGAGGACTTCCATCCGTGCTCCCTGAAGGCTTCTGTATCAGGACTTTGGGGGTCTTCACGGATGGGGCCTACGAGGGAGACTTGGAGGGGCTAACTAACCCGGTTGTAGTCAAGCCCGCTAGCGGGTCTCAAGGAATGGGGGTGGCGGGATTCTCTTCTGGCCTAGATCGAGGCTCATTCCTCACTTACATGAGGGACTCCGAAGAGGAGTCAGTCGACTACATCGTCACGGAAATGTGTGAGCAGGGAGAGTACGCTAGAGCAATTTGGCCCCATTCTGCCAACGGACTTCGGATCTTGACTTTCTGGCACGAAGGAGAGATGCATGCAGCTGCCGCTGTACACAAGTGGGGCACCTTTTTCTCGGGATTCAAGGACAACTGGTCCCTGGGTGGCATCACCACGTGGGTTGAGGATGGAGTCCTCAAGGGGACCAGGGAGGACTTCTCCCCTATGGACGGCCGCGAAGGTGGTGGTTCCAAGCGCATCCCAGTTCTCTTCGATAAGAAGGACTGGCTCGTCCACCCTGAAAGAGGGACCAAGATAGAAGGTGTAGAGCTGCCGTATTGGCAGGAGACGCTCGGCATGCTGGCGACCGCCCACGACTTGTTGCGTCCAGGGCTTTTGTATTGCGGGTGGGACGTCATGATAACTGACTCTGGACCCAAGATCATCGAAGCGAATCCTTGGCCAGGGGTGCAGCTCATTCAGGTGCATAGACCGCTCCTTCAGAATGAAGTGTTCAAGGACTTCTTGCTGTCTCGCGGAGTGGAAGGGATCAACTGATGGGCATTAGATACAACGATGAATCATACCTTGCTGCATGGAGAGATGAAGGAAAGTTTCCGCGCATCCATGACAACATCTTCACGTTGTTCATGCAGACCTTTGAGGCCGACAGCGTGATCGATATGTGTTGCGCCACCGGACTGCTGGGTACTCGAATTTCAGAGAAAACTGGAATCGACGTTGTGGGGGTCGAACTTCTAGAGAAGAACATCGTCCGGGCCAAGAAGTTTGGGGTGGAGATGGAGTTTTTCCAGATGTTCATTGAACGTAGAACCCTACCGGCTTTCGTCAACCTCATCAAGGAGCGTAAGGCTACGGGTATCGTGGCCCGCAGATGCATCAGTGAGTTGTTTGGCAATACGCCAGATCAGACAGTGGACTGGGAGTGGTCAAGGATTTGGTCTGCTGCCGTGGCCGAGGCGGGAATCAAGGAGATCTGGATCGAGGGTCGGGCAGACCAAGGCAGGTCTGTGCATCCCGTACCTGATACGGCCACCGAGATTCGTTGCCTAGAGTCGCGATACTATGTAGATGAGACCCTAAAGGGTTGTGCTTACTTGAGAGTGAAGGATGTCTGACTACAACGGGTTTACCGGAGAAGAACGCAACAAGGGTGGACGCATCCAAACCTGGGCGTATAAGCGGGGGTTCCTTGTTCGCCCACTCAACTGCACGGCCTGCGGGGTGTATGGGGACGTTCCAGGGGAGATCATCGCCCACCTGGAAGACTACAGCGAACCCATCACTGGAGCAATCTTCCTTTGTGTAAGGTGCCACAGTATGGTGCACCTTCGGTTCTCGTACCTGTCAGCGTGGAACGACTACAGGGCAGCCGTGTCCAGCGGGGCTCACTGGCCGCTAGCCAGGAACAAGTGGACGGTAGTAGATGCTCATTGTAGGGATCGTCTTCCGATGCTTGGTGACGGAAGGGTTCAAGGCCCACCCAAGGGTAGGACCGTTTTGGATGACATTCACGACGGATTGCTTCACCCTGGACCAAGAAGCGCGTGGGGGGAGAAGATGGACCGCATCATGAACAATGAGCGTGCTTACGAGATCCCTTCAGATCAACTAACATTGATCTGATACAATGTAGACACCATGCCTGACGAGACCCCCAAGGATGTTGACTGGCAGAAAGTCCGCGACTTCCTGGAACCCAAGCCACCCCTTTACTCACCCCACGAGCCACACCCTAAGCAGAAAGCCTTCTTGCGCACCGACGCACTAGAAGTTCTATTCGGTGGAGCGGCATCAGGCGGAAAGGAGTGTGACATTCGTCACAAAGTCCTAACTACCACAGGCTGGACCACGATCGGGGATCTGAAGGTCGGGGAGTTCGTTTTTGACGAGAACGGGGAACCCACAGAAGTTCTCGCCAAAAGCGAAATCCTGTACGATGACACCTACAAACTCACAATCGAAGGCGGTGAAGAAATCATCGCTGGAGTACGTCACCGTTGGAACGTCGCTAACGAAAACCAGCGCGGAGCCTACCAACGCACCGACCCCGCGTGGAAAGCTGAACGTCGCGCCAAGCGTGAATCGCGTGGACGCAGCGAAGAGGAACGCGAACTAGCAGGAGCTTTCGACGGTCGCGCCAAGGGGACCTCTGAGGCAGCCGCCCTGAGTAACTCTAGGCGCGCTCAGGAGGCCCGTGACGCCTACGTGCGGCCCTCCATCTGGGACCACACGACAGTGCTCACAACAGGGGAGATTATCGAACTTCAGAAGTCTGAGCGTAAGCGTGTCTCGATTCCTAACGGGGCCGCTTTGAACGGGGTGGGCGACTGGAAGTCCGACATCCCTCCTTACACCCTTGGCGTGTGGCTGGGTGACGGGTGCGCCCGGACGGGCTATGTGGCCTCCCGCCAGCGTGACGCTGAGGAGATGTCAAGGGAGCTGGAGCTTGACGGGTGGACCATCAGGGTCGCTGAACATAGAAAGCCCGGCCCCAAGAACTCCCTTACTGAGGATCTGCACATCCTGGCCTTGACCAACAAGAAGGGGGAGACCCTCAAGGACATCCTGAAAAGGGAAGGCTTCATCGGTAACAAGCACATCCCCGAATGGGTCATCCTCACCTCCCACACCGACAAGCAAGCCCTCATCTCCGGGTTCTTCGACACAGACGGGTACATTGACGAGAAGCGTGGCCGCATGGAAATGTGTCTCGCTACCGAAGACATGTGCCGCGAACTCTGGTCCCTTCTATGGTCCATGGGGTTCAAAACCAGCAAAGTTCAGTTCAAGAAGACGACAAATCAGATCCCCGGGTTCGAAGGCAAAGCCTGGCGATTCCAGCTATCTCAAAGCTCCGAATGCTTCTTCCGGCTCCCCTACAAGCGCGAACGTTGGAAGGCATGCAACTTCAACTCGCGTCTCAACCGCACCGAATACAGGGCCATTGAATCCATCGAACAAGTCGACCGGGTTCCCATGCAATGCATTCAGGTTGCCAACCCGCGCGGACTTTTTCGCATTGGACGCTCCTTCATCGTAACCCACAACTCGGACGCCCTTTTAATGGCAGCGTTGCAGTACCCGCTGGACGTGGACACCCCCGTCCCTACCCCGGAAGGCTGGTCCACCATAGGGAAGCTTGAAGTAGGTGACATGGTGTTTGACCAGAACGGTGTTCCGGTGCCCGTCCTGGCCAAAACGCAGCCTGAGTGGTCCTCTGATCTCTACGAGATGTACTTCAATGAAGGATACTCTATAGTTGCCGATGGTAAGCACCTTTGGGCAGCAGAGACATTAGCCGACAGGATGTCGCCAGACGGGGGAGAACACCTCCCCACGAGAACAGTGTCTACTGCTGAAATGTTCCGTACCCAGAGGACGTCCCGCGGGCGTAAGCCCGCAGCACAATGGAGCATCTTGGACTCCAAGCCTCTTGATCTGCCTGAAATCGAACTTCCAGTGGACCCATATTTGCTTGGGGTCTGGCTTGTGGTCTGGCTTGGAGATAGGTCATGGGGTGACGGGGGTGCGGTTGGCATTGACAGAGAGGTAGAGGAAGCCCTCAGGGGAGTAGGGTACGAGATAGCACGCGATGGAGAGCATCACTGGCATGACCTTGGGCTTAGAACTAATCTGAAAAGGGCTGGCGTACTGATAGACAAGCATGTACCTCAAGCCTACTTTCGGGCCTCGAAGGGGCAGAGGTTGGCTCTCCTGCAAGGCCTTATGGATGCCGACGGGACGACGGATGCTCATTGGGGTACTCCAATATTCTTCAGCACTAACCGATTGCTGGTGGAAGCCGTAGTAGAGCTAGTCAGCTCCTTTGGGTGGCATGCTACTCGTTCCAAGCAATGGCACACGACTCCATCCGGAGAGCAAAAGTTCGGATGGCTAGTCTCCTTCCCGGCCGACGAGTATGTGTTCAGGCTGACCAGAAAGAAGGCCAAGCAAAAGCAGAGCGTGGAGCGAAAGCGGACCAACACCCGAATGCAGAAGCGATGGATCGTTTCCAAGGTCGAAAGACTGAACGAATCCAGGCTTGTTCAGTGCCTCACTGTTGGCTCAGAAGACCACCTCTTCCTTGTTGGAGAGAATATGGTTCCGACGCACAATTGCGACGTTCCAGGTTACGCTGCCATCATCTTCCGTAACACCTTCGCTGACCTGGCCCTCCCCGGAGCCATCATGGATAGGGCCAGGGAGTGGCTTTCCGAGTACCCAGAAGTTCGCTGGTTGAAGCAGTCGAATACCGCTGTGTTCCCGTCGGGAGCCACGCTCTCTTTCGGATATCTGGATGGCCCTGATGACCACCTCAGGTACAAGGGCATGGAGGTTCAGTATTGCGTCGAGAAGTCGACCCCTGTCCTCATGGCGGACGGGTCGTGGCGTCCCATTGAAGATATTGAAGTGGGTGACGAGGTTCAGACACTTCAAGGGGCTAGGAAGGTGACGAGAACCCATAGCCCCGGAATGAAGCCAGCTTGGAAGGTCACCACTCCTAACGGTTCCTCAGTAGTGGTCGGTGAAGGGCATCGCATGCTGTCTACCGACGGGTGCTGGGTGGCCCCGACTTCGCTCGCTGCCAAGACAAACCTAGAGAGCGGTACCACGTCTTCAGGGTTCCAGGCGACACTCCAAGTTCACGGCAAGCACGAGATTGGCTCATGCCGGGATCAAGGGCCATCTCCCGCAGCTTCCATTGCAACTCAAGGGGCAGCGGTTCACCAGGGCTGCGTCGTTTCTGAAGCAAGTGATCGAACCTATTTCTCAACGTCTGAGGATGCACTCCTAACAAGTCAGCGGCTTCTCGTGTCGTTCGCCCCGCTAGCGCTGTACGGACCTGCCCTTCATTCAGGTCAGCCTTCCCATACACCCCCGCCATCAAGGACTCAGGATAGTGCTCCTTGGCGTGAGTCTGAGGCGTCTCAAGGGAGAGATTGCTTAGACGGTTGTCCTTCTTGTCCCGGTTTCGATGGTGGACAATTTCTCCCGGCAAGAGCAGACGACCGAGGCCTCCCTCCATCACGAGGCGATGCTGGGCAACCTGACCAATTTTGTTGCAATGAGGGTGGTCGGGGCAGTATTCCGCTATGTATCCCGATGGGCGGCATATCGTATGTCCACCCCTATACGTCGGAAATTTGTACCTCGTCACTTCAGGACGTGTATTCCGCTGTTTGTGAAATGGCCCCAGTGGGTGAGGTGGATACTCGGGACCTGACAGTTGATTCATGTTCCCACTATATCATCAAAGGTGGGATTGTTTCTGCAAACTGTGGGTTCGATGAGTTAACCGAGATCAGAGAGAACCACTACAGGTATCTGATCTCTCGTATCCGTCGCCCCTCTGCTGCTTCTGGGTCCCCCTTGGCTAAGGTACCCTTGAGGGCAAGGTCTGCCACCAACCCTGCTCCAAACTGGGTGAGACGTTACTTCATTGAAGAAGGTAAGCACAAAGACAGTAAGAGGCTTTTCATCCCTTGCGGGTTCGAGGAGAATCCTTACGTTGACATCGAGTCATACGGGGAGGCCCTTGACCGTCTTTCGAGCGTGGATAGAGCCAGGCTGAAGTTCGGTGACTGGTACGCGGAGGAGACAGGCAACCTCTTTGACCGTGACGACTTCCCGATTATCGCCCCCGAGGATGTCCCGGCTGAAGCTTTCATGAACTGCGTCAGGTATTGGGATTTGGCAGGCTCAGCCCCATCCGATTCCAACCCCGACCCTGACTGGACCGCTGGAGCCAAGGTGGCTATCGTGGATGGCTACATGTTCATTTTGGACATGAGGCGTTTTAGGGCTGGGCCTGCTGATGTCGAACGTCGAGTCCTGCAAACAGCATGGGAAGACGGCAACCACGTCAAGATTAGGATGGAAAAGGACCCAGGTCAGGCTGGCCTCTCTCAGATATCGCACTACGCTAGGAACGTTCTTCTCGGCTTCGACTTTGACGGCAACTCCATCACTGCCGACAAGGGCAAGAGGGTGAACAACTGGGCAGCCAAGGCCAAGCGCAAGGAAATCTTCTTGGTGAGAGGGGATTGGGTGACGGCCTTCTTGGACGAGGTGATGGCTTTCGATCCGCTAGCTTCTAAGAAGTCCTCCATCCACGATGACCAGTGTTTTGGTGCCGGGACGCTAGTGCGTACCGATCGTGGGTATGTGGAAATTCAAGATGTCAGCGTTGGTGATATGGTGTGGACAAGGTTTGGATTCAAGGAAGTTCTCGAAACTTTTGAAAGGGAAGCCCCAACAGTGAAGCTCCGAGTCGGAGGAAACGAGGCACTCGTTGTAACACCAAATCATCCGCTACTGACTTTTGCAAAGAAGCGTGAATATCGTAAGCATGCAGAGCGTCCGAGGCTTCAAAGGTATTGGGAAGAGGTCGGATGGGAAACAGTTCAAGAGATGGTCGAGTCGGGCGAGCAGCGAGGCTTGTGTAATTCCTGGCCGAGTCGAACCGAAAGCGGTGCGGCTACTACTGATCTCAGAGAATTCACACCATCTTCTTTGAAAAATAGAGTTGGAGTAGGCAAAAACAAGAGCATCCCATCGGAATGGTTCAACTGGGGCGACAACCTACTCAGACAGCTTGTTCTTGAAATTTTCCTCGAAGATGGGCACATTGATGAGCGTGGAGACCTCGGGATGAGTCTTGCCAACAGGCAATTGATCTATCAGGTTCGAGAGATCCTTTTCCATCTTGGATACAACCCCACTTTGGGCAGGGTTGAATATCAAGGCAGACCCCAATGGACTGTGAGGATTTCACGTTCTCAGGCTGTAGATCTAGTTGAAGAATTGAGTTCGAGATGGCCGTCTAAACCGCTACATCCACGCGTTGAATTCGAGGCGAGAGGACAAGAGGACGGCAAGCGTGTTGAAGCTGGAGTTGTATGGCCTGTTATTTCAGTTGAAGCCGCCCCAACGCAAACAGTTTACAATCTCAGAGTCGCTGACGTGAACGAATACACGGCCAACGGGTTAGTCGTACACAACTGTGACGCCATATCGGGGGCCTTCGAGGTCCTTACTGGGATCAAGGGCAAGCAACGCAAACGGGTCGAACTTATTCTTTGAGGAGGGTGGGGTCCACCCCAGCTACTTCGATCCCCACGGAAGCTATCAGCTCCAAGGATTGAGAAGCGTCCGTCCTTGAGGCCTCGTTCTGGAGGTAGACGAGCCTACCTAGCCCAGAGCTAGCGATCTGCTTGGCACATCCGAAACACGGAACCCCACCAACGTAGATGGTTCCGTCCAGTCTCGCTGTTCGATCTGAGTGAAGGATAGCGTTAGCTTCAGCGTGGATGGCGTAGCAGAGCCCTGGGCCGTAGTCGTATGGGGTTCCAGATGGGACGTTGTTGACGACTCGGGGGCATCCACCGTCAACGCAGTGTTTCATACCTGAAGGCACACCGTTGTACCCTGTGCCGACAACCCTTCCGTGGGTGTCAAGGATGATGGCGAGGTACTGGGCCTTCGAGCAGGTGGAGAAGAGGTCGGCCCCCTGGAGTGACCACTTCATGTACTTGATGTCCTTGTCGCTGAGCATGATCCCGAGTCTATATTTTGGGTCTTCGCTTGACAGGCGGAGATGGATGCTGTATCGTCGTCCTCATGACGAACTACCTGGATGGACTTGACCCTGAACAGAAGAAGGCCGTGACGGCTCCCTTCGAGCCGCTCGCTGTCATGGCTGGGGCTGGCTCCGGGAAGACCCGAATCATCGTATCCAGGATTGCCTATCAGGTCGAGAACGGTGTCAACCCTTCTGAGATGTTCGTCGCTGCCTTCACTCGACAGGCCGCTAAGGAGATGAGTGAGCGAGTGCAGCCACTTGTGAACTCAGATGATCTCGTCATCTCGACCTTTCACTCGCTGATGTTCCGATTCATGAACCGATGGATGGAGGCCAGAGGTCAGCAACTCCCTGGATTGGCGAAGGAATACAAGAGGAAGCAGGTAGTTCAGGATTTCCTTGGACCTGCGAGCAGGAAGACTCCGGATGCTCTCAACTTGAACGCTGACGTGGGCAAGGTTTTGGGGTGGATTGGGCGTTGGAAGAATTCTGGCATCCACCATTATGACCCTGAGATCCAGGAGACTGTCGACTCTGCCCCGCGGGATTCTGACATCTACGCTGCTGCGAAGGTGTACCCGATGTACGAGAAGGCCCTGGGGACTGAGAACCTCATCGATTTCGATGATATGCTCCTGAAGGGTTACGATCTACTGAAGTCCTCCCCTGAGGCCCTGGCTCTCGCCAAGGGGACCTGGAAAGCCTTCTTGGTGGACGAGTGCCAGGATTCCAACTCTTTGCAGTGGGGGCTTCTTGAGATGCTCGCACCCCCGTCGGAGAGCCCCAACTTGACCGTCGTGGGAGACCTTCGGCAGTCGCTCTACGAGTTCAGGGGCGCTTCCCCTGAGGCTTTTGAGAACTTCATGGGAAGGTACAAGGGTGCGCTTCGTGTTGATCTCGTCAACAACTATCGGAGCGTGAAGCCCGTCGTTGACGTGGCCAACAAGTTGATCTCTGGCCTCGGCATGAAGGATCAGGTTTCCGTGAGAGGTCAGGGGGGGTCCATCGAAGTACACTCGTTTATTGACTCGCTGGACCAGGCCCACTACATCGCTAGTGACGTTCTCTCCATGAGGGAGTCTGGCCTCAGGGGTGGTGATGTGGCCGTCCTGACTCGCACCAATGCTCAGTCAGCAGACCTTGAGACTGCCTTCGTGGCAGCGGGGTTGCCTTACTGGTGCAAGGGTGGAGGGTTCTTCGACCGCATGGAGGTTGGGGATATCATGGCTTACCTCCGCCTGGCGAACGGGGCCGGTGACGAGCGATGGGATTACTTGTCGAAGATCATCAATCGTCCGACCAGATTTCTCGGTGGGGCCTTTGTTGACGCTGTTCGAGGGAATGCCCAAAAGTACAACGATGATGTCATTCAGGCCATCAGGTTCACTGATTCGTACCCTGGAAAGAAGCTGTTCCCCAAGCAGCGCCAGGCAGCAGTGGACCTTTCCGACCTGCTCATCTCCTTGAGGGAAGCAGGGGGAACTCCTATCAGCCCCAGGTCAGCCATCAGTATGGTCCTTAATTCCACAGGGTACATTGACTGGCTCCGAAAGACGAACGGGATCGAGGATGACGCTGACTCCAGCAGGATCGAGAACATCGAAACTTTGCTGGAGGTTGCCGGAAGGTTCTCATCCATCAAGGATCTGATTGATTTCACTGACGAGTGTTCACGTCTTCAGATTGAGTCCAAGGATGCTACCCAGATCTGCACCATCCACGCCAGCAAGGGATCCGAGTGGCCCGTGGTGTGGCTGTCGAACATGCATGACGATTCCCTCCCTCACATCATGGCTAAGAAGGAGGGGAGTTACCTTTCGGAGCGTAGAGCAGCCTACGTTGCCTTCACTCGTGCCCAAGATACGTTGAAGATTGGAGTGCCATCCGTCAACGACAAGGGAGTGAAGGTTGATCCGTCTAGGTTTATCGCTGACTCCGGGTTGAAGATGCCTGAGCTGGCTCCTGGAGTCTTGACAGCAGTGTCTTGATTTTGGCGATGAGCATGGCGTTGCTTTCCGAATGCAGGGCCGTAGCTCGATCTAGTCTCTCAACTTCAAGACTCACGGGATTCCTCCTTCTCCACGAAGGCTGCCACTCGGTCCACTAGTTTGCCTAAAGCGATCTGGACAGCTCTAGCCTTTTGGAGTTCAGGCAGAAACTTGTCGTTCATCGCTTTGTTGAGTTCAGTTATCTCGGCCCGAGATTCAGCCTCCCTGCGGAGAGATTCCTCATAGGTCTTTCCTGGAACGATCCATCCTCTAGTGAAAGCAAGCAGGCCGATGCCTGCCAGCCCTAAGTTCAAAGCCGTCAGGGCTGAATCCAGAGTGATCCCATCTGTCGCGGTGGCTAGAAAGTTCAACATGATCTCAATTCTAGTAGACGAAGTGGCCCGGAAAACACGGACTGTAGCCAAGCGTTTTGACTTGCGTAGATGGGTGTGCTATAGTTTTTGACATGGCGACGAAATCCACACTGAGAGCCTATAAGCGCTCCGAGCTGGTGGCGACGTCGCGCTCACTCCCAGGCAATTGGTTGATTGCCCAAGAGTTTGCTCCCGCCCAGGGTAGCTGAATCAACGTTTGAAGCAGCGAACCTAGGTAGGTAGAAGCGGACTCCAGGCCACCTGGACCTCTCCCTCGCTGTGACTTCAAACACAGACTTGACAAATGAAGAAGTGTGCGCTACAGTAAGCGCAGACAGATTCAATCAACATTGGCCCATAGTGTTAACGGCTAGCACGTCGGCTTCCAAACCCGAAAGTCCGAGTTCGAATCTTGGTGGGCCTGCCAAGCAGCCTTTAGGCTGTCTAGAAGTAAGTGGTCGCGAAAGCGTTGACACCCGACTTTGATGTGGGTGAAGGGTCCTCCTGACTGGACCATATCCAATCAGGCAAGAGAAGAGAGACAACTTCTGCAACGGGGGAGGTGACACTCCCTCGCATGCCCGATTGGTCTAGCGGTAGTGACGCTTGATTCTCAGTCAAGAAGCGGGAGTTCGACTCTCCCATCGGGTGCCATGATCCAGTTCTAGGCCTAGTCCAAGCCTGGAGTAAGTCGACAGAAATTGGACTCGATGTCGGGGTAGCGCCCCGAAAAGGGGAACTAGAGTCGGAGCGAATGGGCAGGACGTACACTCCTTCCCACCGGCACGGAACCTCCATCCTGACCTTCTTCGCAAGTTGGGCCAGGTACTACCGATAGAGTATCGGAGCCGACACATGGCAAAGTTGTGTGACCTACGCGGTATCCAGAGAGAATCCGCGCACCTATGAGGGTGCGCCAACGTTGGAGAGTTGGGGCAGGCTGTAACCCTGCTGGCCCGAAAGGCTTCAGGAGGTTCGAATCCTCTCACCCCCACAAAGGAGCTGTCGGACTTCTTGAGGGAAAGTCATCCCAATCCGACACTACGGCATGTGGTCCAACGGTTTAAGACGCGACTCTGATAAGGTCGAAATGGGAGTTCAACTCTCTCCATGCCGACGCAAGAAAATCCTCCCCTCCCACAGGATTCATCCTCCTAGGGGTTAGGGCGGCTAGCTGCTGAGGAACAGCGAATAGACAGCCGGAGCCGAGTGGGGGGCTCAAATGCCCTACGCGATGATAAGTTGGCCGCAAGTGCACTTTATGCGGTCAACTCATGGGTGTGTGGTGTTAACGGCTAGCATGATCGGCTCTTACCCGATTGGTGGAGGTTCAAATCCTCTCACACCCACTAGTGTGGCTCTGAAAACCGGACCACACAAACTTGCCCCCATGGTCTATGGGTTAAGACGTGGTCCTTTCAAGTCCGAGAACGGGGTTCGAATCCCCGTGGGGGTGCTAAACAACTGCCCTTGCGGTGGGATACCGACATTTGCCTCCTAAGCAAGTTGACCCAGTTCGACTCTGGGCAAGGGCGCTTCAGTCATGCTCCTGTGGCGGAATTGGCAGACGCGGCTGATTCAAACTCAGTTGCCTTCGGGTGTGGGGGTTCGACTCCCCCCAGGAGTACCATGGTTCTTTGGTGTAGTTGGAATGGCACGCTGGCGTGAAGACCCAGAGGCTTCAGTTCGAATCTGAGAGGAACCACGAGGCGAAACCTGCGTAAGTGGTTTGACATCCGGGAGAGACCGGAACCATTCTGGGATGGCGTAAATGGCGAACGCGTTCGGTTGTTACCCGAAAGTTCCGGGTTCGAATCCTGGTCCCAGAGCTTCTGTAGTTAGGGGTGTTAAGATGCCCCCCATGTCTACGATGGTATACGCTCCCGGCACCCTCTGGGTGACGAAGGTTGAAACTTTGGAGGATGGGACTCAAGCTGTGACAGCCGTGGATCTCTCCGGGACAATTGAACTCAAGTTCAAGTTCGACCAGAGGGCTTCCCTTGAAGAAGCTGTTCCTCACCCCGGTCAACACATACGTCTGTCAGAGTTTTCGTACTCTGGCGACAGCGGTGTCTACTGGAACAAGGAGGCATTCAATGAGGCAGTCAATGAGCGCCTCAATCGAACGGGTCTAACCCCACCACAAGGGATCTGGAGTCTAGATAGCTTAGAAGACAAGACCTTCAAGCCCTTCCCCGACTTCTTGTGGAAAGGCTAGATTGATAGATCTATGACGGGTCGACTCAGCGGTAATGGGGCGACGTACTCTTGTGGCTGAGACGCCAACGTCCAACCCGTCCACTTCTACAAGAGCGAAGCACCCAAAAGTCAGGGGTGTGCCGGTGATGGCAGGTAACGCGCCTGTCCCAGTAGCGCTGCTAGGCAGCCTTGTCGACTGATCCTCGTCAGGGTACCGGAAACCAGACTGACCTAAAAGTCCTCCTAAGTCATCTCCTGCTAGCAAGGGGAGAGGGGGCACCTGCTCTATTGGTGTATGGGTTACCACCCAAGCTTGTCAAGCTTGAGAATCGGGTTCGAGTCCCGGATAGAGCGCCACGGGGGTGTAACTCAGTCTGGTCAGAGTGGCTTCGAAACTCGGCATCTAGTCGAGCCATCCCAACGTGGAAGCAGCTAAGCAGGATCGAAGATGATCCAGCCTTGCCGGTGGACTATAGGTATAACCAACCGGGCATGCAGGCGGTAACGCCCATGACCGACGAGGATCGTGCCAAGGCTGAGGAGATCATCCTGCGCATGAGGGATGCCTGCGTTGAGGGTGTGCGAGAGCTATCACAGCTCGGCCCGCTTGACGACAAGGGCAAGCCTTTGGGTCTGCACAAGCAGTGGGCTAACCGCTACATCGAACCATGGATGTGGCACACCATCGTACCTATCGCTCCACGCCGGAGCGCCAACGACGGTGAGTTGGGGCTGACTGTAAATCAGTTGCTTTTGAGCTTAGGGGGTTCGAATCCCTCCTCCGGCACCATGTCTGTCTAGCCCAATTGGCAGAGCACCTGGCTTCCACCCAGACAGCGCATGTCACGCTCAAACGCCTACTTGGAAGAATAGCAAGAGAAACTTAGGGCATATGTGCTAACTGGCAAAGCACTGGAACTCAAACTTCCAGGATTCTCGGTTCGAATCCGAGTATGCCCACTACGGGTGGTCCGAAAGGATTGCGGGGGAAAGCCCGCCCTAGCACCCGATTTCTGTAGTCAGATACATGGATGTCGCCCCGACGGGGGTTGCCGGTTCGATTCCGGCCGGAACCACCATACGGGGGTGGCATGCTGGTTTGCCAGCTTGGTTCTGACCCAAGTGTAGCGAGGGTTCGATTCCTTNNTGGAGCAAGCACTCGGTCGACCACTTCTTGAAGATGAACATGTCCACCACATTGACGAAGATCGCACAAACAATGCTCTGGACAACTTAGAAGTGCTTAGTGTCGATCAACACAAAGAGAAGCACTCAGCACCCACTGTTGATTGCATGCGGTGTGGTACGGCAACGAAGAACAAGTTGTATTGTTCAGATAGATGTGCTAGGATAGCTAGCCGGAAGGTTGAAAGACCTTCTCCTGAAGTTCTCAGGCAGGAGATTGCATCAATGTCATGGGTGGCTATTGCTAGCAAGTACGGCGTCAGCGATAATGCTGTTCGCAAATGGGCCAGATCTTATGGCCTTCTGGGGGTGTGACCGAATGGCTGAAGGGACCGAGCTTTTAACTCGGCGTCGAAAGACCGTTGTGGGTTCGAATCCCACCGCCCCCACTGTGGTCGAATCTAGCGGGTAGGGGGGGCTGGTTGCCCCCACGCAGCTTATATCTGCGTGACCCAGGTTCAATCCCTGGTGCCCGCACCGAGCACCTATAGCTTAATGGGAGAGCGGTCGGCTTACACCCGACTGACCGAGGTTCGATTCCTCGTAGGTGCACCAATTGGGGTCGTCGTATAAGGGCCATTACCTCTGGTTTGCAACCAGAAGATCGGGGTTCGATTCCCCGCGACTCCACTATTCTCCGATGGTGTAACGGAAACACGTCTGGTTTTGGCCCAGAAGCTAGGGGTTCGATTCCTCTGCGGAGAACGATGAGAGCCCTTCGGGGCAATCAGGAACGGGTTGTGCTCCCAGTCCGTTCAGTGCAGGGATGCTAAGACATCTGTAGGGTGAGGACAGTCCGACCTCTGTGCTCGGCCCTGCGGGTGTTCGTTCCATCCGTGCGCTTGCCTGAAAAAGGGCGGGGAAGTACCGTCAAGTCGGATATTAGGTAAATCAGGCGACCCAAGGCCATGGGTAGGAGAGTTCTCAGGCCCACAGTGAGCCTCAATCACTGTCAGGCCTCCATAGTGGTAATGGATAGCACGGTAGCATGGTACGCTACAAGAGGTGAGTTCGATTCTCCCTGGGGGCTCCATGCCTGCGTAGTGTTAATGGCTAGCACGTCTCCGTCGGAACACCAGCGTTAATCGGGGTGTTCTTACAGGTAACATGCCAGTGTAGTGTAGTGGTATCACGCCTCCGTCGTAACGAGGAAATGGCCGGGTTCGATTCCCCCCACTGGCTCCATGAATTGCACGCGCTGCGGCGTCGAAACCAAGAATCCCAAGTTCTGCTCTCGCTCCTGCTCTAACGGGTACCACAATTCAGTGAGGCCCAAGCGGACTAGGAGGGTCGGTCTGGAACCGTGGCTACCCAAGGGGCAGTCACGGCCCTGTGGCCTGCCCTCCTGCTCCGGTAGCGCCAGCGGGATGGCGCGCTTCTGTAGTCAGTCTTGCGCGGCGACCGCCAAGAGGCTGGAGAAGGTGAGAAGGTGGTTGGAGGGTGATGCCTCCGAGGTGACCTGCGACAGGGGCTTGGTCGCATGGGCTAGGCGCTGGCTTCTCGATGAAGCGGAGTGTGCCTGCGAGGTCTGCGGCTGGAGTGAGCGCCATCCAGTTGATGGGTTGCCGCTAGTTCAGGTTGATCATTGCGACGGAGATGCCATGAACAACAGTCGAGAGAATCTGAGGGTTCTGTGCCCCAACCATCATGCCATGACGCCCCACTACGGGGCGCGCAACAAGAACGGCACTCGCGCCAAGCGACGCGGGAGCTGACCATTCACGGGTCGTCTAATGGCAAGACCGCTGGCTTTGAACTAGCGCAATGTGGGTTCGACCCCCACCCCGTGATCTATACCCCCCCAGTGGGCCTCTCCCGCTAGCCGGTGATGCGCCTGGGGGGAGAAATCTAGTCCCGTCTTCTAGTCTGGTTTAGGATGTCTCCCTGTCACGGAGGCGACGCGGGTTCGAATCCCTTCGCGGGCTCCACCTTGGCGGTATAAGCATTGCTGGCGATGCGTCTCGTTGCCAACGAGAAGACAGTCGGTTCGAATCCGGCATACCGCACCATCCGGGCGTCACCTGCCCGCAACGTCAAAGTGGTGAGACTGAGGGGTCTCCTCCTTACGAGATGTAGTTCAATGGTAGAACTTACGGTTTGGGACCGTATGACGGGGGTTCGATTCCCCCCATCTCGACCATACTTGTCGGTATGGCGGAATTGGTATACGCGCTAGCTTGAGGGGCTAGTGCCCTTAGGGGCGTGAGGGTTCAAGTCCCTCTACCGACACTAGTGTTGAGAAGCCTGGACCATCGCTGCGAAAGTAGAGGAAGTTCGGGGCTAACGTGCTAGACTCAGGTTATGCCATCACCTGAAAGGCGTAACGCCTACAACCGAGCAGCTGTTGCCAGGAACAAGCTTCTGGTGAAGCTGTATCTTGAGACGCATCACTGCGTCGACTGTGGCGAGAGTCGACTGCCGACACTACAGTTCGACCACAGGGACCCAGGCGAGAAGTACGACACAGTCGCTGCCCTGCGACAGAAGCCGACGGCAGTCAAGACGCTTGAGGCAGAGATGGCGAAGTGTGATGTGGTGTGCGCTAACTGTCACGCCATGAGGACCTCGAAGCAGTTCAATTGGTACGATGGGATTGACGACCCGGCCCCATTCGAGCCAGCGTTCCCGGAAAGGGAGCATGGAACGCTTCGAATGTACAAGTACGGTTGCAAGTGCGACCCGTGCAGGGAGGCGAACACTGCCTACCATCGCGAGTACCGACGCAGCCGGAATGATGAGCGTTGAGGGGCCTGGACGATCGCACTACGGTGAGGAAGTTCGGGACTGCGAAGGGTATGCCGCCCCGTTAGAAGGGCCACCGTGAGGTGAGGACAAGTGCATAGCGAACGGACGGCCGATGGCCCTCAGGGCACAGGTCAGTAGGTGGAAGAGGGGGTGTAAGAGACCCCCAGCAGGGCAGTAATGTTCCTGGCTGAGTAAACTTCAGCTGTAGTAAGCCAAATAGGTCTAGGTCGGCCAGGCCCATTATGACCGGGTTGGTGCACCCCCGCGAGGGGGAGGGAGATGGTTTCTTCCTAGATGGATGATGGTCTTAGATGACAGAACTCCGGCTACAGGGCTTCTCAACCTTACCCGTTGGCAAGAATTTGCTTCATGGCGTTTTGCGTCTCAGCTGATTCAAGAGTGTAGAGGTGCCCATCGGTCGGGTAAGTGAACCAGCAGACCGCCAGAGGTTGGACAGCTAGAGCCTTGATCTGGGCTACCGTGTTCAGCATCCAAACAGCCCGATCTGCTTCAGTGTAGGAAGGGCGGGGGTACTGGCGTCCTTCGACGTACTTCACGGCCCCCACTTCACCAATAAGCCAAGGCTTACCCCTCTTGACGGATTCGTCGTGAATGGACTTTAGCTGAGCCTGGATGTCCTTGATGGTTCCTAGTCTTGGGTAAACGTCCCATCCGAGGACATCGTATTCGACTCCTTCAAGATAGTCGTTTACGTTCCGTCCGGAGGCTGACTCTAGGGTCCATTGCATGAGGATGGGGGTTGAGATACAGTTCTCGAACTCCCGGCATACGGAAGTAGTTGCTGTGACGAAGTCACGGTATTGCGCTGCCGTGAATTGGTTCGCTGTGATGTTGTCTTCTGGTTCATGATAGGTGCAAACGTAGGCCTTCACGTTGGCTGGCTTGGAAGCTAGGAAGGCTCGCAGCTTCTCTGCCGGGAAGGCCTGAGTCGGGTTGAACTTGAAGCTAACGATAGCGGTTTTACCCAGAGCCCAGGTTGGTTCCCCTGAACCGGGAGAACCTGAGAAAAAGAGCCTGACAACCTGAGGGTCACCCAAGTTGAGTGCCACCGACTCAAGGTTGGTGGGGCTGGTAAGGTTGTAACCCCATTCGGTTGGAGTAATCGGGGATGGCTGACTGGAGTTCAGCAAATCTGCTACTTGGATTTCAAGAGCCTCTAGCCTCGCTTCCGCATCTCCCAGACGACTGCTTAGCTGAGAGGTCATTAGGTCTATTTCTTCTTGGGTGGGAGACAAGTAAGGCATGGGTTTCCTTCGCTGAATGGGTTCCACTTGAATCCTAGCAGATACCTCTCTCCGTGGTTGTCTATGAGCCAAGATTATCGGGTGAAGACCCCAGTGTGCTATAGTTTGCGTAGCGGGGTGGAGCAGTCTGGATGTGCTCGCCTGCCTCATAAGCAGGAGGTCGAGGGTTCAAATCCCTCTCCCGCCACTAATGGCTGATCGCTGGATCAGCCCTCGAAGTAACCGCTCCAGAGAAGCAGATTGATGGCGACAAACAGTTTGCAGCATCTTGGATCGCAACTAAGCAATAGGTGCGAAACGGTGGGTACCTTCACCCTTCGCTCTGGGTCCACGTCTGATCGATACTTCGACAAGTATCAATTTGAATCGGACCCGGAACTATTGCGACGTATCTGTTCTGCCCTAGTCTCGCTCATCCCCGATGAGACCGAGTGTTTAGCTGGACTGGAGATGGGCGGGATTCCTATCGCTGTTGGGTTATCCTTGGAAACCGACCTTCCGGTGGCGTTCGTGCGGAAGGAGGCCAAGGCCTACGGAACAGAACGCTTGGTGGAGGGGTTTAATGTAGAAGGAAGGCAGACTCTAGTTATCGAGGATGTCGTAACTTCAGGCGGTCAGATCATTACCTCAGTTGGCGACCTTCGTCACTTGGGGGCTGCCGTGGATTGCGCTCTTTGTGTGATCGATCGTCAAGTGGGAGGTTTTGACAACCTGGCGGACTGTGGAGTCTTGCTGAAGCCACTCTTCGGTGTCGACAACCTTCAAGCTGAGGCGATCTCCGGTTAAGTTCGTGGGAACCGAATCCAAGCAAGTCCAGGAACTCCCTGGCCAACCAGCTAGGATTGGTTTCCGCTAAGAGGAGTGCTTGTCGCTCCTTTGGGGCTAGCGGTATCCCCATAGGCCAAGGAAGCTAGATATGACTTGGCTTGGACCTACAGGCTTGGGCCTGTGGCGCTAAATGCACCAAGTGGCCATCGCCACTTAGGCTCATCGTGCAGAGAGGGTCCTGGGGTTTAGGAGACCGGCCCCAGGACCTTCTTCTGCGGCCATCCGCCCCGGAGGCAAGCAGGGGCCATTGGAGTGTAGGGGAACTGGTAGACCCACCTGACTCTGAATCAGGGATTTGCAGGTTCGAGACCTGCCACTCCAGCGAACTTCAGATTTCAACAGCCAGCGATACTGGTGAAGTCTGAAGAATCCTGGCGCAAGGACCAAACCCGAGTTGTGGGTTCAGGATCGCAGGCCAGTACCCGCCCAAACCCTTGCGTAAGGTGGGCCATCCCCTTGCCGGTGGAGCCGGTGGCGAGTCTTCGAAACTTGCTTACGAGAGTTCAATTCTTTCCGAGGGGACCATGATGCACCTGTACGAGGTGCAAATTTTGAAAATCAGTCATGGCGGCTGTAGTGTAATGGCTAGCACGATAGGTTGTGTCCCTGTTAGTGGGAGTTCGAATCTCCTCAGTCGCCCCATCCGGAAAGGAAATAGCCATGGAATGGCATTTGGATGGCCCGAATGGGCCGATAGTCGTCAGGGCTTCGACTCCTGACGAAGCCGTCATCAGATACGGGATTCTCTGCCAGCTCGAAGATTATGAGCTGGCAGAGGTTGAAGTCTTGGAAGTCAGAGCTATTGCCTGAAACTGAATTGGACAGTGAACCGGGGAGGCTTCCCGGCCCTAGTTGGAAACTAGTGGGCACCTGCAAGGGTGTGGGATTCGAGTTCTCCGCTGTCCGCTCCGGTAAGTGAACCCAGGGGGCCTGGGGACCGTCTCGAAAACGGATCGTGCTGTGAGGCATGGGTTTCGAATACTCCGCTTACCGCTCGCAGGGAGGGTCATCTTCCATACGCGGATCCCGTTAAGCAAAAATGAGAAAGTCCACAATAACTGAGTAAATCTTCATTGGATAGTGAATCAGGAAGGCTTCCTGGCACCCGTTGCTAGCGGGATGGCCCGAAAGGGTGGGTTTCGATTACTCCGCTATCCGCCAGGCGTAGATCGCCAAGGTAAATTGATCATGGTAGTTTGGAGCGACCGGCATTGGTGTGCCAATCCGCCTTGAAAGCGGTGGCCCGTCAAGGGTTGGGGGTTCGAATCCCTCTCGCTCCGCTTAAACCCTCGTAACTCAATGGAAGAGTGTCTCGCTACGAACGAGGAAGTTGAAGGTTCGAGTCCTTCCGAGGGTGCTTTGGTATCGGGTAGTAGGAGGTGGGGAGACTGGAGCAAATACCAGTCTGAACCCTTTCAAGAACCTCAGTGAAAACTGGTTGTATCACGCTGACAGGCACAAGAAACCAGTTGGGTTAAAGGCCCAACAGGCAATCAGGACTAGCTGTGATGTAAGGGAAGGGGGAGGATTGTGATGTTCCAGTGGAACCATCTCTGAAATCCTTTACCTGCTCCCAGGATATGTGGTGTATTGGAAGCACACCCCCCTTGCATGTCAGCTTTGGTGGGGGGAGGAGGAGGTTCGAGTCCTCCCCATCTTGGGAAGTTTTGCCGGTTTAGCTCATCAGGAAGAGCAACTGCCTTGTAAGCAGTGTGGGCGGGTTCGAGTCCTGCAACCGGCTCCATGCGAACCTACAAGTTGTTTTTGGTGGCCTTGGGCCTCCTGAGCCTAGTGCATCCACTTCTGCACGGAACGCCACTTGATGGCGGCATGCTGGATGCCCTGAGCGTTTGGCTGCAAGCCTTGGTGATGCAGCTAACATTGGAGCCTTCGCTTGAAAGTTGAAGACTGACATGGTAGAGTTATCTCCGTTGCCCCCACGGGGCCACGGACGACACTTGAAAAGTTAGACGGTTGAGGAGTACCGGATAGCAGGGCAACCTGCGATACGCGGGATCCTTCCCAGGATTCTGCGGGGCCGTTAGGTCCAAATCTCCACGAACCGGACGCCAGGGACCCTTAGCGGGGATAGCATCTCTGGAATCCGGGGGAGCATGTGGCTGGCACTGCATGTGAAAAGAGAGCCTCGAAAAGCCTTGCCAGGGTGATCGGGGTGGTAAAGCGGAGTGGCAAAGCTCATCTCTCGCAAGGAGGTGTGCTCCCTGCCTGCTCAGCGCTACGCATAGGGAATTTCACATTTTGAACTGTGAAACGGAAATGCTGAGCTAACCTACAGACGTAGGGTTATATCCCAGGACGGACCCTTGAGTAAGGTTCGTTGGTAAAGGGAAGGGGGAGATTTCCGCTCCCCCTGGTATGAGGCCCCGGCCAGGGCTGATGCCAAGAAGTCTGTAGGGGCTAAGGGGATACGCACAAACCCCATAACAACCAAGGGTAGTTCCTGGATGTGTGATCAAAGCCACGAGGTCTAAGCAGGCCGGTAAAGTGTGGCGACAGGGGAGCCTGAACCTAGCTCCCCTACACTCATTTCCCCCGATGGCGGAACTGGTAGACGCGCCCGGCTTAGGACCGGGTGCCTTCGGGCGTGAGGGTTCGACTCCCTCTTGGGGGACTATTCCGCTTGTCGGAAGCTAGGGGGCGACAAGGTTTCGATTTCGGAATCTGTAGCACTTAGATTCAACCCGAGTTTCTCAGACTCGTTAAACGGGGAACCAACAAGAACCGCCAACGAGCAGTTCGCTCTAGCCGCCTGACCTAACGGTTGAGTGGCTAGAGTCAACGTGAGCCGCGAGGTCGCACGGGGCCTGTTTCCTACAGCCTGGCAACAGAAGTAGGGGAGGACAGCTGGAAAGACTGCTGACAACGGGAAAGACCGTCGACTTTCGGGAAAGTCCGGGTAGCAGCTTGCTGCGAAGCGACCAACGCTTTATCTGGAATGGTTGTACAATCGTGTGGTACACTCTGGAAGACGAGGGTTCGATTCCCTCCGCCTCCACCTTGGGGAGCGTTTGGCAACGTATGATGACGATCTACGAGGGTTCGATTCCCTTGCTCCTCCACTAATGCTTGGTTAGCTCAGACGGTTAGAGCGCTTCCTCGACACGGAAGAGGCCGCAGGTTCGATTCCTGCATCAAGCACCATGGTTGAACTTACTTCTGACTCATTTGATGAAAGCATCAAGACCCAGGACGCTGTCCTGGTTGACTTCTGGGCCGAGTGGTGCTCGCCCTGCAAGGCCATGAATCCTGTCCTGGAAGAGGCTGAGGCCACGTCTGGGACGCCCTTGTTCAAGGTAAACGCGGAGATGGAGATAGGTCTTTGCAAGAGGTTCAAGGTGCAGAAGGTTCCCTCTCTCCTGTTTCTCAAGGAAGGGCAAGAGGTCGCTCGCATTGTGGGTGCAGCCCCCCTGGGAGAAGTTTTGGATCTTCTACAGTCGTAGGTGTCGCTGGTATGGTTCACTGCGTGCTCAGGAAACAATCGCGACATCCAGAGTGTGGATGCTTGATGACGTCAGACATTCGACCACTTGCAGCTGAAGTGGATTTTGTGGTCGAACTGGATTTTCGTTGCGTCGTCCATAGCCCCAGGTTACCTGGGATTACTGATGGGCCGTTAGTCGAAGAATCTGAATCTTCCCTCCGTAGCTCAATGGATTAGAGCGGCTGGCTTCTACCCAGCGTCCGTTGTAGGTTCGAGTCCTACCGGGGGGGCCAAGCGAGTGTGGCGGAATAGGCAGACGCGGCGGATTTAAACCCCGCTATTGAAAAATGTGTGGGTTCGAGTCCCACCACTCGCACTCATCAAAGGAGTAGAGTTGGAAGCCTTGAGGTCTAGAACACAGGAATCCATCCTGGCCAGAGGGTTCACTTTGGCAGTGTTGAACATCTTGGATGTTTTCAGCACTCACCTCGTCTTTACCTTCGGTGGATCTGAGGCCAACCCCGTTGCAGACCTGTTCATTCACTCCCCGATGCTTGCCATCTGCATCAAGATGCTGGCAGTCGGGTTGATCGTCTGGGCGGGGTACAAGCTGGATTCGGACTTCATAGGTTTCGGCCTACTCGTCATTTCTCTTGTCTACCTTTGCGTTGTCCTTCACAACTTCTCAGTAGCCATTCAACTAAGCTAACCTAGAAGCTAGACACATGCGACATAAGCATTTTTGGTGATGCACCGTCCTTCCAAGTCGGGTAAGGGAGTTCGACTCTCCCATGTCGCTCCAGCTGGGAATAAGCCCAGTCCTCACGGTTTTCTGGTCGTTGACCGTGGGGCCACCTAAGCCAAGTGGCAAAACTGGCTCAACTTGTGCCAGTGGCAGAGATGGCTCAATGCGCTTGGTTGCAACCCAAGATATGCCCGTTCGAGTCGGGCCTGGCACTCTATGCGATTCCAAGATGATACAGAAGAAAAGCCTGGGAAGCCCAGGGTTTACTTCATTCGAATGCAGTCTCTTTCTAACACCAAGAAGGGGTGGGTTGTGTCCAACACGGTGGAACAGTACCGTGACGGATACGACGAGTTCATTGAACGTCACCCGGAAATGGCTGAAGCGTGAAGGTCCTGAGGGTGGTCAAGTATCCGAATCGGATACTGAGCGAGAAGTCCAGTCCAGTAGATGTTGAGGCTGTCGATGTAGAAAAGCTTGCCTTTGACCTTCGGTTTGCCTGTCTCGTCCTCGGTGGCGTTGCTGTGGCCGCTCCACAGGTTGGGATGCCCATTAGGGCCTTCTATCTTCACGATTCCGGGGAGTCCTTTCTTGCCTTGAATCCCGAGATCCTTTATTCTGCCAACTCGACTGTTAGGGCGGGGGAGGGATGTCTTTCTGTTCCAGGCAAGGAGTTCTCAGTGGAGAGGTCTACGGAGATAGCGTGGACCTATACTGACGTTGAAGGCGTTAGACACCAGGAGGGGGCCACGGGCTGGAAGGCAAGGATCATCCAGCACGAGATGGATCACCTGCGCGGGATCTGCTTGCCCGATCTTGTGCTAGACTCCAAGAATGGAGTCCAAGAGCTGTAGGAAGTGTGGGGAGACGAAGCCCCGTTCAGAGTTCCACCGCAGGGCGGCATCCAAGGATGGGCTTCAGTTCTACTGTAAGGCGTGCAAGAGAATCCCTGGCCTGTCGCCTCACAGAGTGACACGACCACCCTTTAAGCCCTCGCTGGCGCAGCAGCTCGACATTTGCGATGCCTACGAGGCTGGCGAAACCCTAGCTTCAATCGGTGAGCGCCTAGACGCCAACCCGAAGTCAATTTGGTACGTCCTGGAGAATCATGGCGTCCAGCGACGACGAGGCGGATACGAGGCGGGCAAGTACCAAGGTGAAAAGAGCTGGAACTGGAAGGGTGGCACCCATAAGACCAGTCAAGGGTACATCCGACGCAGGTTGATTCCGGACGACCCATTCATCGACATGGCAACAGGGCCTCACAACTTGGTATTCGAGCACCGCTACGTGATGGCCCGCCACCTTGGTCGGTGCCTTTTGCCTGAAGAAGACGTCCATCACAAGAATGGACTTCGAGATGACAATCGACTTGAGAATCTGGAGCTGTGGTGCACGTCGCACCAGCGGGGCCAGCGGGTCGAAGATCTGGTTGAGTGGGCGCAAGCCATTCTCGACCGCTATGCCTCCGTTCCACGTGTTGGCTAGTTGAAGAAGCAGGTGTTACCTTACAGGCATGATGAACCTCAAGAAGTCATTCACTGTAATCCTTTCCGTCACTCTCCTTCTGCTTGCAGCCTCTTGTGCTGACGAGGCTGAGCGAACCTCCGAGGACAGGGGGACAAGGACGGAAGTTTTGGAGCCAGAGACTTCCGTTTCTGATGCTGATATCGCCAGGGTGGCCTTTGATATCACCTGGGATGAGCTGAGCATTGATGAGCAGGTCGCTGTTTGCTCGACCTTCAACAGCTATCCCGAACTGACGTCGAGGGAGCTGAGCAAGGCCGTTGACTACAGCATTTCTTCGGACGAGGCTTACACCATGCTCAATGGCAAGTGCTTCTGACTCCCATAGCGTCCAGTCGTTCGACTCAGCCCACCCAGTTTCGGGTGGGCTGACTCGCATACTTTTAGTATGCGAGTTCGGAACAGATGCAAGGGTTCGCTCATTTATTGGGTCCTTATCCTGGGTGCCCTTTTCGTCTTCGTAAGCCAAAGCCTTCTGTTGTTTTGGGAGATCCGCAGCGAGACTTTCAATCCTTTGGGGAAATACACGAACGGAGAGATCCACAATGCCGTGGGGGTCTCTGGTTTCCCTGAAGTGAATGCGGACGAGGATGTCAGAATGTCCTGGACGCGTTGTCTGAATTCAGATGAGCCTGTCCAGGTTTTGATTAACGCCCACTGGGGGACCGTCACTCCTCGCGGCACGAATATTGTGACGGCCCTGGATTCTCCCTTGACGAGGGAACCCGGATGCCACGACTTGTCTTATTCCCTTGACGTGCCAGACGAGGTGGTTGAGAGAACCAAGGAGCTGGAGAAGGAAACGGGGCGGACTGTGGTTTGGCAGATCAAGGGTTCGGACACTCCCATTGATGGTAGTGGGAACAGGGGAGCCATCAAGTATTGGGAGATTGAGCCCTTGGTTGTGAATGTTTCCCCGTGACCTAGTGGTATCCTTGACTCATGGATGATGATGAACTTTGCGGATGCGACCTGGATTTCTGTGATCCTTCTCAGATTTCCTCCGACGATGACTTGACAGCCTTGGTCCTGTTTGCTGATGTCAACTTCCTAGACCCTGAAGCCGTTCAGGCCAGGGTAGCTGAATATGAAGCCCTGAGCGCTGTAGGGGCACTCTGATGGGGTGGGACCAGAGCATAGCCAGCAAGCTGAGAGCAGCTGGCCTCAACGTCGTAGAAGTGGCTGGGTGGCAGACCAGAGGTTCAGCTTCCTTCAACCCTAGAGGGTTTGTCAGGCACCATACTGCTGGACCTGCCGCAGGAAATGCCCCTTCTTTGAACATCTGCATCTATGGCCGCTCCGGGCTTCCAGGGCCGCTCTGTAACGTTTTCCAGGCCAGAGACAACACCATCTATGTTGTAGCAGCGGGGCGGGCGAACCACGCAGGAGCGGGCTCCTGGAGGGGTCTCAGCGGGAACTCCAGTGTCTACGGCATTGAGGTGGAAAACACCGGGACCGGAAGTGAACCCTGGCGAGAGGATCAACTTGAAACAACCGCTAGAGTTTGCGCCGCGTTGATGCCTAACATTGAGATGAACTGCGAACATAAGGAGTGGGCACCTAGAAGGAAGCCTGATCGTTTCGCTGTCGATGGCAACGTTGAGCGGGAGCGCATGAAGAAGTACCTTGGGGGCGGTGGACCAGTGGCCCCCCCTGTGGACCTTGTAGCTATTGCCAATGCCATCAAGGAAGCACGTACCCACACCCTAAGGGAGGGCGACAAGGGCGATGCAGTGAAGTGGCTGCAAGCCGGAATCAACAATCTTTCTGGCAGGGGGCTCGTTGTGGACGGTGATTTCGGTCCCGCTACAGCTCAAGCCGTGAGAGATCTTCAAAAGTTCGTTGGACTACCTGTCACCGGGGTGGCCGATAGTGCTGTCTGGAGCCTCCTCTACGACAAGCAGACCCAAGCCCCCCCAGCAGACCCCCAAGCTGGCTTCAAAGCTCTTCTAGAGAGTCTAGCGGCCTCCGCTAGAGGCAAGCAGACTCTGCGACGTGGCGACCGTGGTCCTGCTGTTGCTGATTTGCAGCAACATTTGACCGATAACGGGTTCAGGACAGGGGTTGATGGGGTTTTCGGTAGGGGGACTGAAGCAACCCTCAAGAACTACCAGAGGTCCAGGAATCTGGGGGCGGATGGGGTGGCCGGGTACAACACTTGGCTCGCCCTTTTGGCTGACGCCCTCAAGAGATCCGCTAGATAGTTACAGTTTCGTTTCAAAACGAAGACAGAGCTGTTACAATACTCTTCATGAGTATCAAAACAGCCATTTTGACGTTGTTCATCTTCCTAACTGTCGCACTTGGGTCGGCCTGCACGCCTCACGAGGTCCAGCTTTTCCAAACGCTAGCGCCCCACCAGCAAGATGCGGTGGTGACGCACATCCAGTCGCGTCCAGGCTCAAGCCGGGATTGCTATGAGGCCATTGACAGGCACTGGCCTGCTGCCTCTCGTTCTTGGGCTAGGGGGATCGTCTGGCGCGAGTCGCGCAACAGCCCCAGTGCCGCCAACAAGGGAAGCTCGGCACGCGGCTGCTGGCAGCTTCTACTGGGGACACATTCAGGGAGGTTCCATAAGCTGGGATTCAGCCCCACCCAGTGGGCTAATCCCGACGTGAACACTTTAGTTGCCCTTGACCTCTACCGGGAGGCTGGCACTAGTCCGTGGAATCTCTAACTACTTCCTGTAGATTCTGAAGGTAAGCTAGTCTCATGAGACTAGGGCTCGATCTGGACGGATGCATCTACAACTTCGTGGACGATTTTCTTGGGGTCCTTCGATCAGAGTCCTACTTTGAGGCGAAGGATGTAGATGATCCTGGAAACGGGTGGGACCCCCCAGTCTATGGGTTCTTCAGAGAGTTGAAGATGAAGCCTGAGGAGTTTGGGAGGTGGCTCAACTTCGGAATCAGCAAACGTCAGCTTTACCGCAATGGCCAACCTTACCCTGAGGCTATTGAAGTCATCCGAGGCCTTCGCCTGAAGGGTCACACCATCCACATCATCACCCACCGTACCTTTGAGGGCAGGGGTGTGCATAACACGATGGACTGGCTCCAGAAGTCTGGCCTAGAGTTCGATTCCATAACCTTTTCCGAAGACAAGACTCTCGTGGGGGTCGACCTTCTTCTCGATGACTACGAGAAGAACTGGAAAGCTGCCCAGGATCAAGGAATAGAGTGCGTCTTGATGTCCCACTCATACAACGAGCATGTCACTGCGGCCACGCGTGTTGACGGGTGGGTTCAGTTTGGCCAAATCGTAGAATTGGTGTACGATCTATTCTGAACGGGGTTCCGTAGTTCAATGGGAGAACACTGGTTTCATAAGCCAGGCACGAAGGTTCGATTCCTTCCGGAACCACTCCAAGTCTTGTAGATTGAAGGTCTACCCTTGATGTTGATGGATATCAACAACTACAAGTCTTGTTCTCGGTGCGGAGAGTTTCTCCCTCGCACTGGAGAATTCTTCCACTTCCAGAAGGACAGTCATGATGGGCTGAAGGGGGAGTGTAGGCTTTGCGCCAATGAGCGCAGGCGGTCCCACACGTATAAGCACAAGAAGGCTTCAGTGTCTGAGCCTTCAAAGCCCCTGAGGTCCGGAAGGGTAGCTGCTCTCCCGGCAGACCCCAAGAAGTGCACCCTGTGTGGAATCGAGAAGCCTGACGACGCCAAACACTACCAGAAAACTGGACGCAGGATAAGTCGAATTTGCTTGGATTGCTTGACTGAAGGAAAGAACAGCTCTCCCGCCCCAAAGGAGCCCGAGAAGAAGAAGGAGCCCGGAGGCAGAAGTCAAGCAGAGAGGGAAGCTCAATACTCGGCCCAAAGGGCGAGGTACATCAAGACGATAGGACCCGTGCCCTTGTGTGAGTGTGGCTGCGGCCAAGAGGTTAGAGTCCACACCGGGCTGAGGGTCTCCAGTACCCTTAAGGGGCACCGCAAGCCCGTTCCTGATCCAGGCATGATCTTCAGAAAGGATTTCGTTGAGGTTGTCCATAACTTGCGTTCTCACCTAGGGTTGACGTGGGGGCAGATGGCGGAGATCATGGGAGTTAGCGACAACCGCTTCTCCTCTCTGGTGTTCCAATACAAGGATCATTCCCAGTCAAGCGAGGAGATGATTCTTGACTTACTTCGACCCTTCTTGTTCCTAGAGGGCCTGAGTGGGGCAACCTTCCCCCCAAAGAGCACAGGAGCCAATGCGGGGGATGGACATTGGACAAGACACAAGGGGGATGAGTATGTGGAGCTAGCTCCACTACGCCAAAGAATCTTCGACCTGAAGGAAGAACTGGACACCTCTTGGCCGAAGCTTGCCAAGTTCATGAACATGGATAGAAGGATCCTGCAATATTTCTTCGATGAGCGGAAGAAGATGGTTTCCATTGAGCGATACAACTTCTTCACTAAGCAAATTGGGCTCATCCAGTCCCTTTCCACTGAACGAAAGAGAGAGCTGTTCTCCTCGGAATTCAACAAGCCGAGCACCTTGGACAACATTCCCCGAGAAGATTTCATTCGGTTTGTCGAAACGTTCAAACGCAACTTCTCAATCGGGACGACCAAGGAGGTGGCTGACATCATGGGTATCAATGATGCCACGCTCAGGGGACATTTGACCCGTCGTGGGTCGACAATCAGGAAGTCCTCCTACGACAAGATGATAACCCCTCTAAAGGAATGGGCCGCTCGTAAGGAGCTACACCGAAACAAGGCTTACAGCGAGATCGACGTTCTCTACGGGGTCTCGGATGTTGCAGAGAGAAGAAGGCAGAGGATTCAGGAGAGGGAGTATGCCAGCTAGCAAGTTTGTTGAAGCGCGCAGGGTCCAGATGCTTGAGTCCGGAGAGCTACCTCTTTGTGCCTGCGGGTGTCTGGAGTTTGTGAACCTCAAGAGCGACTACAGACCGGCCAAGTTCATTCGCGGGCACAGGGTAAGTAGATGGGATGACCTTGACACGATCGACATTCAGACCTTCAGGAGGGCTTTGTTTGAGCTTAAATCCAAGAAGGGTTGGAGTCTCGCTACCTTGGCAGACAGAGGGGGGCTTTCCTTGGACCACCTGTCCTCGCTGCTCTACGATAAGAGGAAGCGTCGGGTAACGAAGGATCTGGCAGAGAATTTCCTACGTCGTTGCGTTGGACTTCCGGCTGCCCCTTCCCCCCGAGACAGGAAGGCCACGGAGGCACGCATCAAGATTGATTCTGTGGCTTCTCGGAGGAGTTCGCCTGCCTACAATCTCGACTACGTTCCCCCCACTGTATAATGGCCGTCGTGGTAGAAAAAGACACTCTTGAGGTAGTCATCTCCGATGATTATCGTGTAGCTCGGATCATCATGAAGGATGATTGGCAGTGGACTCCGCAAAGGATAAAGAAGGCTGTGGTGGTGGCCAGGACAGTGGATATTGACAGGTTGAGGAACCTGAATGGAGCCCTGGTTTACTTTGCTGGATACCCGGAATGCTTCGAGTCCATTCTTTCGGCCCTAAACAATGGTTTCTATCCGGTGGGCAACCCCTTCAAGGGTTCTACTGTGGACACTAGTCTTCTAGGTTCTCGAACTGCTCCCTGAGCGACTCTAGAGCCTTCGCTAGTCCCCCGTTGACAAACTCGGCTACCATGTCGCCAGGGACAGCCATCTGATCTACGTCGACAGGGATGAGGTTTTCTCCGTCGTCAAGGTACACGATTGGCAACACCAACAGTTGAGCTACTCGCATTTTCTTTGACATAAGGAGAGCCTACCAATGAAGGAAAAGATCCTGTCATTAACGAAGGACGATTTCGAGTGGAAAGCCATTAGGTCCGGAGGGCCTGGCGGACAGCATCGAAACAAGGTCGCTACAGGCATCAGGGTTTTCCATCGACCGTCTGGAGCTAAGGCTGAGGCCACGGAGGAAAGATCACAGTTCCTCAATCAGCGAAAAGCCTTCCAGCGCATCACGTCGGACCCTACCTTTAAGTTGTGGTTGAAGATAACTGCACAGAAGCTGACGGGGATTCCCACACCTGAAGAGATGGTGGAAAAGTCCTTGAGGCCCGAGAACCTCAAGATTGAGACGAGGAACGACAGTGGGAAGTGGGAGGAAGTGGATGCCGTCGATTTGGGGGTATGAATTGACAGCCCCCCTGGCTCCCATCGCTGGGAGGGCAGAGTTCGTTGAATGGCTTGATGTGGTTAGTGATGCAAGCTCTAGGTGTTTCAGCCTAATTCTCAAGAGTAATCGTGAGCTTGAGTTGAATCTGTTTGTGGTAGATGAGAACGGGAGGCCCATTTGCCGGGACGAAGGAGAAGGCAGTCCCTCTGCCGTTTCAGAATCTGTTCTCCTTAAGCTAGACTCAGAACCACCCGCAAGCGTTAGGGAATTTCTTCGTGCAAGCCTGTTTGACGTGCGCCCAACTTAAGGATAGGGCCTACCTGTCCATGATCCACCGGAAGCTGACAAGCATCTTTGAGGCTTCCCCGTGTAGTCTGTGTGGAGAGACGGACGTCAGGCTTCTAGTCTTTGCTGGGGGTTCCAAAGTCTACGAAATGATAGCGGCTCAAGAACCCTGGGTGCAGGTCAACAGGGAAATTCAGAAGTACGATGTTACCTGCGCCAACTGTTTCCAGATCATGCTGGCAGAGAAGGTGGGGAGGTGGGGCATCCCATCCCCTGATTCAATCTCGTAGATCGGGGTGCTACACTGTGGTCTTCCCAACTTACACATGACTATTGCGGAGGTAGATATGAACGGGAATCTCATCACCCTAGTTGGAAACCTTACGGGGGATCCTGACGTCAGGTTCACGTCAGCGGGGAAGGCTTACGCCAAGTTCTCCATTGCTGACAACTTCTCGTACAAGAAGGGCGACGACTGGGAGAAGAAGACATCCTTCTTCGACTGCACTGCCTGGGGCGATATCGCTGAGAACATCGCTGAGTCTCTGACCCAGGGTGCGCGAGTCATCGCTTGCGGTCGCGTCGAGCAGCAGAACTGGGAGACAGAGGGGGGCGAGCGTCGATCCAAGCTTGCCGTCGAGATCGATTCGATCGGTCCTGATCTCCGATTCGCTGTTGCCGAGGTCACCAAGATCGAGCAGGAGGGCTCCCCTGCCCCCAAGCGGTCCAAGAGCGACAGTGGCAGCAGGGGAACCAAGCGTGGCTCTCGTCGCCAGGAGGAGTACGACGACGAGGAACCCTTCTGAGTAGAAGTTAGTGGTGGCGGGGTGCGAGTTTAGGGGGTGGGTTCACTTGGGTGGCCCATCCCCTAAACTATTTACATGGCCACACTTGTCACTCAACAGATTTCTGGAACCGGACTGAGTCCCATTTACCTGGCAGCTTCCGCATCTGGAGATAAGGTTGCTCCCGATGCACGCACTTTCCTCCATGTGGCTTGTGCTGGCGCTTCAGCTTCAGTTACGGTTACCGTGACGGATACGATGACGGCAGAGCCTGCGGGGGCTGCTAGTTTCGATCCCGATCTTCAGGTTGTCATTGAGCCGGGTGGAGGTCGATTCATCGGACCCATTAATGCTGAAAGGTTCATGAATCAGCTCGGGTTTGCTGACATTTCGTATGACGAAACCTATGGCGTTGAAGTGGCAGCCTTCAGAGTGTGAATTATTCCATTTCTGAGCGTATTCTTGTAAAATGTTCAAATGGAAACGAAGCAGTGTTCAGCTTGCGGGATAGAGAAGGACCTGCTCAGCTTTCACAGGGATTCTAATCGTCCCGATGGGCGCAGGAGCGCCTGCAAAGATTGTCGGTCACAGAAGAACGCACGGCCAGGGAGGGCCGTTCTCCCCCCTGTTGAACCACCTCCAATGGACAGGGGTGACCTGATGAAGCTAGCTAGAGCTAGGGCTATCAAGGATACAGTAGAGTCCAACTTTCCTGAGTTTCAGAGAAGGTACGCTGACCATTTGAGGAAGCTTGAGCTACAACGGGTTTGGCATTCCTTGAACTGAACCAGGCCGCTTCTTGAAGAATGAGCTTGTACTCTTTCCCTCATGGCAATCATCGCTCTTTCAGGCTACGCCCGCAGCGGTAAGGATACTATCGCTGACCATCTTGAGTCCCTAGGGTGGCATCGGGCAGCCTTTGCTCAGACCTTGAGGGCTTCTCTGGAGGCACTAAACCCGATTATCACTTCAAGCGACGAGGGGTTTCTTAGGTACAGGGACATCCTTGGACTTGTTGGATATGAGGCAGGCAAGGAGATCTACCCTGAGTTCCGTGAGCTTTTGCAGCGAATGGGGACCGAAGTGGGGCGCAACCTGTTGGGTCAGAACATTTGGGTGGAGGCAACCATGAAGAGAATTCAGGAGGCACCAAGTGGAACGTCCTGGGTGCTTACTGATTGCAGATTTCCGAACGAGTTTGAGGCAGTTAAGGCTGCTGGTGGCTCCGTTTGGAGGGTTGTCCGCCCAGGCATAGAGGCAGCTAACCAGCATCCAAGTGAGGTTGCCTTGGATGCTGCTACATTTGACGCTGTCCTCCTTAACGACAGCACCATAGAGGTTCTGTTTGAGCAAGTCGACTACTATCTCGGGTTGCTCTGATGGCCTCAGCCCCCTACGATAAGGATGCGGAGAGGGCTGTCCTGGGAGCTATCCTCGTTTCTGATAGCACCCTACCGGAGGTAGCGGATTTGGTGGAAGTCGATGACTTCTACATCCCTTCCAACAAGAAGCTCTATTCGTGCATGCTGGATATCTACAAGGCCAGCGGGGACGTCAATCCCATTACAGTTCACGACGCTTTGAAGTTCGCTGACGCTTCGGATGGTGGTGGTGGGCCAGACTGGCCAAAGGAGCTTGTGGGCCTCCAGACGGCCGCTCCTGTCCTTTCTCAGGCTTCATCCTATGCCAAGATCGTCCGCAACAAGGCCGTCCTTAGGAGGCTACTGGAGGCGAGTCGGGAGATTCAGGAACGGTGCCTCTTGAGTCCCTCCCTCATTGATGACCTCGTGCAGGATGCCGAGAGTCTAGTTTTCGAGGCTTCAGCCAGAGTGCAGACCTCCTCGCTGGAGGAAGCCGGGGATGTTCTAGCCTCCACTTTCGATAACGTCGCTGATTCCTGGTTGTCTCCCGGTGGAGTTGTAGGTGTTCCTACGGGCTACAAGGACATTGACTATAAATTGAGTGGCCTCAGAAGGGGGGCCTTGGTTGTTCTTGGTGCCAGGCCAGGCATGGGTAAATCTGCCCTAGCTTTGAACATTGCTTCTCACGTTGCCATAGACTTGAACCTTCCCGTTCTGTATTTCAGTATCGAGATGCAGAACGAAGAAATCCTCAGTAGGCTTTTGACCAGCATCTCTCACGTCAATTTTTCTTCCAGGGATGGACGGAAACTCGTTCTTTCCTCAAAGGATTGGATTGACTTGAATGAGGCTGCCCAGAAGGTAGCAGCGGCCCCATTGCTGTTTGATGATTCGTCTGAACCAACTGTTCTTGATGTCATGTCTAGGGCGAAGAAGGTTCAGGCGAAGTATGGACAGCTAGGATTGATTGTGGTGGACTACTTGCAGCTCATGCGATCCTCGGGTCAACGCGAATCGAGGCAGCTTGAGGTTTCCGAGATTTCCAGAAAGCTGAAGACGGTAGCCAAAGACCTGAATTGCCCAGTGCTGGCTCTTTCTCAGCTTTCTAGAGGTCTTGAAGGCAGGCAGAACAAACGCCCCATGCTCTCAGACCTGAGAGAGTCTGGGGCCATCGAACAGGATGCTGACGTAGTTTCCTTCCTGTATCGTGACGATTACTACAACGAAGATTCGGAAGACAAGGGTTTTGCTGAGCTGATTATCAGCAAGCATAGGCAGGGCTCCATGGGAACCCTCAAGCTTGGTTGGCTCCCAAATCAGATGAGATTCGCAACACTGGCGCGTGGCGAGTAGCTACACTAGGCGTTCGTGATAGCATCGACTAGACGAGAGGTAAGCATGCCTGAAAGCATAGACTTCTACAAAGAGTCCAGCCTTGAAGCAGGCCGCTCTGGGACACACAACGTGAACGGCTTGGTGGCCCTCCTGCTGGAGATGGATGAACCTGAACGGTCCTCCCTGCTCCGGGCGCTGTACGATCCGAAGATTCCAGCCAAGGTCATTTTCCGAGTCCTTCAGAAGAACGGGTATAGCGTTTCTTACGATCAAGTCAGGCGCTTCGTCAATGCAGAGGCCTGGATACCACCAGAACTACGATTCGAGGAGAGTCATGAGTCTCAGTGAAGACCTAGACCAGGCCACAGCTGGCCTTGACGAAGTGCCAGTCGAGAAATTTGAAAAGGTCAAACTGGAAAACAGGAACTTGAAGACCCGAACGGGTCGCCTGGAGAAGCAGATTGCCGACCTAGAGGAATTTGTTGACCAGCTGGTCACTATAGATGAGGCTGAGCTGGAAGTTCCGAAGTGGACCCTGCCGAAGGCAAACAAGAATCACTCCAAAGCTATTGCCACTTTGATGATTTCCGACTGTCACTTTGACGAGGTGGTCAACCCTGACGAGATCGAAGGGCTCAATGCTTACAATCGTGAGATTGCCCAGCAGCGCCTCAAGAGGTCATTCGAGAAGACGATCATGATGACGGATCGGTACTTCACCGGATTCGATTACGAAGGGCTAAACCTGTTCCTGGGCGGAGACATGGTCACCGGAACCCTTCACGACCTAGCAGAAACCAATGAAGCTCACCTTCCTGAAACTGTACTGTTCTGGTCAGAGGAGCTGTCTGCTGGAATTGAGATGATGGTTGAAAGATTCGGGAAGGTTCATGTTTCTGGCGTGGTGGGCAATCATGGTCGCCTGACCTTGAAGCCAAGAACCAAGGGGCGAGTTAGGGACAACGTAGATTGGCTCATCTACAAGCTCCTCGAACGTGAGTTCCGCTCCGATGATCGAGTGACCTTCCAGATCCCTGAGTCAGCAGACTGCATGGTTCCGATCTACAACACAACCTACAGGTTGACTCATGGTGATCAGTTCAGGGGCGGGAACGGGATTGCCGGTATCGCAACAGCGATGGTGAGGGGAGATGCCCGCAAGCGCAAGCTTTCAATGGACACCGGACGACATTACGATGTGCTTGTTATGGGGCACTTCCATCAGCTTACCCATTACAAGTCGATCATTGTCAACGGAGCGAACAAGGGGTACGATGAGTACGCTTACTTGAATGGCTTCGAGTTTGAGCCCCCACAGCAGGCCTTCTGGGTAACGACCCCGACGAATGCCATTGTATGCAATGCCCCCATCCTCACTATGGACCGAAAGAAGGAAAAGTGGTAGACCCTGATGACGTTGCCTTCATTTGCCTGGATCTAGAAACTACGGGCCTGTCTCCCGACACGGAATGGATTCTAGAGGTGGGCATTACTGTGGCCGACAAGGAACTACATGAACTTGCATCGTTTGAATCCTTGGTGTGGCCGGGTGATGCTGGCCCACTGGACAACCTGGACAGGGTTGTTCGATACATGCATCAGGAGAGTGGACTCCTGTCAGAACTACTTGAGGGCGGAGAAGAGGTCCCAACAGCTGATGTTGTGGAATCGAGAGCCCTGGATTGGCTCAAGTCTTTTGGACTCCCTCCGGGGAAGTTCCCGCTCATGGGAAGCACTGTTCATTTTGACAGAGCCTTTTTGAAGGTCCACATGCCTGACCTGGAGTCCTTTTTCCACTATAGGAACATTGATGTCTCCTCCATCAAGGAGATTTCCAAGGTCTGGCACCCAAACGATGGATGGGTGGGCTCCAAAGAGAAGAGGCATAGGGCCTTGGATGATGTTTCCTCCACCATTGAAGAAGCCTCCTTCTATTATGAGAAGTTCTTCAACGGATACAGCGAGGGTCAGTGATGCCAAGGTATGCCTACATTCTTTCCGCCACGAAGGGCGATGTCCTAGTAAAGGACGAGAATGGCGAGACCTTCGCTGTCGCTTCGACTCTAGAAGAAGCACTTGTGAAGCGTGACGAATACGACGCTTTGAGGAACCTTCCCGATCTCAGCGATCGTGTTCATCCTGAGAGATAGCTCAGAGCCAACATCTCTCCACTTGAAATTGGAGGGTTAGCCAGATTCCTGGAACTCTCCATGCTATAGTCAATTCCTGTCCACCCCCCCCTACCAGATTTAGGTTTCAGTGTCAGAGTTCCTTTCCTTTCGTCTTTCAGATTCCTTTGTTGAGCAGTACGCTAACAAGTCCATTCCGTGGGGGTTTAACATCCACGAAGGCCTGAGCCTAGGGGAACTGACCTACATCAGCAAGTACTCAAGGATCAAGGATGACGGGACCAAGGAGCGCTGGCACGAAACTTGCCGTAGGGTAGTCGAGGGCATGTTCTCAATCCAAAAGGATTGGTGCAGGGGTCAGCGGACACCCTGGAATGACCACAAGGCCCAGAAGGCTGCCCAGGACGCTTACGACCGGATGTTCAACTTCAAGTGGACCCCTCCCGGTCGAGGCATGTGGGCCATGGGCACAGAGATGACTGTTGGAAATTCCAACTCAGCCCCCCTGTACAACTGCTTCGATGGGGAAACCCTGGCTTTGACCACTAGAGGCTGGAAGACCCTAAGAAGCCTCTCTGGCACCACGCCCACTCTGTTGAGCAGGGGGGGTAAGTGGATTGAAGCCCCAGTTTCCTCTTTTGGAGAGGAGGAGCTATGGGAAGTTACGGTCAAGAGGGCGGGAGAGACCCTCTCATTCCTGACTACAGAAAACCACCGTTGGTTCGTCAAGGGCAAGCAGGAATCAGGTGGTTCCAGCGCTGACTACAGAGAGGTTTCGACTCGCGACCTGAGGCCAGCACATGTACTTCAGGAGGTGTACGAGCAAGGAGTTAACTCGACTTCGGAGGAATCCTGGACCGTTGTCAATGTTGAGTGCACGGGCAGGAGGGCGGAAGTTTTCTGTGCTACCGTCCCGGATGAAGCTGCATTTGTAATCGAGGGCAACATTCTCACAGGAAACTGCGCCTGGATTTCGACAGAGAAAATCACTTCGCACTCCAAGTACGAAGCAACCCTTCCATTTGTGAGGCTCATGGACATGAGCATGAATGGCATTGGGGTTGGGTTCGATACGAAGGGCGCTGGCAACATCACCCTTCATGAGCCGAGTGGCGAGCCTGAAGTTTTTGTTGTCCCAGATACGAGGGAGGGGTGGGCCGACTCCGTGGGACACCTACTGGTGACATTTTTCTTGGCAGGGCAGAAGCCAGTCGAGTTCGACTACTCCTTGGTGAGGCCCGCTGGAGCCCCCCTCAAGACCTTCGGAGGTACGGCCTCAGGACCAGGCCCTCTCCAGAGCTTGCACGAATCAGTGAGAAGGCTTCTCTCTGATCGCGAGGGGGAACCTCTAACCTCGCGTGACATTGTCGACATTCAGAACCTGATTGGAAAGGCAGTCGTTGCAGGAGGAGCGCGTCGCAGTGCTGAACTCGCACTCGGGTCACCCGACGACGAGGATTACATCAACCTGAAGAACTGGAATCTTCCAGAGAACGCTGAACGCACTGGCCCGGACGGTTGGAGCTGGAATTCCAACAACTCTGTTGCGGCCGAAGTTTCTACTGATCTTTCCCACATCATCGAGTCCAACATCGTGAACGGTGAGCCTGGAATTGTCTGGCTTGACGTTGCCAGGAGCCGTGGGCGGCTGGCTGATCCTCCCGACAACAAGGACTATAGGGTCACTGGGGTTAACCCTTGCGTGACTGGCGATACATGGGTCCTGACCAGTAATGGGGCGAGGAAGGTAGTAGACCTTCTGGATTCCCCGTTTACAGCGGTAGTTGATGGTCAAGAGTACGCTTCTCCAACCGGGTTCTGGAAAACTGGTGAAAAGGATGTGTTCAAGGTCGTGTTCACGGACGGTCGCGAACTCAGGCTGACGGACAATCATCAGCTGCTCCGAGCGGATGGCCAGTGGGTTGAGCTGGCGGACTTGGAGGCTGGCGATGCCATCAAGGTGCATCGTCACGGGTCTTATTCTTGGGATGGCCCTGGGTCAGAATCGGAGGGCTACATGCTTGGCCACCTTATTGGTGACGGCACTTTCGATGACGCCAGAGCGTACCTGGCATGCTGGCCAGATCATGACAATGGGTCTGGTGCAGTTATGGCCACTCTCCTTGAGGACGTTGAGGCTCTTGGGGTTGGACCGACCTTCAAGGGCTGGGTCAAGACTTCTAACCAGTATCGCTTGGGTACTGCTGGACTGACTAACCTGGCCGACAAGTTCGGAGTTTTCAGGGGCAACAAGACGATTACAGACAAGATCGAAGAGGGGTCCAGTGATTTCACGGCTGGCGTGCTGGCTGGCCTGTTTGACACGGATGGATCAATTCAGGGGACGCAAACTAAGGGTGTTTCCGTTCGCCTGACATCAATTGACAGGGATATGCTCGGGGCAGCTCAAAGGATGCTTGGACGCCTTGGAATCAACAGCACGATCTATTTCCGCAGGGAGACTTCTGAGGTCCTCTTGCCTGATGGTCGGGGGGGCAGCGCCCTTTACCAGAGGCAACCCCTTTGGGAACTGATTGTATCAAGGGAGAACCTCTCCGTTTTCGCTGATCGTATCCCAATGAGGAACCCAGTGAAGGCAGCCAAGCTTAGGGATAGGCTCGCTGCCTACAATCGTCCACTGCACAGGGATTCATTTGAATCGGTTATCGCTGCTATTGACCCAGATGGAACCGAAGAGGTTTACGATGCTACAGTTGAAGGCGTCCATGCCTTTGATGCTAATGGTCTCTGGGCGCATAATTGCGCTGAGATCCCCCTGGAATCTCATGAATTGTGCTGTGTCTCGGGCGAGACTCGAATCCAGACGAAGACTGGAGCCCCCCGCATTGAGGATGTTGTGGATCAGGAGGTCGAGGTCTGGAATGGTGAATCCTGGTCGAAGGTGAGGCCCTTCCTGGCAGCCCACAACAAGGCTCTCTACAGGGTCACGCTCAGTGACGGCAGCCAGCTCGATGTGACCGATAATCATGAGTGGTCAGCTAAGCGCCCCACCGAGCGCTCATTCAAGAAACTGTCCACACTTGAACTTGAGCCGGGAATGGACCTGCCAAACTTTGCATTGGAGTTCAAGTCAATTGGGGAGCATTTCGAGCATGCCTACCTGCGGGGGTTCCTCGCTGGAGACGGGTTCATGGATGGAGACCAGGCGCTAGCCCTCGTGCAGGAGCCAGAGTCTGAGGTCCTACTCCCAGCACTAGCGGGAGTAGAGAGAGCGTGGCAGCACCCAGAGGGTTATTCGCATCCCTTCACGAGGGTGAACGTCTCCGAGTACATTTCCAGTGAAGAGGGCAGACGGCTTAGGAACTCCAGCGAGGGCCTCCCAGATGAAGTGTTCCAATGGGATGCTGACTCTGTGGCTGACTTCATGGCTGGATGGATCGACGCTGACGGGTCCGTTCGCAGGAACCCACGGTCCCAACACCTCATCTTGCATGGTTCCGAGAAGAAGTTGCGAGACGCCCAGATTCTGCTGAGGCGTTGCGGTGTGAACGCTGCCTCAGTACATTTGGAGGCTCCAGCGGGAGCCATTACCAACAAGGGGAGACGCACGAGGGACCTGTACGCCTTGCGTATTCCAGCTCACGAGTGCGCGATGATTCCGACAAAGTTGAAGGTTGTCGAGAACCGTCCCGACGTGGGGTCCATGGAAAACAACGCTCACCCTGATGGCAGGCCTATCTCATTGATTCGAAAGCAGAAGGTCGTTTCCGTTGAGTTGGTCGATGTGGGGAGAGACACATTCTGCTTTACGGAGCCCGTGAAGCACATGGGCGTTTTTGGCAATGCCCTGACCTATCAGTGCCTTGCCGAGACGTACATCAATAATGCTGAAGGCATGGATGACTGGTTGGCTACATGTAAGGTGGCCATGTTGTACGCCAAGACGGTAACCCTACTCCCCACCCCTTGGGCCGAAACGAATGAAGTCATTGTCAGGAATCGACGCATTGGCGTCTCGACTACCGGCACTGCTGAGTTTGTTGAGAAGCAAGGTTGGGACACACTCAAGAATTACTTGTCCGAGGGGTACGAGTACCTGAAGGAAAAGGACACTCAGTACTCGGAGTGGCTTGGAGTGCGTCAGTCCATTCGCTTGACAACCTCTAAGCCTGCTGGTTCCACATCCTTGCTTGCTGGCACTTCTCCGGGGGTCCACTGGCCTACGAATGCAGGAGTCTTCTTGCGTAGGATGAGGTTCCATAGGAATGATCCGTTGGTGTCCATTCTGGAGAAGTCCAAGTTTCTTGTTGAACCAGACTTGAATGATCCAAATTGGACGGTCGTTGCGGAGTTTCCCGTGGATGGCTTGGACATGAGGTCGGAGCATGAAGTTTCGATTTGGGAGAAGGCCGAGTTGGCTGCCTTTGTGCAGATGTGGTGGGCAGACAATGCTGTATCCGTGACCGTGACCTTCAGTAAGGATGAGGCAGATCAGATCTACCCTCTTCTCCGTTCAAAGGCTGGACAGTTCAAGACGATCTCCTTCTTGCCGCCACAGGACGAAGGTGGGTACGCTCAGGCTCCGTTTGAGGTGTTGTCAGCGGAGGAAGCGGAGCGTATACGCAAGGGACTCCGTAAGGTGAACCTGAAGGCCGTCTATGACTCTGGCAAGACCGCAGATGCTTCAGATAGCCGCTTCTGCGATACTGAGGCATGCGAGATCGACCTGTCTGGCTGACTTCGCGAAGATCTCGGAAGTAGGATTCGGTATCGGAACTTTCTTCGACTAGAGATTGGACACCCTTGAGTAATATCACGGTAAGACTTGGAGACTTGTTGGATGTGGAATCTGGAATTCTTGTCCATCAGGTGAACTGCAAGGGAGTGATGGGCGGGGGAGTCGCTCTGGCACTGAGGAACCGTTACCCCGAGGTTTTCCAGAGCTATGCGAACATGGTTGAGCGAAGCAAGGACTGCAACTCTTTGCTGCTTGGGAAGATCGACATTGTTCAGATTGAGGATAACCCTGAACTCGTGGTTGTCAATCTGTTTGGACAGAATCGGTATAGCCGCAATGGTCGAATGACGGAGTATGGGGCTGTTCGATCGGGCTTTTCCAAGCTAAACTCTGTTATCGAAAACTCCAATAGCTTTCCTCTTGCGGGTAGGGATATTCATATCCCTTTCCTGATGGGTTGCGGGTTGGGCGGGGGCGACTGGGAGATTTACAGGCGTATCGTCCAGGAGGAACTGGAAGGATGTAGGGTGACTGCCCACAAGCTCTAGTGATTGTTTGCTCGTGTCAAGGTATCACCTCATCAGAGGTAGAAGAGGCCGCTGCTTCCAGTGGTGACTCTCTTGTTGCCTTGTTGAGGGAGCTGCCCGCATGTCGCGGGTGTGGTTCCTGTGCTCCACTTCTCGTGGAGTTGTTTTCTAACCTGAAAGAGAGTGAAGTTGATAAGTCCTGAAGGTCAAAGTGCCATTGACAAGATCCATAAGCAGTTTGGGTCCACTTCTTTGATGCGAATGGGTGACCGCCCAGAGCTAGAGATTGAGTCCCTGTCCACGGGGAACATTTCTATTGATTTGGCTCTAGGGATCGGTGGGTTCCCGCGTGGGCGGGTAGCTGAAGTGTACGGACCTGAATCCTCAGGAAAGTCCACCCTGATGCTGCATACCGTTGCGGAGGCTCAGAAGTTGGGCAAGGAAGTTGCCTACATCGATGCTGAACACGCCTTGGACCCCGGATATGCCGAGGCTCTGGGGGTTGACGTTGCTTCGATTTTTATAGCTCAGCCGACAACCGGGGAGGAGGGTCTGGAGATTGTGGACTCCTTGGCTGCGACTCGGGATTTTCCTCTGATCGTTGTCGATTCAGTGGCAGCGCTCACCCCGCGGGCCGAGCTGAAGGGGGAGATGGGGGACTCTCATATCGGTGCCCAGGCCCGTATGATGTCTCAAGCCATGAGGAAGATCGTCGGCAACGTCCACGAGACGAACACGACTGTCCTCTTCGTAAATCAGCTCCGCGAGAAGGTGGGGGTAATGTGGGGATCCCCAGAGGTAACCCCAGGAGGTAGGGCTCTAAAGTTCTATTCTTCAGTTCGTATAGATATTCGTAGGATCGAGAATGTGAAGGATGGCAGTGAGGTCCTCGGCTCTAAGGTGCGTTTGAAGGTCGTGAAGAACAAGGTGGCCCCACCGTTCAAGCAGGCTGAAGTTGATGTCGAGTTCGGTAAGGGATTCCTCCCATCGGTTTCTCTTCTCCGAGAGGCCTTGAGTCGAGAGCTTGTGCAGAAGAGTGGGTCGTGGTATGCCACTTTGGACGGGGAGAAGATGGGTCAAGGCGAGAGGAATGCTGCTGGATTCTTGGATGAGAATCCTGAGTTTGCAGCTGAACTCAGGGAGCTTGTTTTGGAGAGGGCTAGAAGCTAGACTGTAGTCGTGTGCACGGAAGTGTCTAGGCTTGGCTAAGCGCCCCTCCTGGAGGAAGAGAAGGCACCTCTACGAGGAGCTTCTCGATAGAGATGGGCCTGTTTGCGCCTTCTGTGGTGTTTTTTTCGAAGAGGGCCTTCCTAAGCGTCGAATGACCATCGATCACGATGTCCCTTTATCCAGGGGCGGGACCAGCGATTTCAGCAACCTAAAGCTAGCTTGCAGCATTTGCAATTCTAGAAAGGGAAGCCGAACGGGTCCCGAGTACCTAAACAGTGATGAACTCAAGGAGAGAGTCGCTTCCATTCAGGGTCAGATGTTGGCGCACAACCATGCCTCCATCCTCTTCAACAGCACTGGACATTGGTCCTGTCTGTGTGGTGCTGTCGGGGCTGGGTCGGATGACCCGAAGAAGCAGGCATGTAATCTGTACACCTATGGAGCTTTCTATCGCCCGACCGGATGAAGTTCTTTGGTTCGTCCTCCTCTTGGGGCTTGTCTCATACCGTCTCTCGAAGCTTGTAGCGACCGATAAATGGTGGGAGCCCCTCAGGGATAGCCTCATCGTCAAGCTTGTCCAGAAGCCCTCTGGGGGCTTCAGGGAGTCAGGAGTGAGGCACGCCCTGTCGTACCTTCTTGGTTGTCAGGTTTGCGTTGGGGTCTGGGTGTCCTTCCTGTTGGCGGGTCTCTCGCTCGTTGTCGTAGAGATGGACGGGCCACTCACTTTCCTAGTGGCAGCCTTTGGCATTGCGGGGGCTCAGACCTTCCTGGCGGAGGTGTCAGCACCTTGAAGGTCCCAATAATCACTGTTGTTACTCCGGTACTACCTGAACGTGACCCAAGGCATCTTTTCGAATGTCAACAGTCAGTTCAGGCTCAAACCGTTCCAGTGGACTCACATGAGTTCAAGTTTGATTTTGATCATGATGGCCCTGGGGCCACACGCAACGCCATTGTTGATTCCGAAGCCTGTAGTGATTCGGAGTGGTTCCTTTTTCTGGACGATGATGATCTCCTTGATGAGGACTTCATTGAGACTTGCTTGCCTTACTTGTGCGTAAACGACGTCGTATATACGTGGTGTCGCAAGAACTTTGACTACCCAACAGACGTTCCCTTCAATGCTGAAGCCCTGAAGGGAAACAACTTCATTCCGGTCACATCGCTTGTCCGTGCCAGCAAGTTCCGTGAGGTTGAGGGCTTCGGTGACTCACCTTACGAAGACTGGAAGCTATGGTTGAAGCTTCTTGATGCCGGGGCAAGGTTTCACTGCATTCAGCAGAAGAAGTGGACCTACAGGCGAAGTGAGGAAGGACAGAACGCTAAGGACAGGGGGGTAAGGTGAAGGGCAATCTTACGGTAATCATCCCGTGGCGCGAGGTTTTTCCAACCCTCCCTGAGGAGGTGGAAAAGAACCGCTACCGGAAGAACACACTTAACTGGGTTAAGCGTCGTTACGAGATGCTTTTTCCTGATTCGCCCTTCAAGCTGTCCGGCAACCCCGGAGTCGACTTCAATCGCTCCATGTCCATCAACCTTGGAGTTGAGTCCACAACTACCGAGTACGTCCTTATAGGTGACGCTGACACCATTCCCCACCCTGAGGCGATCCATGAGGGATTGCGTCTACTGGAGCTGGGGGCTCCCTGGGTCCTTCCTTACGGTGACGCTGATTACTACAACGCTGATCGGGCCTCATCGGAGTGGATCCTGTCTCTCCCGCCCCACTTTCCAATCAACCCCAACAACATAAGTTATGAACATAAGATCAAAGCCTGGTCAGGGCAGGTTCTTTTGAGGGCTAAGGACTTTCTTGATATCGGAGGGTTTGACGAGAGGTTCGAAGGGTGGGGCTACGAGGACAATGCCTTTACTGTCCAGGCCGACACCCTGTTGGGCGATCACCAGAGAGTTCAGGACGGGTTCGCCATCCATATCTGGCACCCGGTGACGGATCGGACTACGTGGGGGCAGCCACACATTGATAGGAATCGTGCAATGTACCGAGAATATGAGCAATCAGCAGGCAACCCTGAGATCATGAGGCGGTTGGTTGAGTCGAGGAGGAGAGCATGAGGTACAGCTTTCAGAAGCTAGAGAGTTTCGGAGCCCTGGGTAACCAGCTGTGGCAGATGGCTGGCACCATTGGTCAGGCCGAGGCTCAAGGGGTCATGCCTGTTTTCCCAAATGATTGGTTCTATAGGCAATTCTTCAGATTCCCTGACAGCTTCTTCGACTCCAACTTTGAAGACTGCCTAGACATGGGCGAGGAGTACTTTCAGGACCTGAGTCTCTTCGTCCCCGAAGACATCTCAGGGATGCTGAATCCGAGCCCCATCACCAGCGATCTCCTGAACTCTATGTACGACATTGAGCTTCCTGAGTTTACAGCTGTCCACGTCCGAAGAGGCAACAACGTCACCCCCCAGTATGCTTCCCATCACCCTGTGATGCCACTGGAATACTACGAACAAGCCATGGATCGGACGGGTGGCCCATTCATCGTCTTCTCCGACAGCCCTGAGTGGTGCGCTCAGCAGTCACTTTTCAAGGATTGCCTCTTTGGGGCGGGGCCACCGAAGGGAGTAGATGTCATGTTACTCACCAACGCTCGCCCTCTGGGAAACCAGAACGCTGTCCTTGACTTGTTCGCCATGTCCTTATGCGACAACATCATCATGTCAAATTCTTCCTTCTCTTGGTGGGCGGCATGGATGAGAGGCCTAGATGGTGACCCAACCGTGATCTATCCCAAGAGGTGGTATGGTGAACCCCTTAAGCATATCGATACATCGGTAATGTTTGATAGGTATCACCCGTTAACCTGGACAGCACAATGAATGAATTTTTCGGACTAGGCTTCTTGCTTGAGAACGGTGTCTCCCCCCGCGGCATTCTCCACATTGGGGCGCACTACGGGGAAGAGGCATCACACTACAGGGGGTTCGTTGGAGACAACGTAACCTGGGTTGAGGCTCATCCTGATTTTGCTGCCAAGTTGAAGGCCAATCCAGAACTTGGGGGACAGAGGGCGCACGAGGCCTGCCTCTTCGATTCAGATGGGGAGGAAGTAGAGTTTTTCGTCACCAAGGACGAGTACGCTTCCTCTCTGTTCAGGCCAGCGTACCACACTGTGCAGAACCCGCATGCTCCAGTAACTCATTCGATCAAGGTTTCCACTGTGACGTGGGGATTCTTCTACAACTCCTTGAGCGCAGAAGACCGCGGCGTCATAGATGGAGCAAACATCCTAGTGCTGGACACTCAAGGGTCCGAGCTTCCCATTCTTCGGAGCATGGAGTCTATCCTCGGCCAGTTTGACGCCATAGTCACAGAGTATTCCTCAGTTGAGTTTTACCATGGCGGCACTAGACTCACGGAGCTGGATTCTTTCCTGGAAACAGATTGGGTAAGGGTCTATCCTGACGATAGCATGACCGAAGCCTTATTTCATGCTGACGCACTTTACCTGAGGCCGAATTGAAGGTCAGGCTTTTCTCGGATTGGGCCTCCTCTAGTACTCTCCTGGAGGAGATTTTCGGGCGCTCCCTTTTTGACCCAATAGTCTCCGGGGTGGAGTTCATGGATGGCGGGGACTACGATTTCGCTGTCGTCTTCAATTTCGCTTTCGATGAGGTGACAACCCCGCCAGAGAGAACAATAGGCTTGGTCCTGGAACCTGAAGAGATCCTGGACGTAATGTATGGAGGCTGGAGGACCAAGGACTTATCGAAGGTGGGTCAGTACTACAGCTTCACCCCGCTAGATGAACGATTTGACCCTGTCCTTGGCATCGGGGTCCCCTCCGTCCGCCCAGATGTAGCTCTTTTGAGTGGGTGGGAAGATCGCCCTTATGAAGCATGCTTTATAGCTTCAACGAAGACCTATACGCCTTACCAAAGACTGAGGCGAGAAGTTCTTAGTCTCCTTCTCGATACAGACGTAGGTATCCACTTTTACGGGAGGGGGATGACAACGGGAACAGACGAACGCCTTCGTGGCGAGATACCGCCAGGAGGCAAGGGGGAGGTCCTGAGGAATTACAGGACAGTCATAGATTTTGAAAATTCCCCATGGGCATTGACTGACAAGTTTTTTGATGCTGTCTTCTCTGGGTGTGTCCCGCTGACAAACTCTTTAGCGGTTCGTGGAATGGGCCTCGATCCAGGGGGGTTCCGGTGGGTTTCCTTCAATGCCACAGCAGGTGAAGTTGTTGATGGTATCCTGGAGGCCCTTCGTTGCGAGAGGGCTCCTTCTGGGGGCAACTTCCTGAGATTCGCCAGGGGGGATCTCTCGCTTGCTAACTGGATTACTGAAAGGGCTTTAGATGCAGGACGTTCTGATCCTTGGAGCTGAGGGGCAGGTTGGCTCCGCCTTGACTTCCCACTTGTTGTCCAACGGACACAACGTCGAAGCTTTCGACATGGACCTTGATCTTCGTGATGCTGCGAACATCGAGAAGTTGAGCTTCCTGTTGCAGTGGGCTGAGTTCACTTTCTTTTTGGCGTTCGACGTAGGGGGTTCCACCTACCTCAAAAAGCATCAGTCTTCAGTTGAGTTCCTCGACAACAACGTGCGGATCATGTCCAACTTTGCTGAAGCCCACCAGAGGGCCACGACAGAGGCTGGCAGGCCCATTCCGTTCATCTTTACATCCAGTCAAATGTCCAGCATGCCATGGTCTCAGTATGGGACCCTCAAGAGGCTGGGGGAGTTTTACACGCAGGCCTTGGGCGGGTACAATGTTCGTTTCTGGAATGTCTTCGGGAATGAAACTGATCCCGAGAAGTTCCACGTTGTCACTGATTTCATCAACAGCGCCATGAAGGACTATGTGATCAGGATGAAGACGGACGGGCTAGAGAAGCGTCAGATGCTTCACGCCTTGGACGCTTCCAGAGCCCTGGAGGCACTCATGGAAAATGTTGACAGTCTGCGGTCGGACCTCTTCTATGATGTCACCAGCTTTGAATGGGTCTCGATTATGGAGATTGCTGAGGAAATCCAGGCCGTGATGGGTCCTGACGTGGTCAGAGATATCATTGCGGGGGAGGCTTCGGATGAAGTGCAACGCGACTTTGGCAACGAGCCCAGCTCTCCGATTCTGGAGTTCTGGCAACCAACAATGACCCTAAGGCAAGGCATTGAGGAGGTCCTAAGGGGGGTTGTCCATGTCTAGAATGGTGGCTGTTTCTGGTGGTGGCGGGTTTATCGCTGGGCACCTGATTCGGAGGCTTCTTGATGAAGGGTTCAGTGTAAGGACCTCTGACATCAAGCCGTTCGAGGAGTGGCATCAGATTCATCCCGATGCAGTCAATGTTGAGAGATCAGACCTATCGGTCAGGGAAAACTGCGCTGAGCTTCTAGACGGAGCCAAGGATTGCTACCATTTGGCAGCAGATATGGGCGGGATGTTCTTTCTCGGGACCCACCGTGTGGACACACTGAACAGTGTCCTCATTACTGGCAACATCTTCAGGGAAGCAGGGGGGCTCGAAAGGCTCCTTTACAACTCAAGCGCATGCGTTTACCGTGATGACCTCCAGCAGGAGACTGAGGTTTCCTTGAGGGAGGACGACGCTTGGCCAGCTAATCCTGAGCCTTGCTACGGCCTGGACAAGTTGTACGGGGAGGAATACTGCAAGTGGGCTCATTTGGAGTCTGGCCTTGAGACAAGAGTCGCCAGGCTTCATAACGTATTTGGGCCTCACGGGACTTGGACTGGAGGCCGAGAGAAGGCCCCGGCTGCTATTTGTAGGAAGGTAGCGGAAGCTGTTGTTCTCGGAGGCGACTCCATTGTCATCGGTGGGGACGGGCAACAGACTAGGTCCTTCTTGTACGTTGACGAGTGCGTTGAGGGGACCAGGAGAATCATGGAGTCCGACTATGGTGGACCCCTGAATCTGGGGTCAGATGAATCCATTTCCATCGAGGGCTTGGCGCTCATGGTGGAGGACATCGCTGGGGTGGAGTTGAATCACATCTACGACCTTGAAGCCCCCGTGGGGGTGAGAGGTAGAAATTCTGATAACACTCTCATCAAGGAGACTCTTGGGTGGGCTCCATCCTCCGATCTCCGGTCAGGCATGGAGAGAACCTACGAATGGGTCCTAGAGCAAGTCAGGCGCACTCATGGCTAAGGTTGTGGTCGGGACTACTCTCCCCACTTTCAAGGCCTTGTCCGGGGAGGACAGAATGTGGCTGTCTCACGCCAGAGGCATGGTCACTGATGCACTCGATTACGGGTATGATGAGGTCAAGTTCTTTGCGGCCATAGAGCATGACACTAGAGGAATTGGACCCTTTGACAAGCTTACCAATCTCCTGGGGGAGGTAGATGCTCTGCCTGGGGCGAGAGGTGAATACTGGGGTTTCTCCATCTCTGACGGAGCTGCCGTCATTGATGGGTGGAACAGACTTCTGCGTATATGTACAGGCAGGAACCTCATCATCGACTACGCTTTGAGGGACGAGGACGTCGATAAGATCCTTTTTCTGGATTCAGATCTAACGGTACCACCGGAGTCTATTTCTAAGCTGTCAGAACTTGGCTACCCGTTCACTGGCGGTGATGTCCCTGCTTATTGTCTTGCTGGGAAGCGTCTTGATAACGAGTATCCAACTTTCCCAGTTCAGGAGCATTGGAATACTGCTGGATTTCTGATGGTCGATAGACACATTTTCCAACGCATCCAATGGCGGGCAGACATTCACCCCCGCGGTGCCGGGATGACAGATGACCCCACTTACGCTGATGACGTCAGGCAGCTTTTTGGCCTCGAATGCAGGGTTCGCAAAGACCTACAGGGGGTCCACAAGCCTCTTGTTCCCCTGGAGAAGCGGGGGCATGATCTTTCAACTCAAGGGGTAGTGGGTTGAAGGTTGGCATTGGGATAGCTACATTCAACAGGCCTATCGCTTTCGGTCAATGCCTTGAAAGTGTTCTTGAAAATGCCCCTGATTCGGCCTATCTTTATGTCAGCGATGACGGTTCCGATCTTGATTACGGGGACAGTTTCAGCGCCTTGGAGCCCTTGGGGGTGAAGCTCTTTAGGGGTGAGCACTCCAATATCGCCACTTCCAAGAACAGGCTCTTGCAAGCCATGATGGACGATGGAGTGGACCACCTCTTTGTCATAGAGGACGACATTAGGGTTCTTCATCCTGATGCCTTCGTGCGACCCATTGAGGGCTGCGAGCGGTATGGCATGAATCACACGATGTTTGCCCATCACGGTTCCAGGAATTCCATGGTGGAAGAGGGGTCTTTCTTCTCGTATCATTACGAGTGCGTTGGAGCCTTCTGCTATTACAGCAGAAAGGCTATCTTTGAGGTTGGGCTGATGGACACCCATTTCCACAATGCTTTCGAGCATGTCGTTCATACCATGTTGATAGGTGATGCAGGGTTGATGCCTGGTGCTAGATGGAGAAGGTTCCCTGATGTTGTTGGGTCTACGATGACGTTAGAGGAACTTGATGTCCCGTCTTCTCATCTGGTTACCTCTGAAGAGGATCACATGAAGAAGGAGCACGTTCAGTCAGCCTTGAGGTACTGGAAGGAGCACTATCGCTTCCCTTCAGACGTAGAACCCCTCTTGTTGAAGGAGAGCTAAGTGCCCATCTATGCAGTTATGCCTTTTCGGGATGAACCAGGGTTGACTCTTAAGGTTCTCGACCTTCTAGCGTGTGAGGAGGTAGATTCCGTTCTCCTTTACGACAACGATTCCACTGAGGAAACAATGTCGATCATCAGGAAGAGGACATCCGAGATGGATAACGCAAGGGTCCTCTCGGCCCCCACCATGTCCATTTATGAGATGTGGAACCATGGGTGGTCCACCGCCCTCGACAAGGAGTCTGGAGAGTTCGACATAGCTTTCCTGAACAACGACATAGATTTTTGTCGTGGCACACTTGCCGCCCTGTCTACCACATTGAGAGCCATTGGGGATGCCTGGATCACCTACCCTAATTACGACCGGCACACCTCAATGGGGGTGGATGAATCCTTGGGGGTTCGCCCTACTTATGGAACCAAGAAGGATGGCGGAATGTGTGGCCACATGTTTATGATTCGCGGCGAGATCGCCAGAGAAGGCTTTCCTATGGTGGATGATGGGTTTGAGTGGTGGTTTGGGGACGATCAGCTGGCTTGGGACGTTAGGGAGCAGGGCGGGTCCCAGTACCGTCTCCTTGGGTGGCCCGTGGATCACTTGAATGAGGCCACAGCTAGCAATGGGTCGAACGACTGGACGCATAGCGCTAAGGAGCGGGACATCAAGCGCTGGGGGCTCCTGCACGGCTAGTGCTTGTCCTTCTGGTGGCATTGAGTCATGGCTACCGAAGTTTCTGGAACCCTAACCCCAAACACTGTGGCATCCGTCACTATTGATCTTCCCGCTGACGTGCAGGTGCCCTACACGAACTACTTTGGTGACACAGCATACAAGGTTATTCACAACCGAGGGGCAGCCATTCGGGTCGTTAACCTTGATGGAAAAGCCCCAATCTGGTTTACCGTGGACGGAACCAACCCTGTTATTGGAAGTCACGGACAGGCTGTAGCAGCAGAAACCGGATCCTTCAACTACATCAGAAAGTACGTTGAAGATAGCGCTGTCGTTAAGCTCATCTCAGCCAGCAACACGCAATACACCGTAGAGTTCTTTTCCGGTGACGCCACCGAAGTAAACAACACGGGCGGAGGGGGGACACCCTGCCCTGAACCCTCCTACAGCGCAGAGGGTGGCAACAGCGAATACGACGATGGAGGATACCACTATCACGTTTTCACTTCAAGCGGAACTCTTACCTTTGTGGATGGCGACAACAGCCCGACTCTTGAGGTCCTTCTCGTTGGTGGCGGGGGAGCCGGGGGCCGTGACGCTGGTGGAGGTGGAGGAGCTGGAGGTATAGCCGTTGTCTCCATCATGCCAGCTTATGAGGACCTTGAGATCACCATTGGAGCTGGTGGCGTAGCTGGCAGTAGTGTTGGCCCAAGCGGGGGGTTCACCACCCTGACGGGAGAAGACACGGGAACTATTGGTGCCCCCGGTGGGGGCGGTGGGGGCTCCTGGCGGGGAGCCCTGAGGCTCGTTGGTGGAAGCGGTGGAGGAGCGGGGGCTGGAGTTGTTCAGTCCGGCAAGCAAGGTATCAGTGGGTTCGGTAACGACGGAGGAGCTTGCACTCAACTAGGTGGAGCCATCGGATGCGGTGGAGGTGGAGGCTTTCTGACTGCCGGAGCCGACGGTGGGCCTCTAATTGGAGGCAACGGAGGAGATGGAACCACCATTTGGGGATTTCCTGTCGGAGGTGGCGGGGGTGGAGGCTCCGCCAACGGATGGGCCAATACTTCTGGGGGTGTTGGGGGCGGAGGTAGAGGTCAGGGTGTCAGTGGAGCTGCTGTAGCTGGAACCGCCAACACTGGTGGTGGGGGTGGAGGAGGCCACGGTGGAGATGGCGGAAGTGCTGTCGGGGCCAGCGGGGGCTCAGGTCTCTTGGTGATAAGATACCTGATCTGAAGATCGACACTGTAGGCTGCTTGTCAGTCGAACCGAAAGGAGGGTCATGTTAACTACTAGTCATAGTGAATGTTAGGTTCACTTATGAAAGGAGATAACATGACTTACGTGGTTAACAAGCGACGAAACATCGCTCGCGACTCCCTTGCCTCCCCGCGTCAGTCCTACGCCAAGTTCGCTAAGGCCGACGCGAATCGACGCAACCGACACACGGTTAAGGCTGCTTTGTCCTCCCATCGGGAGGAGTTCAAGGATGAGGCCTTGAACCCGGACTCTGATTTCGATGCAGAGAACTACGGGTACGCCAAGATGGCTCGCTCCGATCTTCGTTACAAGGAGGAGATCAAGGAGGCCATGTGGGACCGTCGTCACGACAATCTTGGATGCGTCTTCCGCTACGGAAGCCGACACCTGGAGAACGTCCCCAACGAGAACTTGGCGACGGAAGTCTACAAGCTTTTCCCTGACAACGTGGCCGGAAGGCACGCAGCAGGGCACCTGTTCTTCCACGTCACTCACGAGCGAGGCTGGTCGGAGTACTCGCCCTGCTGGGGCTCACCTGCTGCGGTCAAGGCTCGTGCTGATCGTCGTTGGCTCTTGAATTGTCTCGCTGCACGTTACTTGGAGTGCCTGACTGAGGTGGTGGATTCCGGGAGGGCGAGAGAGTTCAATGTCCGGATGGGCTGGAAGTACGCCACAGATCGACTCTACTTCACGAAGTTCGGTGGATCGAGGCTGACGACCAGGGATTCCGTTCAGAAGGTCTTCTTGTCGAACTGTGGAGTCCTGCCTCCAGGGTTCAGGCAGACCCGATTCAGGGGCGGAGTCCTTCACGAGGTCCTCACTCAGATGGGATTCTCCTTGCCTGAGGAGGTGTAGACTACGAAAGTAGAATTCATTCAACTCAAACCTAAGGCCAATCGTGGAAAGCGTCCTGCTGCTCAATGCTTCATTCGCACCTTTGAGAACCATCCCAATGAAGCGCGCCATGGTTCTCTTGCTTCAAGGCAAGGCTGACTTGCTTGAGGCTGCTGATGGAGTTATTTCGTCGGCTTCGGAGGACTTTCCTAGGCCTTCGGTGGTGAAGTTGAACTACTTCGTGACTGTCCCGTTTCAGGCCCGCGTGGCCCTTAACCGTCGTTCGCTCATGGCTAGGGACGGGGGCATCTGTCAGTACGGTTGTGGCCGCAAGGCTTCGACCATAGATCACGTTTTTCCGCGCTCCCGCGGAGGCAAGCACGAATGGACCAACGTTCTTGCTTGCTGCCCAAGGTGTAATCTCAGAAAGGCTGATAGCACTCTTGAAGAGATCGGGTGGGAGCCTCTTAAGCAGCCCCATGTTCCAACCACGAACATTTGGCTGATGTCTAACGTGGAATCGCGCCCTGAGTGGAAGCCTTACTTGGAGATGATCTGACATGGATCTGTACACTTATACCATCTCCGGAACGGTCTATCCTGAAGACAATGCTGGCCTGTCACTAATCTCCCCCTCCGACATGTCTGGCTTCAGGAGGTTCAGGATCATTGATGTTCATCTCGGGTTCCATGGAGCCTTTGACCCTGAATCCCGTGAAGTTGGCGACCCTCAGGATGTCGATTGTATCATTTGGAGATTCGACGCTTCCGGGATAATCTCTGCCCATCCTTGGAGACCAGAACCTCTTGATCCGAGTGCTCCAGTACCGCCCATTTTTGCTCTAGAGATCCTCACCCTCGATTATGCACCGGCTCCAATTGTCGACAGCTCAGTGTTTGCTCCAAACATGAAGAATGTTGATAGTCTTCGGTGGACCTTTGGCTCAGGGGAGGAAGTTATTGGCGGTGGTGATGTTGGAGTTACAGTTATGGCTGGTAACCAAAACTATTATTACCCTGTGGAATACTGCCTCTCGGTTGTTCTTTCCATCTGAAGCCAAGCTCGGCACTCCGCTAGAATAGAACTCAACGAAAAGGAAATCTATGGGCTCAGCAACCGACTACTTCGAAAACATAGTTCTGGACTCCATCCTAGGGGACAACTGTGGCGCTAATGTTCCTTCTTCTGTTTGGGTGGGTCTCCTGACCTCCTCTCCTAGCGACGCCTCCGGGGGGGTTGAGGTCTCCACTTCCGGCACGGGGTATGCCAGGGTGCTTGTACTCAACGACACGGACCATTGGCCGGATGCCGTTTCTTCCACGAAGCAGAACGCAGCTCCTATTCAGTTTGCCACAGCTACAGCTGCCTGGGGGGCTGTATCCTATGTTGGGATATACGACTCGGACACGGGAGGTAATCTGCTACTATGGGGAGAGTTGTCCTTTCCTGTGTCGCCAGTAGTTGGCAACGCCCCCTACTTTGCACCAGGATCACTCAACATAACTTGCGACTAAGGATCAAATCATGGCTGACGTCTATTCGATAACTACAACCTCAACAGCAGTAGCCATAGCTACTCCCCAAACTCTTCTCCAGCTGGAGGCCCCGTCCGACAAGAGGGTTAGGCTACAGTTTTTGAGTGTAAGCTTCGATGGGGCGGCCTCTGCTACCCCCGCGAAGGTTCATCTTTTGCGCCAGACTACTGCGGGTACAGCCACGACGGATACGGCCACCCCGCTAGACATGGATGCCCCAGCGGCAGGCACGACTTGCAGGCGTCTCTACACAGTCGAGCCCACGGATGGGGACATTCTCTTCTCCTGGTTTGCTACCCCTAGCGGGTCAGCGTTCTCCATCTCGTTTGCCCCAGGGGAAGAGCCTGTTATTCCCGAGAGTGGCCGTTTGGCCGTTAAGGTGGAATCGCAGGTGGGCCTCAATGCTTTCGCTTCAATGCAATTTGCTGAGTGAGTTGGAGGGTTTATGCCCTATGTGCAATCCAACTCCAACGTAAGAAAGCGCAGGGCTCCCCGAAGGTTCACTCGTCTTGATGTCAGGAGTGGCGAATGGATCACCCTCACTCCCCTTTCCCTAAGTGGTGCCGCCTCCTTCAGTCTGGGCACGCGGGAAGGCTGGGTGGATCTAACTCAGTCTGATGCAGCCATGCGCACGCCCGTCGAGGAAACGGATCGCCCAGTTCGCTTCAAGCTCTTCTTTACCGGGTACCTTGATGTTGCCGTTGAACCTGTTGACCCTGCCAGTCGATTTGTTATGCTTAAGCGTGTCAGTCCGGTGATGACTGACCCAATCATAAACGAAAATGGAAAACCAGAATGACTTGGGAAGCTTCCAGTGTCGTAACTGAAGACTGGGGAAGACTTCAGGTTGTCATTGGCAACCAGGACCTTTCCTTCTATCGTGGGCAACCAACAATTGTCCACGGGTGGGGCTCCGCTGAGCCATTTGACGACAAGGCCTGCACTCTAGAGTTCCCTGGCATCACTTCCTATGAAAGCGTTGAGGATTTACCTTTCAAAGAGTTCGATAATGTCGACATCTATCAGGTCGACAAGAACAACCAGAAGGTTGGCAAGGCTCTGTGGGAGGGGTTCATTGGGTCCCTAGATGACGTAATGGACGGCTCGAACAATTCGCTTACCATTGGGTGTGTTGGGGCGCTGTACCAGGCAGACTTGTTCCTCAAGGCCCCCAGTTTTGGGTTCCCAGTCGAGGATGCTGGAATTTCCATCGCTACGGAAATGAATCTAAGGGCTCGCTATTACGGCCTCAGAACGAAGCAGATGAACTGGTTGACGTGGATGTCTGTCCCTCATCGCAATCGCGGCTCCTGGAATCCTCTGTTGACGGGGTGGATTCAGGAATTGCTTAGCCAGGCTTACTCTCCGGCTTACTTCAGGGATGATGAAACAGCTGTGGCTGTGGCTGCTGGAAATGGTGGGTACGTGGCCCTGGGCGACCACGCCACGTTCTCTTCATTCGGGGAAAGGTTCCCCAACTATGGTTCTGCAACTTGGTGGAATGCCATCTTCATTCACCTTTTCAAGGATGAAGGCTTGCGCGTCACGGACATGTGGTACGACAAGACCCGCAAGGAGATCTACTATCTCTCCAAGGGCGGGCATGTTGGGCGTAGAACCAAGAACAAGACAGATGAACCAGGGTGGGACCCGTGGTTTGGGGAGGCCGCCAACCACCCAGAGTTGAACTACCACGCTATCCACGGCCTTGACGGGATGACTGGCTATCGGATCATGAACATCTTCGGCCAAGTCAAGTGTTATGGGGCTGCCACACACTACGGTGATGGGCCTGCGCTCAGCGTTAAGCACTACTCTGCCACCCCTTACAGTCTCAATGACATCTATATTGACATGGCTCGTACTCCGTCAGGCAACGGGTACTGGTTGCTTTCGTGGGGAGGAGAGATCCATGCGTTTGGTGACGCTACCTCCTTTGCGAATGTGCAGATCATCGACACCCCCATGCTCGCTATCGAAACCTCACCTACCGGAAATGGTATCTATGTCCTAGATGCCGCTGGGCGAATCTTCACGCAAGGGGACGCTGTTCATCGCGGTCAGCCTGGTCCTATTGACTACACCCACCATGGGTATAGGGATATGAGCATGACTGAGTCTGGGGAGGGTTATGTTCTTGTTCGCTCAGATGGAAAGATCAACACTTACGGTGACGCCACCTACTACGGAACTGCTGAATTCTCACTGGATCCTTCATCGGGAGGCAAGGTCAATCAGTACACGTTGATGAAGATCGATGGCCGCAGACCTGTCGTGAGAACCAAGGACACCTGGACAGCGGATTGGACGGTTTCCACTGGACAGCCCGGTGTGGCTTTCAGCTTGAACCGTGATGCTACTCAGAATCCCAACACGTTCTATGGAGAGGGTACTGATACAGGAAACTGCAAGTGGAGAAACACCAAGTACCCAAACTTTAACCCCGGAAGCCCACCTCCTCTCTGGCCCGGATACTACATGTCAACGACGACGAACGCTAACGCTCCTGGGGTCAGCGTTTGGCAGCAGAGGATGAAGGATTGCGGTTGGCCCATCACGGTCGATGGATATTTTGATGTCTACGATCGCAACATTTGCAAGTGGTTCCAGTCCTTGGCTGGAATCCTCGTGGATGGGGTCATCGGCCCTCAGACGTGGACAGCCACTTTCCAGCCAGGGTCTTCTGGCGGGGACCTCTCCTCTGCCTACATAGCCCCACTGGCCATTGATCCCAGGGTTGAGCCCTTCATCTACAACGCAAACGGAGCCTCCATTGGAGACAACCCTAGCTTTGACCGAAGTATCATGCGGATCGAGTCTTTCGCTTCGCACGGGGAGCATTCTTCGTTGAGGGAGGCCACCATTGCGGCCCAAAATGAAGCAAAGAGAAACGTCACCCCAGGGTGGGCGGGAACAGTCACCCTTAGTATTGACCCGGAGGAAGGTTCAAGATTCAGGATCAAGGCTGGTGACAACCTTCTCTTGAGGAACTACAGGGGCGAAGACCTGATGCTTCATATCGCTGGAGCTGATATCGACATGGTTGGGTTGTCCGTTACGCTCACGGTGGACTCGAAGGCGCGAGACTTGATGTCTGTGACCGCTATGATCGAGAGGGATAGAACAATCGGAGACTGGGCTTTACAGCCCACAAGGCCCTCCAATAACTCCTCCAAGCAGGTGAACGACAGTGTTGTCTTCGACTGTGAATCGAAGGCCGGTTATATCCCTTATTTCGTGAGCCCAGGTGGCCTCTGGAATGTCATCAAGATTCCCGTAGGGGAACTTGGGACGGTGGTGAAGACTGAATTCCAGTCCTTTGCTCCGGCTTCCACCTACTCTGTGGCCATGTTTGATCGCCACATCACGGCCAACAAGTTGCAGTCGCTTGGCTCCCCAATGGATGAAGATTTCTGGAAGAACTTCCCTGAGGATTTGGGGTTGATGATCTCTTGGGGTGACGCTGATCAGATGGCCGGGTACTTCCCTGGGGCTCAGAGTGATGGTGACCCCGCCACGGGACGTATGGTCGATTCAAGCAGTTGGAACTTCTGGTCTTCTGAACCACCTTGGATTTATGTTGCCTTCTGGGTAACTCAGACATGTGCCATTTCAGGGCGTCTCTACCCTGGACCAGACGCTGGGTTCAACTTTGCGTCCACTGACGCCATCGCCAACCCTATGGAGATTCGCGCTGAGCCGCAACGTACTCCTGCTGACTTTGGGCCTGACTGATGGTGAAGGTTTGCTTTGGCCGACTTCCCAACGGTACGATTAGGGTGCGCAATTTCCATTTGCTGAAACCTCCTAGCTTGGATGGAGCTAGGAGGTTTTACCCTAACCCACATTCGAACCTGTACATTTCACCGCCAGGTGTTAGATGCGAGCTGCATGCCGACGGGTACGATTTGTTTGCAGTTCAGTTAACGGGGTCAAAGACTTGGTTCTTTGATGGAGCTTCGCCTGTTATGCTTCAAGCTGGCATGAGTCTATTTGTTCCCGTCGGGACCAGGCACCTCACTTTGAGTGGACCTAAAGGGTCTGTTCATCTGTCGGTAAGGAGCGGAGACATCTGATGTGCTGGGATGTCACTTCTTGGAACAGGGAGAATCTAGATGACTCACAGGTTGCTATTGGGTCTGGATCGTCCGAAATGTTCTATTGGGCTGGGGTCCACGACACCATGTCCTATGGTATCCATAGGGTTGATCCTGACGTTGCTTCGAGCGACGGGTCGGGCGATGTCAGCCTTTTCGACCCCATGGATACCATTCCCGACGCTGCGGATTACTGGTTTACCAGGAACTTTACCTTGAATAGGACGAGCGGGGGTTTCGTGTTGGGAAACTCCAGGGACCCGGACACGGCAGTGACCGGATTCTACTTGACGCACGTGAACGATAGCGGCACCCTCCAAAGCATCAATCTAGTCGATGCCCTGTCGGGGATGGATAGCTGGGGGTTTGACTTCCTCCACTGTCTCAATACTTCATACAAGTATTTAGCTAACCTTCACGCCTACAGGTGGGATTTGGATTCAGGCGAGTTTCTAGGCAAGGGGGCCATTGTGTTGGTTGAATCAGATTTTTCTGATGTGGATTTTGTTGTCCCCTGGACAGGAGAGAGCGTGTCTTTCTCCGAAAGGAACCCTAAGACTGTTGCCGCCAAGGATGGATCCTTTTGGACTCTAGAATGGCTTAGTGTGGCCGAACAAGAATTGTCGTTGTGGTCACCGGATGGAATTCTCATAGACAGCACTACGGATCTTGGCCCCGACTTCATCGTTGACATTGGGATAGATTGTGATGGTTCTTCTGTGGTGTTGGAAACACCGGTTGAATAAGGGGGAGGTAGTTAGGTATCGTGCCTACACTTAAGATGACCAAGGGTTTCGTTTTGTTGACCGGGAGCTGCGATACTTCCGAGGCTCTAGCGATTTCAGACAATGGGAAGATTGTGGCTAAGAGAGTTTACGGTGGGGATGGGCCTTCCTCGGCCCTGTTCCTTACCTGTTCAGGGACCCCACCGCTGCGTCAGAGGCAGCGCGACGATGCCTTTAATGCCCCCCGCGTGAACAGGGGGCCTGGGCACAATCATCCCCGCAGCCTTCAGTATTCGCAACGTTCCAGTTGGACCTCCAACACGTACCTACAAGAGCAAGAACTCGAACCTGTGTAGATTCAGGTGGTAGGGTTCTCTTTCCTTCGAGCAATCGAGTGCTGCTATGACTAGAATCCTATTCGCTGGAGACATCCACGCTGATCGCAGCCACCTGGAGTATCTGTTCCGTGTGGCCAAGCGATTTGACGTTGATGTCCTGTTCGCCCTTGGGGATTTTGGGTATTGGCCAAGGAATGCAGGAGGGCAGAGGTTCCTGAAGGGGGCAGTGAAGCTTACTGAGGACTCTGGGATCCCCCTTTACTGGATTGACGGAAACCACGAAGACCATTGGGCTTTGGGCAACCTAACAAGGGGCGTTAGGGGTGCCTTCATCCCCACCAAGGTCCCCTATTACGACCACCATGACAACTCCAACCTCCTGTACGTCCCCCGCGGGCATTCATGGACCTGGGATGGGGTTTCGTTTATGGCGATGGGAGGGGCGTACAGCGTTGACAAGCCCTCTCGTACGATGGGGCAGGACTGGTTCCCAGAGGAGTCGTTGTCTGATGACGATGTTGCCTACGGTAAGGCTGTGGGGAAGGTCGATGTCATGGTCACTCACGACGTCAGTTCCGTAGCCCCCATCCTTGAGAAGCTTTTACTCATGAAGGGAAGAAGCTATAAGTTGATCCCTGAGGCCGACGCTAACCGTCGGGCCTTGGAGGAGATTCGCTTAGCGGTTCGTCCTGACGTCATGGTGCATGGACACTACCACGTTGACTACAAGGAGATCGTGGATGGTACTATCTTCCGCGGCTTGGACTGCAACCTTTCTGGCGATGGATTCAGCTGGACCATCATGGATACTAGAGACTTCAAGGATGTTTGATGGAGAAGATTTCCACCCTGTTCACCCGTGCTAAAAATGGTCGAGTGACCGACATATTGTCGGATCATGTCACCCCGCCATCCGTCGAATGGCTGGCCACGGAGAAACTGGATGGGGCGAATGTTCGCTTGACGGTAAGGTCTGGTCAGCTCGTGCGTCTGGAAGCACGTCGCAACCCGACGCGTATCCAGAAGGAAGACGGGATCGTCCACCCCTGGTACCGTGACGCTCAGCCGGAAGAGCAGCGAAACTCGGACTATTGGCTCTGGAATGCTGCCCGGAACACACCCCTGATGGGCGTTCCTGATGGTGAGTGGTCGGGGGAGGCTGTTGGCCCTAAGATTCAAGGTAATCCTCTCGGGCTGAAGGAGCACGTTGTCTTCCTCTTCTCGTTGCTTCCATGGAGAGAGACCTTGTCGTCCACCATTCCGCTTCCTCCTGTAATCGAAAACGCTCCTCTTTCCTTTGATGAATTGGCGGACTGGCTGCCAGGTCAACGTTCACAGGTAAACAAATCCGTAAACATCGAAGGGGTAGTGTGGTGGTTTTTCGATGAGCCTGTCGCCAAGATCAAAGTTAAGGATTTCTGATGGCAAAGAAGAACGAGAAGGCCCCCAATGCTGTAGACATCGATCTGCGTGGCGGGCCGAGAGATGGAGAAACTCTTAGAGTTTGCATTCCTCCACCTTCAAGGTTGAGGTTGGGCTTCCCTGAGTGGGCCAATTACTACCAAGTCGGAAGCTCCACTGTTTACGAGTTCGACAATCAGAAACCTTGGGTTTCGTTGAATGTCATAACACCGACGGGAGATAGCCTTGACTGACTACGTGCATGTTGTTGAGCTGACATCCGAGGGCACTTTCTGTAAGGATTGCGGGGTTGGCATTCCTCTGGAAGTTGGATCTATGGATTCAGAAGTTGTTTCAATGGGCGGTGGAAATGTTCATTGGATCCCAGCGTTTGCCTACGATGGCAAGACACGCTCCTGCTTGCGTGCCACTGGAGCCGTTGACGACTCCGTTCTCCTGGTGTGTTCTTCTTGCGGGGGCGAGGGATGTGATGACTGCGGTAACTTTGGAGTGATCGGAAGTCAAGGCTCTCTTGTGGTAACCGAGAGGCCCCCTGCTGAGGGCGGAGAGACGCTGGAGGTGGCTCCCCCTTTGACAGAGGTTGAGAAGATGGCCGGGAGGGCTGGATTCCAGAACTTCCTGATGATGAGAGAGACTTTGAATCCAGATGGATCTTAGGTCAGAGTTGCAGGAATGGGTCGAGAGTCATTCCGAGTTGAAACCCGAGGAAGCTGAGGTCTTCACGGAAGAACTTTGGGGGTTTCTCGAAGAAAAGGTCGGGGCAGTTCAGGAGAAGCTACTGGATGACCTTCAATTGACGAGGGCAAGGTTAGCTTCAGCTGAGAGAAGAAGGGATTGGTTTCAGGGTGAGCTTGCTAGAGTCACATCCGCTGATGGTTGAGGAGGCAGTGGAGACACTTCTGGCTCAGGCGTCTCAGAAGTTCCCCTTTGAAGCCGTGGAGGGTACTATCAATGCATCGAAGATGAAGGAAATCTGCTCCATCTTGGGGGTTTCTCCAGACTTGATCAAAAGGTTTCAACGGGAAGGCCTTTCTGTTGACGAGGCCGACAAGGTAGCTTACAAACTTGGGGAGCATCCTTCTGCCATTTGGCCAGAGTGGAGTGATATCCCGCTCCTTCCTGAGTCGTTGTTGGATGCCGCTGAGGACTTCATGAGGGCCAACAAGAGGTGTGGAAAGTGTTTGGCCTGGGTGGATCGGGAGAAGTTCCATCGTCGCAGGGCTTCCACGGATGGGCGTGCAAGGTACTGCATGATGTGCACTAAAAAGTACGAGGAGGCCAAGCGTGGCAGATAAGAACACTCTCCTGTCCAAGATTTCAGAGGTCACTACGGATGTCGATTCCTTGGTGAACTCGATTCTTGAGTACGTCATGGATAAGGATCAGCTCATGTCTGAGGTGGCCGAGGTTCTTCTCGCCTTGCGTGATCTCACGGGGGCACTTTCTTTGGGTTCCTCCGAGATCGAGAAGCTTCTGGCTATCCTTATGGCTGATGGGGAAATTCTGGAGGTTCCCAACTCCGGGGTGGCGATCGAACGCAGGACGGGTTCTAGTAGGGTGCAGTGGAACCATCAGGCTCTCCGGTCAGCTGCCGCTGAGAGGCTCGTTGATCGACATCTAGATTCGAAGACTGGAACCCTAGACTGTTCTCCTGTTGTGCTGATAGAGGAAGCCTTGCAGACGACAAGCTTGTCTTGGAAGTTGACTGAACTAAGGGCGCTTGGCTTGAATCCTGATAGCTTCTCTACTAAGAAGCCGGGTAAGGTTAGCTTCAAGATCACTTCTGTTGGTGCCGTGAAGACTGAGGAAAAGGAAGACAATGACGACGACTTCATCTAAGGATCATTTCAAGGCTTTGGGTTATGACTTCCCTGAGGAGAATCTGAGGGAGGTCAAGAAGGGTGGGGCTAGACTCACCTATATCCCAGTAAGCGAGGTAATTGCCAGGATGAATGGCGCTTTGGGTGTTGACGGATGGCGCATTTCGTCTTCAGATGCCTGGATCGATTCCTCCAACCCTGATTGGGTTATCGCCAAGGTTGTGGTGGAGATTTTTTCCCATGACCGGGATTGCTGGGTACCCAGGATTGGATGGGGTGGTCAGAAGATCAAGCTGTCAAAGGGTGATGGAGCACCGTTAGATCTGGGCGATGAGTTCAAGGGTGCTTCCTCTGACGCTTTCAAGAAGGCTGTTCAGGCTTTTGGGGTGGGGCTGAGTTTGGCCCGTTCGGAGGAGGCAATCGAAGCGGAGCTGAACGCTCTTGCTGAGAAGGCTTCTCCAGCCCAACATAAGCTGATTCAGGAAGCCCTTGAGGGTCTCCCTGAGGAGGATAAGGCTGCCCTCCTCGATTGGTGGAAGGCTAATCTTTCGAGACAGAGCCTCAAGCATGGCACGATGACTCTGGAGGGGTTCCGGCTGGCTTCAGAGTTCCTAGGCTTGGAGAATCCTGATGAGCTATGAGTGGACCGAGGATGGCCACAAGCTGAACTTTGAAATCGACGGTGATGAAATTTCTATTTCTCACGTTGATTGCCCCATGACGGGCTCTTCTGCTTTTTGCAATAGACGTAGGAACTTTTGCGTGGTCCAACGTTTCGTTGGCATCTTTGGGCCAGAGTGCAATATTGGGCAGTCACGAATTCAGGGGCCTGTGGAGATTGCTTGGATTGGGGTTCCTGGGGACAGTGATTTGGATGACGAGTTTGCTCAAGTGTGGGTTACTCCAATAAACGATCCAGAGTATCAGAGTTCGAAGATCTCCATCATGGGGGAGCTGTAGTTGGCTTGACGTGTAGTGTATATACATGGCACGTCTTCCTGAAGCTGTAATCATTGAACGTGACGCCACCATCTTCGAACTGAAGAAGGCTGGCAAAAACTTCCGAGTCATCGGGAAAGCCTTGGGGGTTAGCGAAAGCGCAGCCTACAAGGGGTACAAGCGTCACGTCGACAGGATGATGCGTCACCTGGCGATTGATTACGCTGCGGAACTAGTCACCGACTATCAGCGACTAGAGGCCCTCTGGGATTCATACTCTCCATACACTAGGCCCCAGAAGTTGGAAAATCCTGATGGGGGAGAGGATCTCGTGATCCCCCCTTCACCGGACGCTGCCAAGGTTTGTCTTGCCATCATGGACAAGAAGCACAAGCTCCTGAAGATGGATGAAGCCGAGGTCAACACTGGTGGCCGTGGGGGTCAGGGGGCTCCTCCCGTCAATCCTGATGATGAAACCGTCGCTGAGCGTACCCCCGAAATCGAGGCAAGGGAGTTGCTCAAGATTTTCCATGAGTCTGGCATCATTGACGATCAGATCTTCACTAGGCTTCGCGAGGTGGCGAACCTGGACGACATCGTGGATGCTGAGGTCGTTGATGATGGTGATGACATTCAGTCTCCTCTTGAGATTTCGATGGCCGAGGCCCCTGCTTTCGTTGACGATTATGATGAGGAACAGCCGGATGTGAAGTGGAGGCCAGAGTTGTGAGCAGCACCCCCCACATGTCTATTCGGGTGCAGCCAGACCAGCTGGCTTCTTGGCGCGCTGCTTGCGCCAAATCTGGCGTTGATGTGAGTAGCAAGATTCGGTTGTTGATGGATGCTTGGGTGGCCTTCGAGTCTCAACGTGAGGAGCTTGAGCGTTCGGAGTCTGAGATGGCTGCCGCTGAGGCTTTGAAGCTCATAGAGGAAGCTTTGATTTCTCTCAGCTGAAGAAGAGCCCGATATAGTTTCTGTCATGCAGGTCTCCGAAGTTCCATTTTCTGTCGACCAGATGACGCCAGGGAGTCTCGTCTCTCACGAGTTCATGACGTCATCTCTGGAGGAGTTCTCCAGGGATTTTCTCAGGGTCAGCTATCAGTCGACTCTCTCTCACACTGAAGCCACAAGGGCCATTATGGAGATGAACCCTACGATGGCAGCTTCAGAGAAGGGGCATGGATTCGGTGGAGTCTTCAAGATGCCATCAAATGATGGTGTTCAGGCTGTTGTTGGAGTCTTTGCTGCCAGACTAACCAATTCTACGAACTTCCAGTTCTGGGTTAGCGGAGAGATGGAAGACATTCAGGCTAGGGTGCTTCCCCGTTTGGCGGAAATCTTCCCAGAAGAAGGGAAGGAAACGATCGAGGAAGATAAGGTTCTGGTAAGGTTTTGGACAGCCGGGAGCTACGGACCGATTCCGACTAGCCGCGAAGTGGAGTTCAACACTTGGGATGACATCTCCATGAACTACCCGAAATCCATTAGGGGCTCCCTGGAGGACCTGATGGGGCGTTCAGCCCCAGATTCTGGTGGGAAGCTGATCCTGTGGCATGGGCCTCCAGGAGGGGGTAAGGGATTGCCCTTGGAAGCAATAATTTGCACTCCCGATGGTTGGCGTACCATGGGCGAGCTTGAAGTTGGAGACTTTGTTGTCGGAAGTGATGGCGACCCGGTTGAAGTAACCGAGATTTTCGACAGGGGGATCCAGCCCCTTTATCGAGTCGTGTTCAGCGATGGGGCTGAAACAATCTGTGATGGGGATCACCTATGGGGTGTTCGGGAAGCTGACCCCGTAGCGACAACGGAGAACCTTAGCGTCATGTCGACAGAGGAGTTGGCTTCAGGCGCAGATGCTAGCGGGTCATTAGTTGAAGACGGGGAGTTCCGTTGGTTTGTGCCACTTCCATTCCCAGTTCAATACGGGGGGGTCCCTCTTCGGGAGATTCCATATCAGGTTGGTTTGCAGTTCACCGAAAACTCATCCTTTGAGCACCTTTTGATTTCGGATGAGGCCCAAAGAAAGGCTCTCCTGGCGGGGTTGCTCGATGGTCGCCCAGCTAAGACAGATGAAGGGCTGCCTCTCTTTGAGACAAGTTCCTTGGAGGTGGCTGAGGATGTCATCTCTTTGGTTAGATCTTTAGGGGGGGTGGCCTCACTTGTCGTTGAGGTGAATCAGGAGCCCACCCCTACTGCCTACGGGGTGGTTATTGAACTTGCTTTCAACCCTTACTTCTCGGAGAGAGGCCGTTCTCTTGGAACGTTAACGAGGGCACCGTTTCGTGCCATTAGTTCAATAGAAGAAGTTGGCCATGGGGAGACTCGATGCATTAAAGTGGATGCCCCTGATGAACTTTTCGTGATTGATGACTATGTCGTGACTCACAACACCAATGCGATCCAGGCGCTATTGAAGGAGTGGGAGCCGTGGTGCGATGTTGATTACATCGTAGATCCTGAGAACTTTTTGGGTGACCCAAACTACCTGATTCAAACCTTGACCTACGTTCCTCATTCAGTGAACTTCAATGAATTGAGCGCCCTGGATCCGATGGACTCCAAGGTGGCCGTGGAGGATGCTCTAGAGGAGGCAGCGGAACGATGGAGGCTCATCGTCGTGGAGGATGCGACTCGATTTGTTCGCTCTGACGCTGACGCCAAGTCTGGTCAGGCTTTCGGTCGACTGCTGAACGTGACGGATGGTCTTCTGGGTCAGGGGCTCAAGGTGATGGTGCTCATAACCACCAATGAACCCATCAAGGAGCTTCATCCGGCATTGCAGCGACCTGGAAGATGTTTGGCAGATGTGGAGTTTTCTCCGTTTCCAGCGAGTGAAGCTTCTGAGTGGTTGGGCTACCCAGTCAGAGAGGAAAAGATGCTGGCGGAACTCTTCGCCATGGGGGAGGAGTTTTCAGGCAGCTTGACGTCGAAGTCACAATCAATAGGCCTTTACCTTTAGGAGAACAAATTGAAGACAACACCCGAAGCTCACGTCGTCAGGGATAGCATCGACCCCACCACAGGGGTTCGATTGACAACAGTTCAAGCCACGATGCATCGATTTGTCTTGGCAGAACTGAACACTCACAGAGCCTTCTGTTTGTCTGGGGAGTCCGAGGTGTGGGCCGAAGCACCCAATGGAACTTCCAGAAAGTATCAGCTGTCGTACCTCTACGACAGGTGGCACAACGGAGCAGCGCCACGAGCCTCCAAGAAAGGTAAGGGCTGGCCCACAGCGGTACTTGTGGCAGATCGGACCTACACTGTGAATGAGGTTGTGGAGCTTCTCGGGATGGCAAGTTCATCCACCCTCAACAAGTACTGCCGAGACGGCAGAGTAGTCGCAGCGGAGAAGAACCCTAATGGGCAGTGGTCGGCTCCAGGAGCAGCCTGGGCCGAAAGCCTGGCTCCGACGACCAATCGTCAACCAATGCGAGACAGATTGGCATCGATTGCCATTCGACAGGTCTCAGAAGAAGACCTAGAACCATCCCTGACGCGCATCACAGACGTGATCTACTCTGGGGAAAAGGAAACCTTCACCGTCAAGATGGGAAGTAGGTCGATTCGAGCCTCCATCGATCACTTGTTCCTTACCCCTGATGGGTGGCGACGACTTGGCGATCTGGCGGCTGGAAGCAAGGTAGCCGTGGCGCTTCGAGGAAAGCCGGAGCAAATCAGGTTTACCGACAGGTATAAGAAGATTGATGGTCGCTGGGTCAGCCAGTGGGTCAGATCAGCGAAACATCTTCTTCCTGCTCGGTGCGAATGTGGAGAAAATGCCACGGAAGCTCATCATGAAATCCCCGTACACGTCGATACATCAAGGGCTTTCGACATCGGAAACCTCGCGCACTTGTGTAAAAAGTGTCACAGGGGGAGACACCGCAAGCAAGGTTGGCAGGAAGGTGTGCCCTCTTACTACGATTTCAAATCGATCGACTCTATCGAGGCCCACGGGCTGGAGCACACGTTTGACCTTTCGGTGGCGGGCGACTCCCCCAACTTTGTAGCGAACGGGTTTGTGGTTCACAATTCACGCAATTCTGCCAGCTCTAGAGCTATCCCCGTCAAGAAGCAGCTGGCTAGGGTTCAAACTGATACAGCTATGCCAGTGGAGTTCGGTGTCAACAAGCCTGGAATGCAGGCCTCAGAGGCCCTGAGTGGGCATGAATTGGCAGCGGCCAGGTATGCCTGGATCAAGGCCAAGGATGCTACTGTGGAGGAATCCAGACGACTCTCAGAGGAACTGGGGGTTCACAAGCAGGTGGCCAACAGGATTCTCGAACCCTGGATGTGGCACACCGTCATCATCTCCTCCACGGAGTGGAACAACTTCTTCTCTCAAAGGTGCTCCCCGCTCGCTCAGCCAGAGATCAGAGTGGTGGCAGAACTCATTCGGGAAGCCCGAGAAGGCTCCACCCCCATGGAGTTACATGAGGGGGAATGGCACACCCCGTACATCCAACCAGACGAAGAAGCACTCGACTTGGAGGTACGCAAGAAGGTTTCTGCTGCAAGGTGCGCCAGGGTTTCCTACCTCACACAAGAGGGAACCAGAGACATCAATGAGGATTTGAACCTCTTTGAGAGGCTGGCGGGGGCCAACCCGCCCCATCACAGCCCTATGGAGCACGTGGCCACCCCTTACCCTGAGAACTTCGCTACCTACATCAGTGAAAAGAATAACGGATGGGTGGATCGGGTGGAAGTTCCTGTCATCGGAAACTTCCTCAAGTACCTCCAGTTGCGCCACGCCCTAAACAACTCTCGTCTACCGACGGAGGGGCAGCGATGACCAAGAAGCCCAAGAAGCCAGTTAGGCCGACCCGTAAACAGTGCGACGAGGAGGCCGTCAAAGCCAAAAAGCTCACCCTGGATATCACTCAAAGTATCGGATATCGAGGGCTCCATTTCAGAAGCCTTGAGGGTCTAGTTTCTGAGTTTGCTGAAAGCCAAGGGGTTGACGTCGGAGATGTCAAATTCCATGGGTGTGTCTCAACTAGACGCAAGGAGACACCCACTGAAGCAGGCAAGAGGCTGTATAATCAGGCTGTAGCCAAACACCGTCAAGAGATGTTGGAATACTCAAACGCCATGCGTGAATGGCGATCCGAAAGAACCAAGGGAGCCAAACAAGACAAGTCGTGCCAATGCGACTGCTGTTGCTGCAAGGATAGGAACTGAATTGAACGATCTCTGCCCTGAGTGCTTCCAGCCTTCTGGCACCACGATAGCGTTTGGTTCTTGGCCAAGATGTCGGTTCATTCTAGATGGCAGAGATTGGGATCCAAACGCCCAATGCGTGTTTCGAAACCGACACGCTGGATGCCACAAGATGGAGTACCCCGAGACAGAAATTTGGGTCTGCTGCCCCCAAGGCTAGCGTGGCAGAATAGGGGAATCCCAGCCCAAAGAGGCCACAACAAGGAGCAGCTATGGCTAAGCGCAAGACCTCCGACGATCCACGTTCCCGCCAGATAGAACTGGCGTTAGAGGAATGCAGAGACGCATTGAAGGCCATAGCTGCATACGGGGACAACTCTTCAGCTTGGGCGGCTAGAAAGGCTCTCAACTCGACAAGCTCGAAGTTGCGTAGGGCGAACGTCTAACCTTCCCTCATTGAGTACAATGCTCCTGACATTAAACCAAAGGAACCTCATGGTAGATCAGGATTTGTACGACATCGCTGTTGCTGAAGTCAGAGGTGAAGCCACGCCTGACGAATGCGCTCGTTTGAGTTCAAACGTCTTCGCTTGGAGGGATGCGCTGCAAGCTGTTGTTGACAATGTTGACTCTCAGAGAGATGAGAACGAACAAGAGTTCAGGTATGCTCTCAAAGAGGCCATGGAGGCAGACGATCAATCCAGCCTTCAGGGCATTCAGGATTCTCACAATTTGTGGAAATCTCGCGTCAGCGTTTTCCGAAAGCACGTCAACGCCAGACTTCTGGCAGTCAAGCGCATGTGTCAGGAGCAAGTAGCTGAAGATCCCACCAAAGGGGGAGGCAACCTGGAGCTGGCAATGAAGGTTGTGGCGTGCGCCATGGAGTTGATGGGGCTCCCCCACGACTGCGATGTTGACGAATGGCAGGATGGGTTGGATCAGCTTGAAATTGCTGTTCTAGCCTACGAGGAATCGGTGTCTCGGCCGGGGGTATGATGTCATCATGGCTCTACTGGAAAACGACACAACCACCAAGGCTAGGGTCGGATTTTCAAAGAATGGGGATGTCTCTCACATCATTGACGATTGGGCTCCAGAGACAGCGCGAAGAGTGAGTGATGTAGCCTTCTGTGGAACAAGAGTTGTTGAATCTATCGGGGTTCCAGAGGTTTTCTGTAGACGATGTGTGGCCATCGTTCGCAACTACGACCGGGAACTGCGAAGGAAACAGCAGCTCCCCAACCAGAAAGCAATCAACGCATGTCTGTCATTGATCCAAGAGGCTTCTACAGTGGAGTTGGCGAAGGTGATTCCACTGATCCCTCGACGCTGACCGCAGCAGACATCCTGGCTCTTCACATCATGAAGGCTATCGCTGTGGCTGCCTTCCGTAGAGATGGGGATGTGGATGTTCCTTCTCTGATCTGGAAGGAATTGATGGCCTCCACAAACGCTCTCAGTGGGGGGTCGAATGTTTCCCCTTGGCTGTGCATCAACCTTGAAACAGGAGAGTTGGCTCGTGCGACTCACGAGGGCGGGCTTTTTGGCATCAAGGCAGCAGAGCTGACTCCAGAAGCCTTCAACTAACGATGGAAGAACCTATCTACACCTCAACGAGAGTGACGCCCGTTGCCGAGACACCCAATGAGCGTTTACGTCGCGATCTCAACAGTTTCCGTTCCCGTGAGGAGAGGATTGCCAAGAAGGCCAAGAAGGCCAGGAAGACAGCGAAGGCTTCTAGGCGGGCCAACCGCAGAAGGTAGCTTCAGGCCAGCGGGTCTTCGTCTATCGCTTCGATCACTCCACCCAAAGCATCTTTGAGGTTGTCGAGTTTGCGATTAGCGGGGGGAGGAATGTGAGCTGGCGGGATGGCCCCCTTAACCTCAGCAAGTTGATCCTCTAGTTCGTTGATCCTCTGAATGTACGGGTCGAGGAGCAGGTGTGCAGCGGTCTCAATGACTTCCCTTATCAGGCGTTCCCTGAACAGGTACATAACGCTGCTCCGAGTGTTTCTCTCAAGGGCTTTGCGTATGGCTTTCTCTATAGCTTCTTGTGTGTGGAATGGATCACTTTCCACTTAGGATCCTTTGTTCTCGTCGGGCAATCCTCTTCCTTGAGTGATTGTACAACACGCAGCCCATAGCGTAACCAGCTATAGCTGCCGTCAAAAGGAACCCAGCGTGTTCAAAGACTCCGACTTCGAGGATCCAAGCAACGAAGGCACCGATTCCAATGATCCACCCCCAAGTGTTGTTGAGCCTAGGGATGGGGGCTGTTGCCGTGAGCACGATCATCCAGATCAACACAGCTTGGATTGTTAGGATGATGTCAAGAGAAGGCACTTGAACAGTTTAGTCTGTCGAACTTTCTCTTGGCTCAGAGAAGGCCTGAAGGGCTGCGGCTTCAGCAGCGACCTTCATCAGATCATCCAGGGGGCCGTTCAGAATCCTGTTTCTGTCACCTTTGGTGCAGCACCCGTCATCTAGTCGAAGCTTTCGCAACACTTGCTGTGGGGTGAGGTTGCGATCCTCTTCTTCAGAGATACTGAGAGCGTGTTGGCCAGCGGGTTGGGGGTTCCTCATCTTCGCTCCTTGAGGGGGGCAGGAATCCAGACAGTTCAAGCACCAGGAAGGATTCAATGTATCGCAAGTGGTCAACAATGTGCTGTGCTCGCCTGCCTTTTTCAACGACTGAGGCCTTGTCGGTCAAAGGATCCAGCATAGCTGCCTTCTTGACGTCATCTACATAGGATTCCATGTAGATGAGTACGTCGCTCATGGTGGAGAGGTCTAGGGTGGTGGGCAATTCCACTTCCTCTAGAAGTTCGGACTTCGTGGCGATTTGACGCGTCTTCTCGTACATGGAGATGGCGATGTCTGCACAAACGAGGTCGACTAGTTGAGAGAGGTTCGACTTGAGGTCTTCGGCCCTAAAGCTGGGCAGGTTTCCCAGCTCGGAGTAGGCCTTGGAGCCTACTTCTCCAGCGAACAGCGTTTGCAACAGTAGACGCTGTTCGACGGGTTGAGTCACTGAGGTTCCAGTAGTTGCCATGGGGAAAGCTTCTCTCCAGGTTCTTGAATAGTGGGCCTGTACCATTCCATCAGTGAGATTCGCGCCCAGCTCAAGTCGAGGGCGATTTGTTCTACCTGCTCACTGAATGGCCACGGTAGCTGGTATGCCACGCTAGCAGCAGCTTCTTCGAGCTTCCGAAGGTCTTCCAGTTCGGTGTCGGGATTGTAGGAGGAGTCAAGCTCTAGTCGCGGCACGGGGATGATGGTTCCGTCGGAGAGGAAGGCATTGGTGACGATGGCCTTGATGACCTCGGAGATGCTTTCGGTTACCAGCGTCAACTGATTGCAGGTGTCGGCAGCCCGCCCCTCTGTTCCTTCTATGAACTCAAAGAGGATGACTCCGATGGCTGTCAGTTGGTGAACTTGATGCTTGAGGTTCTTCACGGTTGAATGTTAGCTCAGGGGGCGAAGCTTGCCACCTTTGAATTTGCGATCGAAAAGCCCAGCCTTCCTCTGTGCTGCCGTCACTTCTAGGTGGCATTCCCTACAGAGGCATTCCAGGTTGCTTGTGTGGTGGGCGCAGGAAGCTTTGTTGTGCGTTCCGAGTGCGGCTTTCTTGTGGTTGACTTCGATCTTCACGGGGGGGCCGCTGAGACTCTTGCCTTCTTTGCGTGAACACTTCACACACGTCTTGGAGTCTCTGGAGAGTACCCGTATCTTCGCCCAACTGAAGTTGTGTTCTGTGAAGGCTTCGTCTCCGCAGAACACGGAACACCAACGTCGTTGCCTTCCGGTGAGTTCTTTGTTGCACCATCTGCATCGACTGGTGTCGCCTGCCCATCTGCTGAGGGGGCATCTTTTCATCATGTTGTCGGTGACGGCCATGTCGGAAGTGTACACGATGAGTGCTCCTCGTAGATTTGCGTGTAAGCCTTCAACTTGACGGGGGTGCCCCATGTGTACCTGAGCCCTGTTTGCTCGTCTCCTGGGGGCTCCTGGGGGGCCGTGGTGGGATTTGGTGTGCTGTGAGTGGCCCAGGAGGGCTCCAGATTGGCGTAATACGCCCCCAAACCCATGTATTACGACCCGCAGGGGAGATCGCCACCCCTCGGCATTACGTCAGATCGAAGGTCAAGAAACTGAGAAAATCCTCAGAAAGGAGGAGGAAATGGGGGCTACGGGGGCTCTTTCCAGCTAACACAACCCAGAAATCTCACCTTGCACAACGCAAACATCTGTATATACGAAAGTTGACAACCCCCAACTCAACCTAAGGTTTATTGGAAAGCAGGCCTAACATTTGAGGGTGGTGAAGATGTCGACAACAGCAGCTGTGAGTTCCGCTGCTAGTTGTTCGTTGGTTTCCAGGCAGGAGGTCGTGAAAGGCCTGTAGAGAACGACGGGGGGGTCGAGTTTCAGTCGGAACAGGTTTCCGGGAGGGGAATCCAACACTAGTTCCCTTACTTTCCCTTCTTGTAGGGATTGCAGGTCTGTCGCCCAGGTTTCTAGACGTTCAGCCCCCCAGTGGAATGTGGGGGCGAGGAGTTCAGCGAGGGCGTCGGCCAGGTCATTCGTCAAAGTCGTGTACTTCCACGTCACTCAAGCCTAGGGAAGCCATGAGGATTGCTTCTTCTTCGGAGCGGAAGATCATCGGTGGGGTTGTGGAGTCGAGGGGGATCGTTTTTCTCACCACCCAGGATTGCTGGATGACGTATTCGACTGGTAGACCCTTTTGGTTTTTACCGTAGACACGTTTGCTCATGGTGGCAGGTTAGCTGGTGTGGGCGGGGCAGAGGGTTCTGATCCAGTAGGTGTCGGTGGGGGTTCCTGGTTCTCCGCACACTTCGCAGGTTTGAAAGGAAAGCATCTCGTATTTGCGAAGGATGGGGTTGGTGATTTCCCAGTCGTCGGAGTTGATGTAGAAGCGGAGCCCCCCGAACTTCTCTTTGATTTGCACGATCTCCCAGGAGATGGGGAGGGCGGAGAGTTCTGTTGCGAGGTCTCGGATGAGGTCGTTCCACCCGTCGCCTGTGTCGATGGAACGCCACACCGGGTGTTCTGACCACAGGGGGTCTAGGAGTTCTTCTAGTTGTTCACGTGTTGTTTCAATCACTGGTTTGCTCCTTGTTGATTTCGAGTAGCAGTTCTCGTATCCCTAACAGGATTGGGGTTAGGCTTTTGGGTGGGGTTTCGTTTCTGTCGATGATGGTGACGAGTTTGTCGAGGATGTGCGCTGCCTGTAGGGGTGTCATAGTTGAAAGCTTTCGTCGGGGAGGTGATAGGTGTCTTGGAGTTGTTGGGACTTCCAGATGATCCAGTCGAGTTGCATGGCGTAGGGGTGTCGGAGAGGCTTGTCTTGTAGAAGCGTGAGGGATTCTTGAAGTTTCAAGTTCGCTACACAGATTTTTTCGTACAGGGTGGGGGCTAGTTGTGGGTCATCCCCGATGCGCACAGTGGCGAGTTCCAAAGCTGCGAACATGTTGAGCATGGAATCCACAAGGATTTCTTCTTGTCTCATGTGGTTTCTCTGATGGTGTAGGTGGGGGCTATGTGTCGAAAGAGTGTTGTGCGTTGATGTTTGCACAGGTCGACAGCGAAAGGGGAGAGGGGGTTGACGCGATGCCAGGTTCCTTCAGAGGAAAGGATTTCAAGACGATCTTGTTCAAGGAGCGCTCTTACTTCCCCGACAGTCATGTTGTTCACGTGTTCGAGGGTAGCAGGGTGTTCTTCGTTCCCCCCGGAGGGGGGTTAGGGGGGAGGGGAAGGGATTCCAGCAGGCAAACGAGAGGATCTCAACCTTCTAGGTCTTCTACATATTGGAGGGATACGTGAGACTCGAAAACCAAGGCCCGAAAACCAAGACCCA